TCATGGATGATGCAGATGCTGGACAAGATTTTACAGCAGATGCTGTTTTGATACCATCAGAAATTTCAACTGGACAAATTGTATTTAATGCTTCGGATGCTAATGGTGCAGACTCTAACGACAATATCGTTCTAGAAGAAGATAACTCAACTACAATTGCATTGGAAGTTGAAAAGATTGCAACTCTACAAAATACAGAAAAAAATATTTCAATATTTAAACTACCAAAGAGAGTTATTAAAACTCTTTTAACCACATCAAATAATGGTGCAACGGATACCTCGTTGACAGTTCGTAGACAGTTTATAGGAACTTGTTCATCGTCTGGTGCTGTGTCATTTACTGCTGGTTCAAATGAAACCTTTGCTGCTTTTGCCGAAAAAGATTACACACTATCAATTCTTACTGCTGGTGCTGGAAGTGGTGTCCAAGGACAAATAGTAAGTGTTGACGGTAACATTGCTGGAACTGGAACTGCTTCAATAACAGTTACAGATAATACAGTTTTAGGTAACGGTGCAAAAGTAAAAATTACTGCAACCATATTTAAATCAAATGTTAACCAAAGAATTAAAACAACTAACTTAATGAAACAAGTTAAAGTTGTAACTGGAGGAACAGATGCATTTGGAACAAGGCCGGGTGATAAAGAAATTTCACTAGGACGTGCCGATGCATTTAAATTAGTTGCTGTGTATGACTCAGAAACTACTGATGATGCTGTTGCTCCACAAATGACAATTACTGCAACGGTAGGAAACTTTACTAGGGGTGAAATTATTAGAGGTAAACTTAGTGGTGCTGTCGCAAGAAATATAAGTACATCTTCACCAATACAATATGTACTAATACAAGGTGTCGGTGCAACAGATTTTACAAGTGGTGAAATTGTTACTGGAGATAGTAGTGGTGCTACTGCAACCGTAGGAACTATATCTGCTGGTGATAAAGTTATTACTTCAAACTATGTTCTTGATACTGGACAGAGAGATAACTTTTATGATATTTCTAGAATTGTAAGAAAAGTAGGAGTATCGTCACCAAGAGGTAAACTACTTGTAGTATATGATTTCTTTGGTCACGGTGCAGGCGAATTTTTCAGTGTAGATTCATATTCAGATGCTTCTGCTCAAATGGGTTATGGAAATATTCCATCTTATACTGCAACAAGAGTTGATCCAGATGAACCAGAACCAACTGGTTTGTTTCCATTAACAGATTCAATTGACTTTAGACCTACTGTAGAAAATATTGCTGGAACATCCGAATCAGTTGCTGCTGTAGATGAAATTACTGGTAACTCATTTGATTTCTTTTCAAGACAGTATGACGGAACTGGTGCATCACCTATTGATACACCAAAACCAGCTAGTAATGTCTCTATAGATTTTGAGTATTATCTTGGAAGGATGGCTTTGATTTTCTTAGATGACCAAGGTAGTTTTAGAATACAAAATGGTGTGTCTGCTGAAAGACCACAAGAACCAAAACCATTAGAAAATGCATTGAAACTTGCAACTATCACATTAAATCCATATACGTTTACACCAGAAGATGCCATAATAGTTCGACACAAGACACAGAGATTTACCATGACTGATATTGGTAGATTGAAGAAGAGACTTGAAACTGTAGAATATTATACTGCATTATCTCTTTTAGAAAGGGATGCAGAGTCATTTGAGATTACAGATAAAAACGGATTGAATAGATTTAAGTCTGGATTTGTAGTTGATAACTTTGGTGGACACAGAGTTGGAGATGCAAAACATCAAGATTATAAAATTGCAGTAGATCAAGAAAACAATGAATTGAGACCTAAATGTGTTATGAGAAATGCAAAGTTATCTGAATCAGTATCTACAGACGCTGAAAGATCAGCCGCTAATTATCAAAAAACTGGTGACTTAATTACTCTTCCTTATACTAGTGTTGCATTTACAGATAACCCATATGCAACAAGAGTTGAAAATGTACAACCACACTTAGTATATCAGTGGGTAGGACAAGTTGTTCTTTCGCCATCTGGTGACGAATGGTTTGAAACAGAACTTACTCCACCATTAATCGTTAATGTTGAGGGTAACTATGATACAATTCTTGCTGGTGTAGGAAATGCATTGGGAACTATTTGGAACTCATGGGAAACTCAATGGAGTGGTGTTGTTGCTACAAGAACAGATGGTTGGAGAAACAATAACTTTGATGTTACAAGAACAATTCAAACAACAAGAACAGATTTAAGAAGAACTGGTTTGACTACAAATGTGGTTGAACAAATTGATGAAGAATCACAAGGAACTAAAGTTATATCAAGGGCAATGATTCCTTGGTTGAGAGCCAACGCTGTTGAGTTTGAGGGTAAAGCATTTAAACCAAAGACTAGAGTTTATGCTTTCTTTGATGGTGTAGATGTAAGTAAATTTATTACACCAAAGAATACAAACTTTACTACAGCTGTCACACCAATTGCTGGTTCACCATTATTTACAGATGCCGTTGGTTCTGTAGAAGGAACATTTGGTATTCCAGAATCTAGATTTGCTGGACAAGGTTCTAACCCAAGATTTAAAACTGGTGAACTAGAATTTAGGTTAACTGCCAGTGATACGAATACTAAAATTCCTCTACCTATAACTGCTGGACAATCAATTTACAGTGCAAAAGGTATTTTAGAAACTGAACAAGAAACTATTATTGCAACTAGAAATGCTATTGTTGTTCAACAAGGCGTTTCACAAACAACAAGTAGAAATTCTACATCAACTACAACCAGTAGATCAATGAGACCAGATGAAGGTGATGATGGTAACAGTGGTGATCCACTTGCACAGACAATCATGATTAATCATGATGGTTTAAAAGACACTGGATGTTTCTTGACTAAGATAGATTTATATTTTCAAAAGAAAGATACAGATTTACCAGTATGGATAGAAGTTAGAAATGTTGTAAATGGTTATCCAGGCGGTAAGATTTTACCCTTTGGTAGAAAAGTATTAAATTCATCAGAGGTAAATGTATCTGATAATGCTACAACAGCAACCCAATTTACATTTGATAGTCCAGTTTTTCTTAAACCAAGTGTAGAATATTGTTTCGTAGTTCAAACAGCAAGTTTAGATTACTTGATGTGGATATCACAATTGGGTGAATTGGATGTTTCTGGTTCTAATAGAGTTGTATCTAAACAACCATCACTGGGTGTATTATTCAAGTCACAAAACAATCGTGCTTGGTCACCTACACCTATGCAAGATGCTAAATTTACTATGTATCGTGCAAAGTTTGATTTTGCAAATAAAGGAAATGTAACTTTACACAACACTGGACTAGATAGCAAGAGATTAAAACCAAATCCTATTACACTAACAAACAGTTCTGCTATTGCAATAATAAAACATCAAGATCATGGTATGTATCAATCTACAAATAATGTTACTGTAACTGGTGTAGACTCTGGTATTGAAACTACATTGAATACTGCTCTAACGGCTGAAGATACTACAGTGGTTCTTGCTTCTTCATCAAACTTCCCATCTAGTGGTACAGTTTTCTTGAAGATTGGTAGTGAGATTTTAAGTGGTTCAATAAGTGGAACAAATGTAACTTCTGTCACTAGGGGTGTAGAGGGTACTGCAACTGTACATAACGCTGGGGTTGTAATTGAATTATATATGATACACTCTGTTCCATTAACGGAAATTAATAAGACACACACTGCAATTGCAAATATAGGTTTGAATACTTTTACTGTCGCCTTATCAACCAACGCCGCAATTGATGGAGACTCGACAACTGCTGATGTTGGTGGGGTATCAGTATTCGCAACAGAAAACTATAGATTTGAATTAATGAAACCAGTTGTATCAACACTAGAATTACCTAGAACAAAGATTGTAGCAAACTCAAGAACAACTTCTTCTAGAAGTCCAAGTGGTAGTGAAAGTTCTTTCATAATAACTGCTGCTGGTAATGAACAACAAGTTTCTTTAAATGAGAATTTTAAGTTTGATAGTACTAGAATGATTGCATCAACTGTCAATGAGACAAATGAAATGGATGCAACTAAATCAACTTTCCTAACTTTAGGAATGACTTCTGATACAGATACTTTATCACCAGTAGTTGATTTAGATAGGGCATCAATAGTTTGTGTTGCAAACTCAATAAATAATATTGACAGTTCAAGTGATGTTCACCCAACTACTGATTATAATCCTATGACAAGTCCAGAGGGTGATCAGAACGCTGCAATTTATATTACTAAAAAAGTTGCATTAGAAAATCCTGCTACTGCATTGAAAGTTATCTTTGCGGCACACAGACATTCTAGTGCAGAAATTAAAGTATTATTTAAAGTATTGAGAACAGATGATGCTTCTGACTTTGACGAAATAGCGTTTGACTTCTTTAACACAGACGGTTCACCAGATAGTACTGTGGGCGCTTCATTGGATGATGATGACTTTCAAGAGTATAAGTATACTGCTGGTGTAACAGACGATGGAATTGGTGAACCATTACCATCATTTATTCAGTTTGCAATTAAGGTTGTAATACAAGGAACAAATGCTGCTGAACCACCAAGACTTAAAGACTTTAGAGCATTAGCATTGGCAACATAAAATGAGTGAACAAACATATCAAAAAGTAGAAGGATATAATAATCTTGCAAGAGACCCCAACAGTGGTGCTATAATTAATACTAACAAGACTGCTTATGATAAAGCAGTCGCTAGATCAAATGAAGCACAACAACAAAGAGATGAATTTCGCAATGCTCAAAGGGAGATAAATACTTTAAAGTGCGAAATACATGAGATAAAATCTATGTTGAAACAATTAGTAGGAAACGCAGATGGCAATAACGTCTAATCAAGTCGGAACAAATAATACTCTAGAACAATTTAGAGTAGAATTTAACAAATTAAGAAATGACGTTTCTAGTCTAGAAGCAGGAACGATTAACTATACGGCCTTAGCTGCAACAACTGGTTCTTTCGGTTCTCTTGCTGTTACTGGTACATTTGCTGTGTCTACTTTCCAAATCAACGGTTCAGACCTTATTTTTGAAGGTTCTGTTGCTGATGCATTTGAAACAACTATTCGTGCCACCAACCCTACTGCTGATAGAACTGTTACAATTCCAGACTTGTCTGGTACGATTCAGTTACAACGCCAAGATCTTATTGTTGCTGACGATGGTAATATCGGTTCGGCATCTGCTAATACTTCAATGACTATCGCTTCAGATGGTCTTGTAACTTTTAATAACGGTGTTAATGGTATCGCAGTTGTTGGTTCAGTTGTGTTAGACAGTACTAACGGTAGTGCAAACGCTGGTGATAATGTTGTTCAAGATACTGCAGCTAATGCTGACGATAAAATTAACTTAGAAGATACTACAGAGGATGTATTCTCATATAGATTTTTACCAAGTATAGATGGACAGTTACAAAAAGTTCATAGATTTTTAGCAGAAAGATCCACACAAGATAGAGCATTATATTTAATTGGAGAACAATTTGACGACATTCTTATGGAAGATGGAACGTCTGATATTTTTGCCGAACAAGAATTTCCATTTACGAAGTTTGATAATGTAGAAAAGAAATCAAGAATTATAGTAGAAAATGCAAATAGAGTTAATGGTACAAATGAACTAGAATTTACCTTTGCAAATGATGAAGGTATAGAACTAGAAGATGGTACATTCGGACAGAACACAGATTTTAATTCAGTAACCTCTGTGGGAAATATTACTACACAAGGTAATATCGTTTTTCGTGAAACAAATGATACAGCTGCAAACACTAAATTTTCAAGTACAATAACTTTTAATGAACCCACTGCAAATAGAACCTTGACATTCCAAGATAATACTGGTACAATAATAACTACTGGATCAGTTGATTTAGTAGCAGAGGCAATGATGGCAGATGATTCAGTTGGTTCGGTACAACTAAAAACATTGTCAACTCTGTTAATTAAAAATAGTGCTGGATCAACTCTAAAAACGGTACACGGCGCAGGAGCTTAATTATGACAGCAAGAACACCCTTAAAATATGATGGTAGTGGAAATCTACAAGAGATGACTTCCACTGAAATTACTGAATGGGTAACACAAACTGCCTTTCAATACGCAACAGCACCATCTGCTGTTCTAACGGTTGTATCATCTAGTGGTGCAAACATGACAGGCATGAATGATACTAGAAAAACGGCTGGTGCTGCTTCAACCAGTGATGGTAACGAAAGTGGTGCAACGGACGCTGCTGACTTTGTTGCAGAAGGTAGTACTGCTGAACCAGGCACTGTTACAGTGGCATACGATAAAATTAATCTCGCATATACTATACCAACCTTTACTGCTGATACCAATAGTAAAGCTTTTCCAGTATACCAAGAGGATACTGGTGGAACAATTCGATCAATGACAGCACAAGATTTGGTAGACACATTCTGTAAACCAGCAATTGACTTGCTAGTTACTGCAACAGAGAGTGCTACAACTGGTGGAACTTATACCGTTACAACTTCAGCAACTGCCGCAAGTAACTATACACAAGTTTCAAGTGGTGCAGCTTTCTTTTTAGATACAAGGGCAAATGTTGGTGCATATGCTGCTGGTGGTATTCCAGAAACAGTAGACCAACCTACTACAATAACAAGTTATTTTTTACATCAAAGAGATGCTGTTGATACTAATCCATCAACAAATCTTTTGTACATTGACGGTGATAATAATTTAAGAGAATATGCAGAGGGTAGTGGTGTTGACATTGAGGCAATACTTAAAAACGCTATTCAATATGTCGCTGCTGGTGGTGGAAGTAACTCCAATTCTCACAAGATAATTTACACCTTTGCAGGCTCTGGTGGAAGCACTAGGGGAAGTGCTGTCGTAGATACACGATTAAATGGAGCTGGTAACTACCAAACATTACAAGTTGGTAACGATTATCGTTCACAAGAATTTCCTAACGGTTCTGCTGCTACAATCACAACAAATAATCTGCGAATAGCCAAAGGTTAGAACGTATAAATAATGATAAAGGAAAACAAATGTCAATAGGTAACTCAATTTTTTCTGGAAGAATATGCGATGCAGCATATACTAATCCAGAGCATGATACTGTAGAAGTTCTATACAGAAAAGTAGCTCCAGATGAACCTTCTGGAACAGATGCTGAAATCAAAAAAGAATTTTATCTAAAAAAAGGTAATATCGAAACGTATAAGATAAAAACTCATGTTGTTTCACACTATGTTGTAGTAGATGAAAATGATCAACAGTTTCAAGATTTACTTAAAGAAGTTTCCTATGAGGATTTAGAACGAAGAACTTTAGAAAACCATGAAGCAGTTAGAGAAGAATTTAGATTTGCTTTTGACAAATATGCGAAAGAAAATGGTTTATATAACTATGCAGAAAATCCATTAACTAAAAGTGAAGTCATTACGTCTAATATTAACCAAATGATTTTTGAATATGATGGTAGTTCTAAGGAAGATAAAGAAGACCTATTTAAACTAAAACTAAAGGTTTTTGAATTACAAATAGTAAAAGATAGTGATGATAGAAAATTAAAGTCTGGTATTCGTAAGGCTGATAATCCGTTAGATGTTTTTTACTATTACAAATTAATACTTGACAACGGCAAATAATTCTGTTATAATTATATTATTTAAAGTGAGGATATTATGGAAAACACAGTACTGTGTGTACGCTGGGGTGATAAGTATGATGACACCTATGTTAAAAAACTTAAAGAACAATTAGAAAGACACCTTACAGTTCCTTTTAATTTTTACTGTCTTACAGATAATCCAAAAGAAGAGTATGATATACAACTTCCTACAGTGTGGGATGAACATTATAGAGCAGATAAGAATATGTTCTGGGCATATCGTAAATGTTACATGTTTAACATAGATAAACATTTTCCACAAATAAAAGGAACTAATTTTTTATATTTTGATATAGATATTCTTATTCATAATAATATAGATTGTATGTTTGAATTAGATATGTATCGTCCTTACATTGTAAGAGGATGGTGGAATGACATCACTAACTGTAGAAAAAATTTTGGTACTGTAAAATCAACACCACTAAATTCTTCTTGCATAAGATGGAATAGAGGACAGTTAGATATAATAGAGAGGCATATTCATAAGAATAGAGAGGTGGTATTTTTTTCCTACAGAACTATAGATAATTATTTTAATCACTTCTGGTATAATATCTGGGAAGAGGATATAGAGTATCAAGAAAGATGTCATGTAAAACAAAGCAGTAAAACTCATGAACTTCCTCATGAACACTATGCACCAAACCTATTACAATCATTTCCAAAAGGATGGATATATTCTTGGTACAAAGGGAATATCTTTCCAGATGACATGGAAACTAAGAAACTAAGAAAAGACTTGAAGATATGTTTATTTAATAATAGTTACAAAAGTGATGATGATGAAATGCCTGATATAGAAGAGATAAAAAAATTATGGTAGACAATGTAATCTACACGCCAGAAATATCAAATAACTGGTCTAGGGGTTGGTATGAAGCATCAAGGTATCGTCCTTGGTTAGTAAAAAGACTAGTAGATTCTTTTACTACATCACAAGTACAGACAAAACTTTGGATGATAAATGAACTTATCAATATTGGACACCAACCAAAAAATTGTGTTTTACTAGGTGGGTGGTTTGGACACATTGCAACCAACCTTTTGATAGATGGTATGGGTGCAGAGTTTGTTATGAACTATGAAATAGATGAGGATGTAAAATGGGCATCATTTAAATTTAATCGACACTATAAAGATAATAATAAATTTAGATGTCAAAGAAAAAATGTATTGACAGAAAAAACTGGTGGTTCAAAAGGATTTCATTTAGATGACAAACTAATAGACTTTGACACAATAATAAATACTTCATGCGAACACATGTTTCCTATGAAACAATGGAAGAAACGAAATGAAGAGGGTTTAAAAAATCATGTAGGATTTGTTGAGAATCCACTTATTGTTTTACAATCAACTAGTGATGAAAGATTTGAAGATCATATCAATACTGTTCAATCTGCTGACGAACTTGCAGAACAAGGTAATCTTATGGATGTGTTATTCTCTGGTAGTAAAATATTAGATAACGGATTAGAAAGGTTTATGGTGATAGGAAGATGAAGGGTATACAACATCAAATAAGACAGTATTGTGCTCATCACGATATATGGTATTTAAAGATACCTTTAGATATTCCAAAAGAAATTATCAAAGAAGTTCATGATGTGTATGACAATGGATTTTTTGTAGAACACAGATACGGAGACACTGCTGAAACTGGTGGTTGGAAATCTGCAGCTATACATAGTTGGGTTAAGAGGGGTGAAGATAAAAACATGGGTTGGCATCACACTATGAATCCAGATGGACATGGTTGCCGAGAGGAAGATGCTTGGTGGGGGTGGACAGAAGTAAATGAATACGCTCCAGAGATGAAAAGATGGTTGAGGGATAGATTTCCACATAAGCCTGGCGGTTATAGAAGATGTAGATTTATGTTATTAGAGCCTGAAGGTGTTATTACGGCCCACAACGATTCAAATGCTAAAAGAGATTCAGAGGGTAGAACACGGACTATTGCATCAGCAATTAATATTGCGATAACACAACCAAAAGGATGTTATCTAAGAAGAGCAGATACAAAAGAAGAATTGCCTTTTGAGGAGTGTACAGGCTACTGGTTTGACAACGGTGTAGCACATGAAGCATACAATGGTTCAAAAGAAAATAGATTTCATTTTATTATTCACGGTGGTGGTAATCAACAAAGACATGACTTGATGTTATATGCATTGAAAAAATTAGTTGGTAACGATGTTGAAAAAGATTTAGAGAAGTTCGGAAATGAGAATAGCAGGAATTAGTGAAGGTAGTCATGATGCTGCCTATTGTCTCATAGAAGATAGAGAAATTATCTTTGCATCACACAGTGAGCGATATTCACAAATAAAAGGTGATAGTAGAATACACCCAAGCATGAGTCGTGTTTCAGATGTGAGAAGTTACTTTGAAAGTCCTTTCTGGAAAAATACTAGAAGATTGTATGCTGGACAGAAATGGATAACCAAAAAACCAAAGTTTGATATGTGTTTCCCCCACCACAAAACACATGCAGCTGCTGGTTTCTACACATCACCATTCAGAAAAGCAAATGTTATAGTTGTAGATGCAATAGGGGAATGGGATACTACTTCAATATGGTACGCTGATCAAGGTAATCTTTCCAAATATAAAACACTAAAGAAGATATATTCTCGTAGATATCCTTGGTCTTTAGGATTGTTATATTCAGCCGTTACAGAAATGTTGGGATATAAACCAAACGAAGAAGAATATATTGTTATGGGTATGGCTGCATTTGGAGAACCTAAACACAAGACAATGTTAAAAAGAAGATTAGACAACAACAATAATCACTATGGGTTAGATATAAAGTTTACTGGTAAACCAGAAGATTTGGCTGCATCAGTTCAAGCAGTATATGAAGAGGAATTACTAAAACTTGTAGATAAGTGTCCAGAACCAAACCTTGTTATAATGGGTGGTTGTGCTTTAAACTGTGTTGCAAATAGTAAAATACAAGGTAAGAATATATGGATAATGCCATCCCCAAGTGATGCTGGGTCTTCTTTAGGTGCGGCTGCAATGGTGTTTCAACAGAAACTAAACTGGAGGCACCCATATTTAGGATATGATATAAAAAGAGAAATAAATCCTAAAGAAGTTGTCAAACATTTACTTAAACATAAAATGTGTGGTGTGGCAAATGGTAGGGCAGAGTTCGGCCCAAGAGCGTTAGGTAATCGTTCACTCATTGCTGACCCAAGAGAACCAATTAAAGATACAGTTAATGAAATAAAACGAAGAGAAAAGTTCAGACCTTTTGCTCCAGCAATACTAGAAGAATATGCAGAGGAATACTTTGAAGGCCCAATGAATCGCTACATGCAATTTGTATCGAAATCCAAACATGATTACACATCAGTAACACATGTAGATGGAACTTCAAGAGTTCAAGTCGTAGAAAAAGATTGTGTATCTGTAATTAGACCTATTCTAGAAGAGTGGTATGATAAAACTGGTTGTCCTATGTTGTTAAACACATCCCTAAATATAAGAGGAAAACCAATGGTTAACACATGGGAACACGCTAATGATTTTGAAAAAGAAACAAAAGTTAAAGTTTTTTAGTAAATGGAAAATGAGATTCCTTTTATTCCTATCAACATTTAAAACTAAAAAAGAACGACAAGAAAAGGGTGTGATATACGATGAATGACTTTGAAAGTTACGATGATTTTTGTAAATTTGTAAATGAGATCAGCATTCAAAAACGGTATGTTAGTGGATTCAGGCATAAAAAATATCCAGAAATAGTTTTTGGTGATAAAGATAGGGGTGGGGGAAATATCTTTTGTCACATAGTTCATCTTCCTAAAAATATTAAATGGGATTGGAATATTCATGAGAATGCTCACACCACTTGGTTTAATACTGGTGGTGGACTTACTGGATGTGGTAGTGGTGCTTTTACTGTATGTTGTTGGAAAGATGAAGTTCATGACACGATATTAAATTTACCTAGTCATATTAAATATATTAGAATACTTAGATGTGGAATGAACTTTGCTGGACATGCAGATAAAACACCAATGTCATATTTCTTTGAGGACATTGCAAGATGGGAGAGAAATGAAAATGACTATTGGGTTAAAGGACATATAATTGCAAAACCAGATAAACCAGCAAACTTACATGACCAAGATATAGTTCTTAATAGAGAATGGTGGAACAAACTTGGTTCGCCTAACATATTTAAATTGAGATTTACAGACTACGAAAGAGCAGATACAAACTTTCATGATGACTATACACCACATTGGTTAAAACCGAAAGACTATCCAATAATTAGAAACTTTTCAGAAGAAGAAAGAAAGATAAAGGCGTTTTCTTATAATAGATATCCTAACGAACCAGTGACAAAAAAAACTGGAATACCTCAAAGATATACATCTTTTAACGATGTGAGAAATAGTGACAAATACTATCCAGTAAATACAGAAACTATGTCCTCATTTATAGGAGACATTAAAGAATATAAACGAAAGTTGGGTGGGTTTGATGTTATTGTATCACCAACTGCTGGTCTCATCACAGAATTTTTAGCAAAAGAACTTGACATTAAACATATAGTATTCTATGATATAACAGATATGCACATAGAACTAAAGAAACAAATAGTTGAACTTATTACTTCTGCTGATGAATTTGAATGGTGGGTAAAAAACTGGAAGTCAAAAACACAAATAGATCCTTCTGCTATTGAACACATTGGCACTCGGCCGAAGATAATATCTCAATTACCACCAAAAGATGGTCTAGTGCCAAGGAAAACTATTAAAAATCCTAACGAACAAGGTGAACAATTATACGGTGCTGAGGGAGAACTTACAATAAGGAATGGAACTTTAGAACAGCAACTTGAAAATTTAGAATGGGCAAGAAATAATTGTAGAATAGATTATATAAAGTTTGATTTACTAGAGGATCATTTTAGTGAGTTTTCAAAATATACAGATGGTAAAAAAGTGTTGTGGAACGCTAGTAACATATTTTCATTTGTGAAAACTCATATAATTTATAGACTACCTCAAATCATGACAAGATATAATCTCCTACAGAATTTTCTACAAGATTCAACAAAGGGATATATTTTTAAGGGGGCATATCCAAATAAAATACCAGTATTAATGGGTAAAGATGGATATATAAAAAATCCAAAAGGTGAAACTATAAAGGTAAAATAATGGCAAAAATATTATGTGTACGAATAGGTGAAAAGTACGGCCCAGAGTATGAAACATATCTAGAGAATAAATTACCAGAACATGAATTTATCTGGATACGACAACCGTATCACGATAAGGTTACTTTACAGTGGAATAAAATGTGGGGTATGCAACTCGACATTGATGAACCTATCTGTGTTATGGATATTGACATATTACTTACAAATGATTATAAGAAAGTGTTTGACTATCCTATAGAGAAAGGTGAGTTTCTTGCAATGCCTGGTTGGTGGAGAGATACTAATTCAGAGAACTATAAAATTAATGGTGGGTTCTTTAAATACTATCCAAAAGATTGTAGATACATCTATGATAAGTTTATGTCTGATATTCGTAAATGGCAGAGACACTACATTGATAATGGAGTTACAAGTGGGCCTGTAAACGGAGAACAATACTTTGTTGAGGATAGTGTTAAGGAAAAATTAAAACTAAAACTTTTACCAAAAGCATGGTTTATTAGATGGGTTGCAAGCACAAAACCGTTGCAAGAATACCAATCAGAAAAATTGTTTATGATAAAAATGACAGAGAAATATACAGAACTAACTGGAAATGAATTTGCATACATGGGGGGAGAGTTTCACGAAGATATAAAATTTGTTCACTTTACACATTCTTCAAACAAACCTCACGAATGGATTGATTATGAAATTTTTAAATAATGGTATTAGAAAGTTTGTTAAGAAAGGAAACTATTATACTTATGGGTATGATGGTCAATCTGCTTCTGTCTTTATGAAAGACGGTAGGTGGTCAGCAACTGTAGATCATTTTGCTACCACACAATTATTCTATTCAGACAATTTTATATCACCATCTTTTAAAGAGATAGTTGATGCAGAAAAAGAGTTGGGAACAAAACTAACTACTGACAGAATTACAACTGGACAATTAAAATATCTTAAACGACATACAGTAGGCCCAGGCACAATCTATAATCAAATCAAAAGAGTTGAGGAGAATTGGAAACCTTTTCTAAATCAAGATTTGATTGAGTATGATATAGAAGAGGAGTATGAAAGATTTTGTTATCTGTTAGATTTACACAAAGGTAAGGAAATAACAGTTGGACTAAGTGGTGGTAGAGATAGCGCTTGGTTAGTTATGTTTTTAAAACACAGAGGATTCAATCCTAATTTAATTCATATCACAAGTCCTAATAATTATAACGGAATAGATGACATATGCTGTGATAGATATAGAAAAGAGATGGGTTGGGAAATAGAAAACTTTGAGGTAGACTTTATACATGATGTTTATGATGAAGAGGATAAAGTGTTTACAGAGTTTTGGTCTGATTCAATTTATCCACTTAAAAGTCATTCAGTATCAAAACACAAAGGTATAAAAATGTCTGGCGAATCCAGTGAATCAGATCATTCAAAAAAAATTCAATGGATGAAAGACATGGGTGTTGTAGATGATGACATTTATATTACAGAATATATCAAACGTATGTTCAATAATGATACATATTACGGTAGAGGTATGGAAAATTTTGACACAAAAGTATGGAAAGTACAAGATGAATCTATGGATTACATCTATGAATACTATAGAAAAATATTAAAAGAATTAAAAGACCATCCTTTAAAACACAATATCTTTTGGATACCATCTTATCAATCTTCAAGATTATATCAAGAGTCGCAAGACCATAGAAACGAATGGTTTGCCCCATTTGCAGATCGTGAACTACAAAAAATTAATATTTTCAAAAAAGAAACTAGACAATCTAATCTTTCAAATTCTATGAAGAAAAAGAAATTGTATAATATGGGTGAAAAATATTTTGGTAAAGAGTGGAGTGGACTTTCGTGGGATTATGATATTGTAGGAATGGGTATACCATTTGATACAGAACAGATGCTACAAAGAAAAATATACACATCCAAAAAAGAAAAGGGATTACGAGTAACGAATAGTGGCATGAACCCACTAGGAATATTTATTTTAAAGGATGCTAAAACAGCACAGTATTTTGCAAATAACATTTGGATACAAAATGCTAAATTTGATATCGTATCAGAAGATTATGAGTTTCCCAAAAATGAAAAACTTAGAGATAAGTTGTGGAAGGAAATTAGAGAAAATAAAACATTAATGATAATACCTCTTGGTATAACAAATACAGAATTATTCAACAATGTAAAAAGTCCAAATGTAATGTCTGTATTTAATAATTTAATAAAATCACAGATTGGATATGCTGATTGGCAGGAAGGTGACAAAAAACTACCTACTCCTTTACCACTTGTTAATTCTATGAAAATAATTAATCAATCAATGAAAGATTCATTTCATCTAAATCTTACACCACAAAACTTAATGGTGTTAGCAGAATTTATCGGATTAAATATTAAAGACCCAGATCATTTAAAAAATACAACATTACCAGTTTATGATGACCTTTACGGTAATTTTAATATGTGGGAATATGATAGAAAATATAATACAGTTAAACCTTCTTGGAAAAGTATTTTATCTTTAGGTGTAGACCCAGATCTTATATATACTGTCAAGGAAATAACATTTGAGGATATACTTGAGGGTTGGAAACAACTCTGGCCTGATAGGAAAGATACCCCAAATGTAAGTACTTGGACTTTGATGAAGGAATGTTTTTTCTATGACAATGTAGTTATTGTAAAAGACATGATTGACCATGATATAAATATAAAGACAACAGAAGATGTCAACTACTATGGAGTGTATGAAAACGAAAAGTTAATCGGTGTGAACAGTGGACATAAAACCTGCCAAATCTCATGGCGCTCTAGAGGGCTGTGGGTACATCCAGATTATAGAGGAAGAAGAATTAGTAAGATGTTACTGAATGCCGTTGTGGATTCAGCTGATACTCAATATGTATGGTCTGTTCCCAAAACAGCTTCAATAAAATCTTACGAAAGCATTGGATTTATCAAAAGGAGTGATGAAATAGTAACTACCCAAGATAAGAATTATATTGTGATTTTAAACAAAAAAACACTTGACAATGATGAAAATTAATGTTATAGTGTATATTCATTTTAACTAACGGAGATATAAGAATGAAAAAAGTACTAACAGCAGTTGCCCTAATGGCAATGACAACTACGGCAAATGCTACAGATATCGGTATGGGTATTGACCGTGAAACCAAATATAATAGTTCCAATGAGGGCACAACCAAAACTTACAACTATGCATATATATCGCATAAGTGGGAACAACTTGGTGATATTCGTACTAAGGCAACTCACTCACAAGATGCTTCTTCAAGTACAACTAACTTCAACGAATTAAAGATTGATCGAGATTTTAAATTCAATGTTGGTGACACTAAAACTTCTTTTAAAATCATTCCTTCATTTTCAAGACGTTGGGATGGACAAGACAGTGGTATTGGTGACAAGACTAGAGACAATCTAAAAGTTGAAATTAAATATACATTCTAATTGAAAAGGAAAATTTAAAATGCGAAGTTTACTATTATCTATTTTGTTTTGTTATGGGTTGATTGTTATGTCTCTTACGGCACATGCAGAAACCTTTACATACATCGTTCCAGCAGGGCCAGAGGGTGGTAATGCTAAATGGGCTCAAAGAGTTGTAAAAGAGTGGAACATATTTCTTAAAGCTGAAGGACATAAGGTTGTGATTAGATACATGCCTGGTGACCCAAAGAAAACATTTGCTGAGTTTAATAATAACTTTGCAAAAAATGGTAAGACTATGATTCAAAGTCGTGGTATGATTAAATACATTACTTCTGGTAATGGTTGGGGTGGATTTGACCCTAAAGCATTTGCAACAATCATTGCACAAAACCAAGGAACTTTTGTTTTTGCAAAGAAAGTTATTCCAGAGTTACCAGCCATTCATATTGGTGGTGGTTCAGAAACGATTGTCGATGCAATGTCAATTGCTATGATGTTATGTGGGCCGATGGATTTCGATAAGTTAGTCGAATGTTCTAAGTCTAACATGAGACAAGTTAAGGGATGGAAAGGGTCTGGAGATAGACGAAAGGCATTTCTTAACGGTGAGATTGATGTCACAAGAGATGGGTTTTCTCATATGATTAAAACCTATAAAGGTGGTATCAAATCTGGGAAAACTCAAGTCTGGTACACTCATGGGGTTTCTTTAAATGGAGAGATTAATCCAGATCCTGCTATGCCAGAGAAATGGTTTAATACTGTCTATGAAGAGAAGTGGGGTCAAGTACCGTCTGGTCGTTATTATGATGCATATGCAATTATTCTAAAGACAAGAAGTGGTTTGGGTAAAACTGTATTTTTTCCAAAAAATAATCCACATACTGATGTTCTAATCAAGACGTTTGATGCTATGTTGAAAAACAAAACTAGTAGAAAGTCATTAGATAAGAAACTAGGTAAATATCCATGGGCACTTGGTGTTGATGCTAACAACTCTAAACTTGCAATCTTTGGTGCGATCAACAGTAAAGAATTGCTTAATGATATCAAAACTACAAGAGAAGTTTTTGGTGAGAAGGTGACTATCAAGTGGAGTACATTCTTCAACTAGAAGAAGTTTATCAATGGGCCATCATAATCACATTAGGTTGTGTTTATGGTGGTCTTATTGGACTTGTACCATCTGCTGGTGCTGGTAAAGCAATTCTCTTACTATTCGGTGTAGTAAATTTTTTTGATGGGGCAGAGTATCTCTTTGTCCTTTTTTCTATGGTTACAGTTGTTGCATGTTCCATAGGTGATTCTTATGCAAGTGTTCTACTAGGTGTGCCTGGAGCAAACGGAACGGCTGCAACAATGGTGGATGGATATCCACTTGCAAAACAAGGTAGAGCATCTTATGCTTTATCTTCTGCACTCTTCACATCAATGATGAACGGACTAATCTTTGGACTTATAGGGTTCTCATTCTTTCCTCTGTACATGGAAATCAATGACGCTGTAAGAACGCCAGAGTTAACTGGTATTTTATTCTTATCCTTTTGTTTAGTCGCTGTCATAACAAGTAAGTATACAGTGAGAAGTATCGCTGCAGTACTATTTGGATGTTGGTTATCTCAAATTGGTTTGAACGAATGGACAAATGAAACATACAATCTTGGTTGGACTTATTTAAACGATGGGGTTAAACTTGTTCTTGTGGGTGTAGGATTGTTGTTATACCAGAGATGGTTGAAACACTTATCGTAAAACATGAATTTAAAAAGATAGAAATTAAAGAACATAATAAACAAACTTGGGAAGGTATTGTTGATGTCTGGAAATATAAATGGACAGCAATGATTGGTGGATGGGTAGGTTTCATTGGTGGTATCATGCCTGGTGGTGGTGGTGGAACTGGCGATTGGATGTCATACTCAATCACACGCTCAATTCACAAAACAGAGAAGTTTGGTAATGGTAATATCAAAGGTGTAATAGGCTCAGAGGGGGCAAATAATTCTGGTAAGATCGGTGCATTACTTCCCACATTATTTTTTGGTATCCCAGGCAATAAAATGTATGCATACTTAACTGCGCTATGGGTATACTTAGGTTTTGATGTAGGTACTACATCTCTATTAGAAGATAAAGAGTTTTTTAGAACAATCTTCTGGGGATATATTCTTGGAACTATATTCGCTGGTATAGCATTAATATGGGGTGCAAGGTATCTTTCAAAAGTTTTATATATAAACCCATATTGGTGGATATTACCTCTGACACTACTGACCATCTACACAGCATTGTCGTACAGTGGGTGGATTACATGGGAGGAGGATTTATTCTTGATGTTTATTTTGTCCATAATTGGTTGGGGTATGAGGACATATAAATTTAGTAGACCGGCATTTATTTTATCCTTTATCATATACGATCAGTTTTTATCTGGCGTAGAAAAACTACAAGGTATGTATTTTTATAATAATAAATACTTTAGTAATGACATTTGGTTTAACCATCCCACACTTAGTATCTGTATAATCGTGGGAATAGGTATTGTATTATTTGGTTTACTAAATAAAAACGCTAGGATAGATTATGCATGATTTAGAATCGATAAAAAAAGAATTATCAACATTACCAGAGTGGGATAAACAAATATGTTTACAGAGTTACAAAGGTAATAAAGATTATATGTTAGGATGTGGTAAAATAAAAGACATGTCTATAGAAGAAAGTGAACTAACATATCCTATCTTTGACCTACCAATTATAAATGAAATTATGAAAGTTCATAGTTTAGTTAGAACTAGAGTTTTAAGATTAGACCCAAAAGAGAACTATTCGTATCATAAAGACCCCACAAAAAGATTTCACTTACCCATAGAAACAAATATGAAATGTTTTTTCGTAGTAGAGATGAAAGAAATAATACAAATGCCAGCAAATGGTAATCATTATATTTTAGACACAACAAGAGAACATACGGCAGTAAATGCCCACAGACACAAAGTAAGAACACACATAGTAGGAGTTTTGTAATGAAGATAGCATTAACTGGACATACATCAGGCATAGGCAAAGCAATATGCAAAAGATTTCCAAACACTGTGGGGTTTTCAAGAAGTAATGATCATGACATATCAGATGATTATAATAGAGAGGAAATACTTTTTGCAATACAAGAATATGAACCAGATATTTTTATTAACAATGCACATGATGGTTTTTCACAAGTAAACTTATTATATAAACTTGTGGATATACACGATGGTAAAATTATTAATATAAGTTCTAATTCTAGTGATGGGATAAAAAATAAAAAACATATTTATGCTGTAGAGAAAGGTGCATTAGACAAAGCATCTGAACAATTATTTCACCTTGGTCACGACATCACGAATCTAAGATTGGGTTTAGTAGACACACCTAGAGTCGACAAACCAAAATGGAATGAAAAGAAAAAGATGTCGCCAGATTATATTGTTGATATTATTGAGTGGATAATTAAACAACCACACAGAATAAGGGAAGTGAGTGTACAACCATGAAACTTCCATCAGTAGGAGAAAATACGAGTGATATTTTCTTATAAATAGTATAAAGGAGAATTACATGGCAAAAAAATATACTCATCCTATGCAGGTCAGATACTTAGGTGGATTGAGCGGAGATGCTGCTGTTTCAGATGCTGAAAAAGGAAGAACCACTACTTTTATGAATGGCAAATCCGATGACTATGTAAAATGGGGTATTGAAACTTTATCTAATGGTGCCATTTGGATTGTCATAAAGTTCAGAGATGAAGATGAAAAAAAAGAGTGGCGTACTCTAGTTTGGGATACAGCCGCTAGAAGAACTGCGACAAATGGAACACAACCATTTAAGTTAAAACCAGATGGACATGATGGCCCTGGGCATCCATCACATTTTGATGATGCTGTAACAGAGATATTAAATATAGAGGAATAGACATGGCAATACCAACAAGTAAATCTACATTTAAAGAATATTGCCTTAGAAATCTGGGTAAGGGTGTAATTGATATTAATATTAGTGATGACCAAGGCGATGATAGAATAGACGAAGCACTACAATTTTTTGCACAGTATCATTACGATGGTATTGAAAGAATGTATTTAAAATATAAAATTACATCTGCTGATATCACAAGATGGTCAACTAATGCAAGCACTACTGGAACAGATTCAGTAGACAGTACTATTACTAGTTCTTTTCTAGAAGGCCAAAATTTTATACCGATGCCATCTTCTGTGGTTTCAGTTTTAAACATCTTTCCATTTGATGATTCATCCACAAACAGTATGTTTGATATTAGATATCAAATGAGATTAAATGACCTTTTTGATTTTAGTTCTACTTCTATTATATCATATGAAATGACTATGCAACAATTAGATCATCTATCACACATATTGGTAGGAGAAGTTCCAATTAGATTTAACCAACACCAGAATAGATTATATCTGGATATGGATGTTCAGGCAGTAACAAAAGATGAGTTTTTAATCATTGAGTGTTATCGTAAACTAGATCCATCAACCTATACAGATATATTCGATGACATCTATCTAAAAAGATATGCAACGGCTTTGATAAAAAGGCAGTGGGGTGCAAACCTCTCAAAATTTAGTGGTGTCGCAATGTTGGGTGGTGTAACTATGAATGGCGAAACAATTTATTCACAAGCCCAAGAAGAAATCAATAAACTCGAAGAAACAATACAGTTAATGTTTGAAACTCCAGTTAACTATATGATAGGATAAACTATGGCAGTCAATAAGGCATTTCATACGAGTAACTTAACAAGTATTGCAAGTGAGAGAAACCTATATAAAGACTTGATAAAAGAAGCAATCCAAATACACGGTCATGATGTGTATTATGTGGACAGAACAGCTGTAGCTTTAGACAATGTTCTTGGTGAAGATTCTCTTGCAAAGTATAGAAATCAACAACCCATAGAGATGTATGTTGAGGATGCCGAAAGTGGATATGCTGGTGATAAAGAATTAATGACACAGTTTGGTTTGGACAATAGAAATGAAATTACATTTGTTGTCCATAAAGAAAGATTTCAAGAATTAACTAAACAGTTTACAATAGAAGATGGTACAGATACTACTGGTGGTTCAATCGAACTGGAAGATGCAACCAGAACAATTACCGATGGAACACAGTTTGAAACATTTGGATCAAATTATCATTATCTTCTAAACGAAACCGATGCTACAGATGCAGATAGACCTTTAGAAGGCGATTTGGTTTATCATCCAGTATTGGGTAAAATGTTTGAGATTGGTTTTGTTGACCATGATGCTCCATTTCATCAACTAGATAACAATCCTATTTACAAACTAAGATGCAGACAGTACGAATACGATATGAGTAGATTAGATACTGGTATTGAAGCAATTGATTCTATCGAAGATGTCAATAGTACTGATGCTCTAGTGTATCAATTTACACTAGAGAATGAAATAGGTTCTCTACAGTTAGAGAATGATGCTGATACTGGAACAACCAGTTACTTAATTTCAGAAGAATATATAGTAGGTGACATGGATAGTGATAAGTCGGCACAAAATGAATTTATAACACAACAAATAACCAATGAGAATATTCTTGATTTCAGTGAGAGAAACCCATTTGGTGATGCAGGAGCTTAGATATGTTAGGACAACAATTTTACCACGAAAGTATGCGAAAAGTGGTAGTCTCTTTCGGTTCATTATTTAATAATATTAGTATTGTTAGAAAAGACAATGCCGGAAAAGTGACTCAATCAATGAAGGTGCCATTGGCATATGGCCCACAACAAAAGTTTTTATCTAGACTTAATCAAGACCCAAGTTTAGCATCCAAGGTTGCAATTACTTTACCTAGAATTGGATTTGAAATTACTGGAATGACTTATGATCCCACACGAAAATTAAATCGTGTACAGAAATTCAAAAGAGTAAAAGATAGTGGTAGTGATGATAAGTCAAATAGAATGGATATGCAATATATGCCTGTTCCATATAATTTGAATTTTACACTATACATTATGGCAAAACAATCAGACGATGCACTACAAATCGTAGAACAAATTTTACCATACTTTCAACCAGACTACACATTGACAATCAATGATATGGTTGATATGGGAATCAAAAGAGATGTACCTATTGTTCTAAACGATATCAGTTACGAGGATAGTTATCAAGGAGACTTTGCAGAGAGAAGGGCAGTTATCTATAACTTATCTTTCACATGTAAATTTTACTTATATGGCCCAGTTACGTCACAGGCAGTTATCAAAACTGCAACAGTTGACCAGTATACTGACTTACCAGAGAATACACCAACTAGACAACAGAAATATAGTGTTACCCCAGCACCAGCAACTGCAAGTGCAGATGATGATGATTTTGGATTTAATGAAACGACCTCATTCTTTGAGGACGGCGAACCTAGTAGTTAGTTATGAGTATTGAAATAGCAGAATCTCTGGGTATACCTATCGAAGAAGGTAAAGACCTTATAGATGTTACACCAAAGAAAAGTCAAAGAGAAGATTGGGGTGACGTTGACAATGATTACAAGTATCAACGAGAGAACTTTTATAATCTTGTAGAAAAGGGTTCTCATGCAATTGATGGTATATTAGAACTTGCAAAGGAATCTGATCATCCAAGAGCATATGAAGTTGCTGGTAATCTTATAAAACAAGTAGCAGAAGTAACAGAGAAGTTGGGCGACTTACAAGAGAAGATGAGAAAACTTAAAGAAGTACCCAGTAATGCTCCTAAGAATGTTACTAATGCATTGTTTGTTGGTTCAACTGCTGAATTACAAAAGATGTTAAAGGGAAAGTGATGCATGAATTATTTGATATTGACTCCAGATGGAGTAGGTTCAACCTACTTACAAAGAAGTCTTACAGTATTTTTAAATAGTGCTGGATTAGATTATACTAATACACATGAAATAGCTGCAGGATTAGAATTATACAATAATAATATTGTAAAAATTGTACACAAAGTGCCTAGAGGCCCTGATTACACATATATACGATATGGACAACCACTAGAAAGAGTTATACAACTTTTAGAAAACAATACTGGAAGTTCTTTAGTTTCTAGATTAGCACATTATGTGATGAAAGAAAGAGCTGTAATGGCTGGTAAAAAAGCTGGTGGTACAAGAGAGTGGTATCCTTTTTTAAACAGACATTATCAAAAGATTTTTTATTGTACAAGAGATCCATTTGAATACGCTTTAAGTTGGGGTATTAGGGATACTAATAAGATTAGAAATGTTTTTAGTGTAGACGAACATAGAAATAATGTCAAAGATGAAAACTACAAAGTTGATTTAAATTTATTTAATAAAAAATTAAAAATGTATCTTAGATATAAGTGGTGGGTAGATAAGTATTTTCCTACAGCTATTGAAGTTGATTATAATGAATTTGCATACAATACAGACCATATGCTTTGGAAATTAACTGGAATAGAACATGAAATGAAAGGTATAAGTTTTGATGAATATAATAAGACAACATACAATCTTAGTAATATTGGTGTTGATAATATTGGTTTAGGTTCACTGTTAAAATCTATAAGGTTTGAAGAATACATAAGTAGTCTAGTAAAACAGAAAAGACTCTTGTGGGGTGTTCCATTAAAAATGAATACTTTACTTGATAAAAGAAATAAGATAGAGAATTTTTCTGAATGTGTTGATAGATATAATGAATGGTGCAAAGAGAGTAATTATTACCAAAGAGTAACAACTGATATATTAGAAGAAAGAATAGAAAGAGAAAATAAATTTTATGGAAACTTATCTAGGTAATCCAAATCTTAAAAAGGCCAATGTACAGCAGAACTGGACTAAGAAAGAACTGCAAGAATATGCTAGTTGTATGGAAGACCCACTATACTTTATTCAAAACTATGTGAAGATTATTAATCTTGATGAAGGTTTAGTACCATTTACGATGTATCCTTTTCAAAAAGAAATGGTTGGTACATTCCACAGTAATCGTTTTACTATATGTAAATTACCTAGACAGTCTGGTAAGTCCACAACAATGGTGTCGTATTTGTTACACTATGCTTTATTTAATCCAGCAGTTAATATTGCTATACTTGCAAACAAGGCCGCAACTGCGAGAGATTTATTGGGGAGACTGCAACTTGCGTATGAACATCTTCCCAAGTGGTTACAACAAGGAGTTATGTCTTGGAACAAAGGGAGTCTTGAACTTGAAAACGGTTCTAAAATTTTGGCGTCATCTACTTCAGCATCTGCCGTTCGTGGTGGTTCTTATAATATTATTTTCTTGGATGAGTTTGCATATGTACCCAGCAACGTAGCAGAACAATTTTTTAGTTCTGTGTATCCTACCATTTCTTCTGGTAAAACAACAAAGGTTATGATTGTTTCCACACCACACGGTATGAACATGTTCTATAAGATATGGACAGAAGCAGAAGAAAAACGAAATAGTTATATACCTATTGAGGTTCATTGGTCAGAAGTACCAGGCCGAGATGAGAAATGGAAGAAAGAAACTATTGCGAATACAAGTGAACAACAGTTTAACACAGAGTTTGAGTGTGAGTTTTTAGGTTCTATTGATACACTTATTTCGCCACGCAAACTAAGAGAACTTGCATATAAGACTCCGATACAATCTAATAAAGGTTTGGATGTTTATTATCCACCAGAAAAAGATCATACTTATTTTATGACGGTGGACGTTGCAAGAGGAGTAGAGAGTGATTACTCTGCCTTTGTTGTTTTTGACGTAACACAGATACCATATAAAATATGTGCGAAGTACAGAGATAACGAAATAAAACCACTATTGTTCCCACAAAAAATATATGATGTTGCAAGAGCATATAATCAAGCATTTGTTTTGGTAGAGGTAAATGATATCGGTGAACAAGTTGCTAATACATTACAGTTTGATTTAGAATATGATAATCTAGTTATGGCATCTATGAGAGGTCGTGCTGGACAAATCATGGGTGGTGGATTTAGTGGTGGTAAGGCACAGTTGGGGGTAAGAACAACTAAAGCAGTTAAGAAGATTGGTTGTTCTAATCTAAAACAGATGATCGAAGATAATAAAATGATAGTACAAGATTATGATATGATAAACGAATTATCAACATTCATAGTAAAAGGATCGTCTTTTCAAGCAGACGATGGATGTAACGATGATTTGGTTGCATGTTTGTTTATGTTTGCATGGTCGATTGACCAAACGTATTTTAAAGAATTAACTAACATGGATATGCGAGAACGCATGTTACAAGAAAATAAAAACCAAATAGAACAAGATATGGCTCCTTTCGGATTTATAGTAGATGGTTTAGAAGATGAAAATATTGGGGAGATGGTAGATGAATATGGAACAAAGTGGGCTCCAATTGTTAGAGACTATTCATCCAATTGGTAAAGTTAAGTTAAATATACCTACGGATAAAAGACTTCTAATCAAAAGTATAATAAAAGATGATGCATTTAATTTAAAAAATCATCCAGGCAAGTCTACCAATATAGTCGCTGAACACAGAACTAGTTGGCATATGAATCATTTTAATCCAATCTTTGGGGAAATATCAGACTCAGTAATAGATGTATTAAACTATTTTACTGGACATGCTAGAAGATGGGAAACAAAAGATTGTTGGGGTGCAATATATCAGAGGGGTGATGAAGCGACAGCACATATACATAGTGTTGTATGGGCATGGACTTACTATGCAGAATGTTGTCCTAAGTGTTCACCCTTAGTATTTGAACAAAGAAATTTAGAAATTATACCAGAAGAAGATACTTTAATTTTTTGGAATGGAATACTTGCAAATGATAAATATCAATATAACATGCATTGTGTACCACCACAAGAATGTGAACATGACAGAGTAATGGTTGCTGGAAATATTGATTAGAGAAATTCTATCAAATCACTATCTAGTTTAATCCAACAGTTAGAACAAACAACCTTAGAGTTATCAATCAATTCTTGTATTTGTTCTCTGCTATCATCGTTCATACCTTTTCTTTTGGTTTGAGAGCGAATTACATTATCGTGAGGATAGAATTTGAGACAGACTGTTTCTGATTCACCACAGTGTGTACAAGACTGATTTGCTAGAATATTGTTTAACCAAACGCCTCGTTTGCGATAGTTTCTTCTTGCAACCTTTTTAATAGTGTCTTTGTATTTTTCATAGTGTGTTGTCATACTACTATTTATATGATTAAATACATATAAATGTGGGTTTTTAAGAAACGGTAAATTATAAATAAAAGTAATGATTAAGTAAGAACAATGCTAAACGGGCATAACTTAAAGGACAAGGAGTAAATCATGGCATTTCTAGTATCACCTGGCGTCCAAGTTAAAGAGGTCGACTTAACAAATGTAGTTCCTGCTGTTGCAACATCTATTGGTGCAATTGCTGGGCCATTTGAAAAGGGGCCTGTCGGTGAGGTTACTGCAATTGGATCGGAAGAAGAACTATTAAAAATCTTTGGAAAACCTAATTCTAGTAACTACGAAACTTGGTTTACAGCCGCAAACTTTTTACAATATTCAGATGCTCTAAGAGTGGTTCGTATCGAATCTGGTGTTTTAAACGCAACATCAAAGGCGAGTGGACTACTAATAAGATCAACTGACCACTATACAACATCTTTTGCTGAAGGGCAAGGAACTGTTGGTTTGTGGGCATCAAGAACTTCTGGATCAGAAGGAAATAGTATTGCTGTTTCTGTATGTCCTAGTGCAAGTGCTTACGAACAAAATTTAACTACTGCAAATAAAGTCGCTGCACCGGCTGCTTCTGGTGCAACTTCAATTACACTAGACGATGTTGATGTTGCAGATAACGAAATTAATATTGGAGATATACTTTCGTTCTTCACATCTTCTGCATTTACTACACAAGTAAGTGGACATGAAGATAAACAATATGAAGTGACTGCAATTGATATTACTAACAACACTGCAACAATCAGAGAACTTGACAACGTAAACGGAACTGGTTTGGTTGCCGCACTTTCTACTGGTACATTTATCAGACGTAGGTGGAAATTTTATGACTTGTTTGATGGTGCCCCAGGCACATCTGCTTGGGCAACTCAAAATGGTAGAGGTACAGGCGATGAACTACACATTGTAGTTTTCGACACAACTGGAACTATTGCTGGTTTTGATAGTGATACAGCAGGACAAAGAACTCTAGGTGTGCTTGAAATTTTTGCAAGTCTTTCTAAAAACGTAAATGGAAAAACTGCTCAAGGACAGAGTAACTATTATCCAGATGTAGTCTACAGACAATCAACTTTGATTTATTGGATGGATCATCCAGTAACTTCTGATATCCCAACAAGTAAAGCTGAAGAAATTACTTCATCTGGTACTAACTGGGGAACAGATTTACAAACTGGTAACGAAATATTATTGAACGGAACAGATGCTTCTGGTACTAACGAAGGTGACAATGTTATCTTAGACGGTACAGATGGTTCATCAACTAATGCTGGTAGTGATATTCTACTAGAAGAAGGTGGTGCATACACTGCTGTTACTAGTGCATATGAATCACAACTTAACGGTGGTGCAGATGATTTTAGTGTATCTGCTGGTGAAATTGCACTTGCATACGATAAGTTCAAAGATGTAGAGAGTATTGACATCAACCTAGTATTAGGTGGGCCGTCAAGTATCGCTGCTGATACTGAAACTGGTATGGACACACATGTTACTATGATTACAGATTTGGTTGAGTTTAGAAAAGATTGTGTAGGATTTGTATCACCCCACAGAAATGCTGTAGTTGGTATTGCAGATTCGGTAACACAAACTGATAATGTTAAATCTGCATTTGATAACTGCCCATCATCATCTTACATGGTGTTTGACAGTGGTTACAAGTACATGTATGACAAATACAACGACCAGTTTAGATTCGTTCCATTGAACGGAGATACTGCTGGACTATGTGCAAACACAGACAATGTTGCTGATCCTTGGTTTTCACCAGGCGGTTTCAATAGAGGAAATGTTAGAGGCGCTGTAAAACTTGCTTACAATCCAAGTAAATCTCAAAGAGATATATTGTATCGTGCAAGGATTAATCCAGTTGTTAACTTCCCAGGCCAAGGTGTTGTACTATTCGGTGATAAGACTGCATTATCAAAACCAAGTGCTTTCGACAGAATTAATGTTAGAAGGTTGTTCTTGGTATTAGAAAAAGCAATCGCAACTGCTGCTAAGTTCCAACTCTTTGAGTTCAACGATGAATTTACGAGGGCACAATTTAGAAACTTAGTAGAACCATTCCTTAGAGATGTACAAGGAAGAAGAGGAATAACAGACTTTAAGGTTGTTGCTGACGGTACTAATAATACTGGACAAGTAATTGACAGAAATGAGTTTGTTGCAGATATCTATGTTAAACCTAACAGAAGTATCAACTTTATTACTCTTAACTTTGTCGCCGTAAGAACTGGTGTCGCATTTACAGAGGTAGGAGGTTAATCATGGCTAAAATAGACGATTTCAAAGCAAATCTTATCGGTGGTGGTGCTCGTGCCAACCAATTTAAAGTGACGTTAACTCCACCTTCTGAAATTACTACTGGATTGGATGTTCGTAGAACTTCATTCTTGGTAACTGCAACTAACTTGCCTGCAAGTACTTTAGGTGAGATTGCTGTACCATTCAGAGGTAGAACCATTTATATGGCTGGTGATAGACCTGCTCCAGAAACTTGGACAACTACTTTTTATAATGATACTGACTTTATGATTAGAAACGCAATGGAAAGATGGCAGAACGGTATTAACAATTATGCCGATGCTACTGGATTAATTACCCCTGCTGGTTATCAAACTGATTTAACAGTTGAACAACTAGACAGAGATGATACAATCCTTAAATCTTACATTTTTAGAAATGCGTTTCCACTGACTGTTTCACAGATTGACTTAACAACTGCTGAAGCAACAGAAATTGAAACATTTGAGGTTACTTGGAGATATCAACATTTTGAACCCTCAAATATCTTATAATGAAACCTACTAAATAGTAGTAGGAAATTTGGAGTAATATAATGGCGGAACTATTTGGATTTAAATTTGAGAAAATAAAAGATACTGGTGGGGTAGAGAAATTTACCCCACCAAAAACCGATGACGGAACTGTTGAAGTCGCTGGTGGTGGACATTTTGCTCAAATTTTAGACACAGACGGTAGAGAACGGACTGAACAAGACCTTATTCGTAGATATCGAGACATTGCCCAACAGGCAGAGTGCGATGCTGCGATTGAAGATATTGTTAACGAGTCCATTGTCTCTAACGAAAGAGATCAAGCGATTCAAGTCACACTTGATAACCTTGGTTATTCAGACAAAATCAAAAGAAGAATTAGGGAAGAGTTTTCACAAGTCTTACAACTACTAGACTTTGAAGCTAAAGGTCACGACATATTCAGACGTTGGTATGTTGATGGAAGATTGTTTTATCATAAAGTAATTGATAAAAAGAATCCCAGACAAGGTATTGTAGAATTACGATACATTGATCCCAAAAAGATTAAAAAAGTAAGAGAGATTAAAAAAGATAAAGGCAAAGGCGCTCATCAATCAATGGAACTCATTACAGATGTAGAAGATTACTACATGTATAATGAAAAGGGTATTGGTGTAGGAGGTGGTTCTAATCAAGGTATTAAAGTCGCTGGAGATTCAATCGCTTACTGTCCATCTGGATTAATTGACCAAAACAAAGGTCATGTACTTTCATACTTACACAAAGCAATCAAACCAGTTAATCAACTTAGAATGATTGAGGATGCACTTGTTATCTATCGTATATCAAGGGCGCCTGAAAGACGTATATTCTATATTGATGTGGGTAACTTACCTAAAATTAAAGCAGAACAATACCTAAAAGATGTTATGAACAGATATCGTAACAAACTGGTATATGATGCTCAAACTGGTGAAATTAAAGATGATAGAAATCACATGTCAATGCTAGAAGATTTCTGGTTGCCACGAAGAGAAGGTGGTAGAGGAACAGAAATTACTACATTACCAGGCGGTTCTAATCTTGGAGAGATTGATGATATTGAATATTTTAAAAAGAAATTGTATCAATCATTAAATGTTCCACAAGCTAGATTAAATGCAGAAGAAGGATTTAGTTTAGGTAGAAGTACAGAGATTACAAGGGATGAACTTAAATTTACTAAGTTTGTTCAGAGAATGAGGAAGAGGTTTACACCACTACTAACAGATCTTCTAAAAACACAACTACTCTTAAAAGGAGTAATTGGTATAGAAGATTGGCCGAAAATGGTAGAACATATTCAATATGATTTTCTACAAGACGGACATTTTGCAGAACTAAAGAAAGCAGAACTATTAGAGGGTAGGTTAAACTCTTTATCAACGATAGAACCTTATATCGGCACATTCTTTTCAAAAGAATATGTATTGAGAAATGTGTTGAATATGACTGATGCTGAAGTAGATGAGATGCAACTTCAAATTAAGAAAGAGGCTGGTATGGATGTTGAAGATGGTGGAGTTAATGTTCCAACTGCAACAGATGGTATTACTAGATATCCACAAGTAGATGGTGGTGCTCTTCCTGCTGATGATGTTGCGAAATTTAGAGGCGAGGTGCCACCAGAAGGTGGGGATGATAAATCCAAAGATAAACCGAAACCTAAACCAAATGGAGATGAAAATGGCGACAAGTAAAGAGTTTGTTGATGCAGTTGTGAATAAGAATAACCTTGAGGCAGAAGATGCTTTTAAGGCCGCTATTCAAACCAAAGTAGGGGATGCTCTTGAAGCAAAAAGAAAAGAAGTTGCAAAGACTTTTGTTAGAGATGGACTCCCAAATGCAGATGAGACAGAAGAATAATGATATTTGAAGGTATGTATAATACAGTTCTTGAAAAGGACGAACACAAAAAATCTAAGGAGTACAAGAAATTGTCGCCTAGGATGAAGAAAGCTGTGGACGGAATTTTTCAAGTTATGGATGACAAACCTTCTGATTTCCTAAATACTTTTGAAAAAACAATTAAAAATGTAGCGAAAAAAAATAGCGTTCCAGAGAAAGATTTAATCAAGTACTTTGAACGAGAGATTTTAGACATATAGGAGAATAAAATGGCGTTTAAAATGTTACGACACATTGGTAAAATCGTTCAAGCCAACAATGCCGCGGCTTCGTTAGTTCTGGGGCCATTAGGGCCAAGTTCTGCTATCAGAATTTCGGAACATGGTGGAGAGAATGGTTTTGTCAAAATAACACAAGAGGGTACAACAGTTACAGCAACCAACGGAAGTTATATAGATGGGGGTACTGTAATCACTATGATACCAGAAGAAAGACCAAACGCAATTCAAATTTTGTCTGCAACTTCTGCTGATCCAGTGGTATTAACAGTTGCACAAAGAGGAGAAGGTGGTGGTAACTCCCCAGGCGGTGGTGGTGTAAATCATCCTTTTGCTGTAGGTGATCAAATATCTGTAGTGGATGCTGATGTTGCTGCATGGAATACACTGTTAACAAATGTTAATGTATCTGCTGTGGGTTCTACAACAATCACACTTGGTGCTGTTGATGGTAGTAGTACTGCAACATTTACTGGTGATGCTACTGCAAGATCATGTTACAGTATATCACATATTAACGAGACTGCTGGTTCTAACAGCAAAATATATGTAGAAGAAATCATTCTAGGACAAACTGGAATTTAAATAATTATAGAACATTTTATAATTATAAATAAAAGTAATAAGATTTCGGAAAAGGTAAACAAATGCGCTTAGTAAAATTAATTACAGAAGATATCCAAGATGTTCATTTTATCGCAGAAGAAGCTGCTGATGGTAAGAAGAACTATAAAATTCGTGGTGTTTTCATGCAGGCGGACATAAAGAACCGAAATGGCCGTGTTTATCCTATGGAAGTATTGACTAATGAAGTAGGTAAGTATAATAAAAACTTCATAGCGAAAAAGAGAGCTTTTGGAGAATTAGGTCACCCAGAAGGGCCGACTGTAAATCTCGAAAGAGCATCTCATTTGATAACATCATTAGTGCCCGAAGGTAAAAATTTTATCGGAGAGGCAAAAATAATGGACACCCCTATGGGTAAGATTGTAAAAAGTCTTATGGATGAGGGTGCTACATTAGGTGTTTCATCAAGAGGTATGGGTAGTTTAGTATCAAAAGGTGGTGCAAACTATGTAAACAAAGATTTCATGCTCGCAACTGCGGCTGATATCGTTGCTGATCCATCGGCTCCATCCGCTTTCGTGGAAGGTATCATGGAAGGAAAAGAGTGGGTGTGGGATAATGGAAGTTATCTTGAACCACATTTGGTGGAGATGAAACAAAGACTTGAGAAGGGGAAAGCTGCAAATCAAGCATTAGAATTTGCTAAGTTCCTCAAAATGTTGTAATTTATAAATAATAGTTAATAACCATAGAGTTAAATAAAAAGGAGAGAATCCCATGGCTGATCAATTAGACAAAACCATTGAGGAATTGGAAGCTGAAGTACTTGGTGAATTAGAAGAAGCCAACGGTGCCGATGCTCCTATGAAAAACGCTGCGAAAGCAGAAAAACAAGAATCTGTTCCAACTGATGGTGCAACTGGCAAAGACGATGTTGGTGGTGCAAAACCAGAAGGAACTGTAACTAAAGATGCAGTTAAAGCAAGTAATCTTGCTGGTGCAGATGTTGGTAAAAAAGCAGCTGCTAAAGCTAAACAAGTTTCAGGCGACGCTCAACAGAAATCACAAGGTGGTGCAGATAAAATGGATACACCAAATGATGGAGAAGGTAAAGTTGCTAAGTCTCTCGCTGCAGGCGATGAGAACGTAAAAGGTGAAGAAGAAATCGCAGAAATGACTAAAATGGAAATGAAAGACAAGATGATTAATGCGATGGCATCTATGCCTAAGGCAAAGATGGAAAAACTTATGGCCATGTACAATAAGATGGACGAAATGGACATGGACGAAGCTTCTAAAGAAAAATCAGAAAAAATCGAGAAAAGAGTTGCAGACATAGATGTTAAAGAACATGTCGATGCACTTATGAACGATGAAAATTCTGAACTAACAGATGAATTTAAGAAAAAAGCTGCAACAGTATTTGAAGCTGCAGTTAAATCTAAGGTAAGAGAAGAAGTAGAACGTCTTGAAGAAGAATATAAGAACGAACTTACTTCTGAAATTAATGAAACCAAAGACGACCTATCGGAAAAAGTTGACAACTACTTGAATTATGTTGTCGAAGAATGGATGAAAGAGAATACACTTGCAATTGAACGAGGACTAAAAGGTGAAATTGCTGAGGACTTTATCTCTGGATTGAAACAACTCTTTGAAGATCATTATGTAGACGTGCCTGACGAAAAGTACGATGTACTTGAGGCACAATCAGACAAGATTTCTAAACTAGAAAGCAAACTGGACGAAACTATCCAAAAGGTAGTCGAGTCTAAAGAACAGAATGCTAAACTAGTGAGGGAAAAGGTCATATCAGAGAGTGTTACTGATTTGGCTGAAACTGAAATTGAAAAGTTTCAATCGCTGGTTAGAGAAGTTGACTTCACTGACGAAGAATCATTTAGAGAGAAAATTGATACTTTGAAAGAAAGTTACTTTCCAAGAACCATTAAAGAGGTGGTTGGCGCATTTGATGATGTAGAAACTGGCACCGTAAAGGACATTGACACAACTGATACTATGAATGTCTACATGTCTGCCATAGGTAGAAGTGTCAAGAGTGCGAATACGAAATAATAACGTAAAATTGTTTAAATAAGGAGGAACACATGTTTCAAACAGAACATTTACAAGAAAAGTGGCAGCCAGTCCTAGAACATCCAGAATTACCAAAAATTTCGGATAGTTACAGACGGGCCGTTACTACAATTATCCTAGAGAACCAAGAGAAAGCTTTAAAAGAAGATAAAGCCTTCATGACAGAAGCCGCTCCAACAAACTTTGTTGGTGGTAACGCTTCTCTAGACACATGGGATCCGATCTTGATTTCCCTAGTAAGACGATCAATGCCTAATCTTATTGCATATGACATTTGTGGTGTGCAACCTATGACTGGGCCAACTGGTTTAATCTTTGCAATGAGAGCAAGATTTGCATCAATGGACGGTGCAGAAGCACTTGTCGATGAAGCACTACCAGATCATTCAAACCAAAATGCTGCTGGCGATGTCGGTGGTGGAGATATTGGTTCAAGTGAAACTAATCCATCTGTTCTTAATGACAGTCCTGCTGGAACTTATACTAGTGCAACTGGTATGACAACTGCACAGGCAGAAGCATTAGGTGACGCTGCTGGAAATCAGTTTGCTGAAATGGCGTTCTCAATTGAGAAGCATACTGTTACTGCTGTAACACGTGCTCTTAAAGCAGAATACACTATGGAACTTGCACAAGACTTAAAAGCAATTCATGGTTTAGACGCTGAGACAGAACTTGCAAACATCCTATCTGCTGAAATCCTTGCTGAAATCAACAGAGAAGTTGTAAGAAACATTTATGTTTCTGCTGTAAAAGGTGCTCAAACAAATACAACTAACGCTGGTATCTTTGACTTAGACACAGATTCTAACGGACGTTGGAGTGTTGAGAAGTTTAAAGGTTTGATGTTCGCTCTTGAAAGAGATGCAAACGCAATCGGTCAACAGACAAGAAGAGGAAAAGGTAACATGATTATCTGTTCCGCTGATGTCGCATCTGCCCTTCAAATGGCTGGTGTTCTAGACTATACTCCTGCTCTAAATAACAACTTGAACGTAGATGACACATCAACTACTTTCGCTGGTGTTATGAACGGTAGATTTAAAGTCTATGTAGACCCATACTCTGCAAACGTATCTTCCTCACAATACTACATTGTTGGATATAAAGGTACATCACCTTATGACGCTGGTATGTTCTATTGCCCTTACGTTCCACTACAAATGGTTCGTGCAGTTGGTGAAAATACATTCCAACCAAAGATTGGTTTCAAAACTCGTTACGGTATTGCTGCTAACCCATTCCACACTGGAACGGTTGCTGCTGCTGCTAACGGTGCGATTTCCGTATCTTCTGCGACTAACCAGTATTACAGAAAAGTTAAAGTTTCAAACTTAATGTAATATTTGAAAATAATATTAGAGGGGGGAGTTCGCTCCCCCTTTTTTTAGCGTTATAAATAAAAATATAACTGTAAGGAGTTTGTAATGGCCGAAACAAATCCACTGTCAAGACAACCAACTAATTTGGACTATCTAAGTCCTACACAATTTGCTTTTAATATCTTGCAACTTCCAAAGGTGCAATTTAATACTACAGCAGTAACTATACCAGACTTGACTTTAGGTGAGGCAGTCATACCCACACCATTTAAAGATATTCCTATCCCAGGCACAAATATAACATATGGTAATTTAGATATTACTTTTATTGTTGATGAAGAATTAGATAACTATAGAGAGATACACGGTTGGTTAACTGGTATTGGTTTTCCACAACAAAGAGACCAATTTGCATTTTTTAGAAATAGTACTTCTGTGACACCATCTACTCCAAGTAATGTATCAGTTGATCAAGTTGGACGTGCTGTTGCTGATAAATCAATGTACTCTGATGCAACATTAACAATTTTGTCAAATAAGAATAACCCAATCGTAGAGGTGAGATTTGAAGATATATTTCCAGTAGCTGTTGGAGCACTATCATTTACTCAAGGTGCTACAGATGTGGAATATTTAACAGCAGACGTAAGTTTTAGATACAAAATATATACTATTAATAAGATATAAATAGTATTAACAAAGGATATATTATGACACTAGATGAATTGAAGATTCAAGTCGCAAGTGACTTGGTAGTAAATGATGAAAAGTTAGACACCGAATCCCTCAAAAACCAAGAACTATATGCAAAATATCTAGATCACAAAACTAGATATGAACTACTCTTATGGAAATCAAAGGGTGAGTATAAAGTTATTTACAGAGACAAATGGGAATATTACGGTGGTAAAGCTGATGCAAAAATTTATGCAACAAAACCATTTGACTTAAAAGTATTAAAAACAGACTTATCAATATACATAGAATCCGATGAAGATATCATTAAGATGGAACATAAGATTATGTACCTTGAAACAATTGTCAAATATATTGATGGTGTTTTAAAATCAATCCAAGGTAGAGGATGGGATATTAAAAACGCTATTGCATTTAGACAATGGGAGCATGGAATGTAATGTCTTACGGATGGCCATACACAACTAGAGAAATCCCATCATATTTATTAGTAATGACTATGGATAGAGTTAGAGGTGTAAAAGCAGCTCAAACTCACAACCAAACTGGAAAAACTCAAAGAGACTCCTATGTTTCTTTTATCGAAGATGCAGATATACGAGAACATTTTCTACATATTGCTAAAAAAGTTAATCAAGATGTGGGTTGGGGATTTGATATAGATACAATTGAACCATTACAATATGGAGAGTATCCTATAGGTGGTGAATATGGTTGGCATCAAGATGTTCATGATAAACCATACAAAGATGGTAGAGTAAGAAAGATGTCATTCTCTGTTTTTTTAAACGATACTTTTGAGGGTGGAGAGTTTGATTTGGAAATATACTCGCCTGCTGTTGAAAATAGATATGAAACATTTCGTTCATTACCAGATACAGCACTCTTCTTTAAATCTGACCAGTGGCACAGAGTTCGTCCAATTACAAACGGAATAAGAAGAAGTCTTGTGGGTTGGGTATTAGGGCCTAAGATGAAATGAAACTAATTAAAAAGAATGAAGTGTTTATGAAAGTAAGTGAAGTTGATGAAGATGTTGAACACAACCTTAAAGACTTTTTTACCTTTGACGTACCAGGCGCAAGGTATATGCCACATTACAGAAGAAGGTTATGGGATGGAAAGATAAGGTTATATGAACTAAGAACAAGTTCATTATATACTGGCTTAGTGGCCTATGTCAAGCGCTTTTGTGATAATAATCAAATTAATTTAACATTGGAAGGATTCGACAATGAACGGAATGTTATTCGTGAGGATGTGGGAAAATTTGCCACCTCCATACTACCAAAGACCATCGTTATGCGAGACTATCAACTTGATGCTATCCAACATGCTATATCAAAAAATAGGTGTTTTCTTGTTAGTCCTACTGCTTCGGGCAAATCATTAATAATATATATCTTAACTAGATATTATCAATTATTACAAGAAAAGAAGATATTAATCATAGTTCCAACCACATCTTTAGTAGAACAAATGTATGGAGATTTTGTTTCTTATGGTATGGATAGAACTAAACTACATAAGATATATTCTGGACACGATAAAGATACAGAGTTACCTATAGTTATTTCAACTTGGCAGTCAATTTACAAGATGCCTAGAACCTACTTTAATCAATTTGGTTGTGTGATAGGGGATGAGGCCCATTTGTTTAAATCTAAAAGTCTTACTAAGATTATGACTTTTCTTACAGAATGTAAATATAGATTTGGATTTACTGGAACTTTAGATGGTATGGAAACACATCAATTAATTTTAGAAGGACTTTTTGGTACTGTTAATAAAGTGACTACCACTAAAGAATTAATTGATAAAGGAACTCTTTCACAACTAAATATTAACTGTATTGTCTTGAAACATGATAAGGAAGATTGTAAGCGAGTTAAAAAATACGATTATCAAGAAGAAATGAATTATATTGTTTCACATGCAAAACGAAATAATTTTATTAAAACATTAGGCGAAACTGTAAAGGGTAACACATTAATCCTTTTTCAACTTGTAGAGAAACACGGTAAACCTCTTTATGATATGATGAAGGATGGAGATAAGAAGGTATTTTTTGTTTATGGTAATACAGAAACTAAAACTAGAGAAAGTATACGAGGCATTGTTGAAAAAGAAAAGAACGCAATCATTATTGCTTCTTATGGTACGTTTTCTACAGGCATCAATATTCGCAATCTTCACAACATCGTGTTCGCATCACCAAGTAAAAGTAGGGTACGAGTGCTCCAATCAATTGGACGTGGGCTGCGTAAGGGCGATAATAAAGATTCCGTTTTAATCTTTGATATTGCAGACGATATATCATATCTAAGCAGACAGAATTTCACTTATAGACATTTTCAACAGAGACTAAATATATACAAGACAGAACAATTAAATTATACAGTAGAAAAGGTAAAATTACATGAGTAATGAGATATATCATATTTTTAAATTAAATAATGGTGAAGATGTAATATGTAAAGTAATCGAAACTACAGACGATCATTATGAGATTTCTGACCCAATGAAAATGGATTTATTTTCTAAACATTCCCCAAAGGGATTCATGGAAACTTTAGGATTGTCTAGATGGTTACAACCATTTTCAGATGACAAAACACATATCATACCAAGTGATTCGGTTACTATGCGAATAGACGCCTCAGCTGGATTGAGTAAGTATTACGAGTATGTTGTAGCAAAAATGGATAATATGAAACCAGAAGAATGGGGCCCCCCTAAAGATTCAGACTTGTTAGCAGAAGAAGCTTTTGAAGAGTTTGATACTACAGAAGAGTGGCAAGATTTGTATGGTGATTTAGTCACAAAAAAAACACTCCATTAACAAAAAAGACTTGACAACAGCCCCAAATTGATGTAGTATAAGACCTAACTACAAGGATATATTAGGATGATTAAAAAACAAAAACCACACTATGTAGACAATAAGAAGTTTCTTCAAGCGATGAAGGAATATAAGCAACTATGTTTAGAGATGGAAGAAACAGATGATAAACCAGCAATATCCAATTACATTGGAACATGCTTTTTAAAGATAGCACAAGGGTTATCATATCGTCCTAACTTTATCAATTACACATATAAAGATGAAATGGTTGCAGACGGCATTGAAAATTGTTTACAATATTTACACAATTTCAATCCAGAAAAATCAAGCAACCCATTTGCATATTTTACACAAATTATCTACTATGCATTTCTTAGACGAATTGCAAAAGAAAAAAAACAGACACATGTTAAACACCAATTAATTTCAAAACAAGAGTACGTTCCTTTTGATACTATTGACGGAGATACTTCAAAGTACAGCGTTGTAGGATTTGACCCAAATGTAATGGTGCCAGAAGAAGCAGTATACAAACCAAAGAAGAAAAAAGATGAATCTGATAAGAAAAGAGTTGGATTAGAGAATTTTATGGATGAAGAAGAGGAAACCCAGATATGAAGTGTTATTTCTGTAACACCGAATTAATATGGGGTGGAGATAATGATATGGATGATTTAGAGGATGAATATGATATGGAAACAAATCTTTCATGTAAAAACTGTGATGCATTTGTATTAGTATATCGTAAAAAAGAAATAGAAGGGCCCTTCAATATATGAAAATCGCTTTAGTAACTGATACTCATTTTGGTGCAAGAAATGATAATATATTTTTTGATGAATATTTCTACAAGTTTTATGAAGGAATATTTTTCCCATATCTGCAACAACATAACATAAAGCATTGTATCCATCTCGGCGATGTAATGGATAGAAGAAAATATATTTCTTATAGAACTGCAAAGAACTTTAGAGAGAGATTTCTTTTACCATTCAATGTTTTAGATGTCAACTTACATATGTTGGTTGGTAATCATGATATTTATTTCAAAAATACAAACGAAGTAAATTCTTTACAAGAACTTATAGGCACACATTATAAAAATATTAAAATGTATTCAGAAGCAGAAACAGTGGACTTTGATGGTATGCCTATTCTCATGTTGCCTTGGATTAATCCACAAAATGAAATATATTCTTTTGGTATGATTGATAAAACACCAGCAACAGTTTGTATGTCTCATCTAGAACTTAAAGGTTTTGAAATGCATGCTGGACATGTATCGGAAACTGGATGGGAAAAGAAAGAGTTTAAGAAATTTGATACTGTATTTTCTGGTCACTTTCACAAGAAATCAGATGATGGACAAGTATTTTATTTGGGAACACCATATCAGATGACATGGAGTGACTATGGGTGTCCGAAAGGATTTCATATTTTTGATACTGAAACTAGAGAACTAACTAGAATAGAGAACCCTTTTCAGATATTCCAAAAGATTTACTATGATGATTCTATGAAGGATTATGATAATCACGATTTCACACAATATGCAAGTAAGTATGTAAAATTGATTGTTGTAAATAAGAAAGACTTGTATACATTTGATAAGTTTACGGAGAAACTTTTAAAAGCAGATGCTCACGAAGTAAAAATTGTAGAAGATTTTTCAGAATTAAATGCTAACAATGTATCAGATGAAATTGTAGAAGGAACACAAGACACACTTACAATTTTGGATAGGTATGTAGATGACTTATCAATTGACTTAAATAAAAAGAAACTAAAATACATTATGAAACAACTATACACAGAAGCACAAGACTTAGAAATATGAGAAAAATATTATGAAAATTTTGATTATGGGTTTACCCAATAGTGGAAAAACTTGGTTAGCAAATAGATTGGGAAAAGAGTTATCTGTTCCTACTTGGGATGCTGATGTAGTAAGAAAAATATACAATGATTGGGATTTTTCTATTCAAGGAAGAGCCATTCAAGCTAATAGGATGAGAACACTTGCAGAGTTAGACCCAGTAAGTATTAGTGCATTTATTTGTCCACTACCAGCATTAAGAAATAACTTTAGACCAGATATATTGATCTGGATGGATACCGTACAAGCATCACCGTATAAAGATACTGATGCTCTGTTCAAACCACCTATTAAAATAGCAGACATAAGGATAACAAAATGGATAGCCGAAAACCAACTGTACAAATGCTTGGAAGGTTTCAGCCTTGGCACGATGGACACACAGAGCTTTTCAAAAGAGCTCATTCAAAGACTGGCCAAGTTGCAATAATGGTTCGTGATACTGGTGAAGGGTATCATGACAGTGTGGATGTAAAAATCAAACTATCTAATGCTGGTTTCTTATATGATGTTGACTATATTATTATGAATGTTCCTAATATTGTTAATATTACATATGGCAGAGATGTTGGTTATAAGATTGAACAAGAAAAACTTGATGAAGAAATTGAAAGTATATCTGCAACAGAGATTAGGGGGATACCAGTTTGATTATATTTAAGAATGTGAAGTGGAAGAATTTTTTATCAACTGGCAATACTAGTACAAGTATTGATTTAGACAGAAACCCACAAACACTTATTGTTGGAGATAACGGTGCTGGTAAGTCTACAATACTGGATGCACTATGTTTTGGTTTGTTTGGTAAACCATTTAGAGTGATTAGTAAAAATCAATTGATTAATTCTATTAATGGTAGTGGTACAGAAGTAGAAGTTACATTTCAAATCGGAACAAAAAACTACAAAATATTTAGAAGTATCAAACCAAATAAGTTTGAAATCTATTGTGATGATGTAATGGTGAATCAAGAAGCGCATGCTAGAGATTATCAAAAGATACTAGAACAACAAATTCTAAAACTAAACTATGGTTCATTTACACAAGTAGTTATTCTTGGAAGTGCATCATGGGCTCCGTTTATGCAACTTAAAGCAATGAAAAGAAGAGAAGTTGTTGAAGAGATATTAGATATAAAAATCTTTTCAATGATGAATATGATTGTAAAAACACACATAAAGAATATTGTAGATGAAACTAGAGAAGTTTCACATAAGTTTGAGGTTACACAAACAGAATTTGATTTATCTAGTAAGTATATCAATGAAAGTAAAAGCGAGAAAGCAAAGATACGAACTGATAAGAAGAGACAGATAGAACAAAACGAAAAAGAGATAGTTAGAAGAGAAAGTCAAATTAATAGTTTAAAATCTACAAAAGAAGAATATCTAGTAAAGATTTCAGATGCAAGTAAGATAGAACAAAAATTGCAAAAGATGTTGGGTATTCGGGCTACATTAGTAGAAAAACACAAAAGTCATAGTAACTCTGCTCAATTTTTCAAAGATAATGAAAGTTGTCCAACATGTGACCAAGAAATTAGTCAATCGTTTAAGGACGAAGTACTGTTTAATAAACAAGGACAACTTGAAGAATTAGAAGATGGTATGAAACAGCTTAAAGTAGAGATGGAGAATACACAAAAGAGACAATCAGAAATAGAGTCTAACTCTAATAAAATTAGAGAGTTGGATGTGGAGATTTCATCAATAGGATATTCTAAATCTGAATTGGAGAAGTTTAATATTAAACTGGAAACTGAACTAACACAACTGGACAACAAAGAAAAGTCAGCAGATGAATCTAATCTAGATAATTTACAGACTAAATTAGATGAGTTAGATAAACAACAATCATCTTTAAAAGATGAACAACAATATAATGAAGCTGCAAAAGCAATGTTACAAGATACTGGAATCAAGACTAAGATTATTAAACAGTATCTTCCTATCATGAATAAACTAATTAATGCTTACTTACAATCTATGGAATTTTATGTAAACTTTAATTTAGATGAAAACTTTAATGAAACTATTAAGTCTAGATTCCGTGATGATTTTAATTATGCTTCATTTAGTGAGGGTGAGAAAATGCGAATAGACCTCGCATTACTATTTACTTGGCGTGCAATTGCAAAAATGAAAAACTCTACGAATACTAATCTATTAATACTTGATGAAATATTTGATAGTTCACTAGATGGAACTGGAACAGAAGAGTTCTTAAAAATACTGGGAACTTTAGAAAATGAAAACATATTTGTTATATCACATAAGGGTGACCAATTAACAGACAAATTTAGAAACTCAATAAGATTTGAAAAGATAAGAAACTTTAGTCATGTTGCTACTTAATGGGTAAGAGGAGTGATTTTGAAAGAGTCGAGAGGGATTTTTATCCTACACCTTGGCAAGCAGTAGAACCTCTTGTTCCACATTTACCAGAGGAGTTTGCATTTGCTGAACCTTGTGCTGGTGATGGTGCATTGGTAAATCATATTGAAACTTTGATGGAAGGTGGTTGGTGTTCATGGGCATCAGATATTGAACCACAGAAAAAAAGTATTATTAATAAACACTTTAGAGATTTAGGTGAACATGAGTTTTTAGAAGCTGATTATATCATTACAAATCCGCCTTGGGATAGAAAACTATTACATCCTATGATTGAATACTTTACTGCATTTAGACCTACATGGTTATTGTTTGATGCTGATTGGATACATACTAAACAGAGTGTTCAATATCTACCACTTTTAAAAAAGATAGTAAGTATTGGTAGAGTGCAATGGATACCAGACAGTAATTCCACAGGCAAAGATAATTGTTGTTGGTATTTGTTTAGTAAGGGTGATTCACAACTAATTCAATTTGTGGGAAGAAAATAATGGCGAAAAAAGTTTTAGTCTGTATTGGTGATAGCTGGACAGATGATAATTTTAACAGTTCTGTTTATCCAGATATGGATACTAATTGGCCCAAATGGCCTGAACATCTTGCTAAATATTTAGATATGGATTTAATAAATCTTGGTCAATCTGGATCTGGTAATCAACAGATATTCAATAAAGCTGTGGATGTCACAAATTATGCTGATAATATTGGTGGTGTGGTTTGTATGTGGAGTGAACCAGATAGAATTGATTTTGAAGTTCATAATAATAAAGCTTTAAAAGGTTATAATTCAATAACGGACAGCGCTTTTTTCCATTGGAGTCCTAGACGATCTCTTGGTAATAAAAGACAAACACATATGCCACTAGAACAGCATTATAGAACATTTTTTGAAACAGGCATAACAGGCATAGTTCAAAGACAATTACAAAGATCACCAACAGATTTTGACCACCTTGCAGATAATACATTAAAGTTAGGTATATGGCAAATTGAAACATCGTGGAATCAAAGTCTACGATATTGGTATGCAATTCAAAGTATTTGTGAAAATGAGAAAATACCATATTTACAGATTATGGGAACTAATCCATTTTTTACTTGGTTTGATGAACAAGATTATAATGTAGAAAGAAGAAAAGTAATAGATCATTTAATGACTACAGATTATATGCTTTCTATAAATAATGAAACATTTGTTGGTTGGCCTATATTTGGAGATATTGGTGGAAATACAGCATCATCAATAATTCACCATGAAAAGTATAGAATGGGAGTAGATGATTCGCATCCAAACGAATCAGGCCACAAATATCTGGCAGAATACCTATATAAGGCATGGAATAAACAGTGGGCGTGATAGTAAGCCACTGATTTTACAGCGAAATTTAAATTGAAAAAAAGTGAAAAAAAGACTTGACTTTGCCTCAAAAGTGTGTCAGCTTATATATATGATGATGATTGAGAGGAAAAACTATGAAAGATAAATCGAGACTTGCGAAGTTACTTGCAGAAGAAGATATCCATGTAGTTCATAAAAAAGTAGAAACTGCTGCTTTTGACGTTAAAAATCGTGAATTGGTTTTACCTATCTGGAAAGATATGAGTGAAAGTGTTCAAGACTTATTTACACTTCATGAGGTAGGTCATGCATTTTGGACTCCATTAGATATGTTGGAAACCGCTAGAAAGAAAAATATTGATTTTTCTTTTGTCAATGTCCTAGAAGATGTTAGAATTGAAAAGATGATACAATCTAGATACCCAGGCGGTGTTAGGTGTTTCAATCTAGGATATACTGAATTATTACAAATGGATTTTTTCAAACTCCAAGGTAAACATCTAAAATCAATGAACTTGATTGATAGAATTAATCTTCATTTTAAACATGTGTCTGATGTTCCATTTTCTGATGCAGAGATGGAGTGGGTTCAAAAAGCAAATGAAACTAAGACTCCTAAACAAGTATTAAAACTTGCTCAAGAGTTATATGAATATATTGAACAAAACGAAGAATCCCAAGGTGATCCAGACCAAGATGGTGCTGGTGCTGACGGTAAGATGAGTCAGATGCCTAGTGACGGTAATGAGTCTGGTGAACAGACTCCACAGAAATCAGACGCTGGTGAAGGTAAAGAAGATAACCAAGAAAACGGTGAATCTGATGACCAGAGTGAGGCTGGAGACGACCAGAAGGACGACCAAGAGGAACAAACTCCAAATGGTAGTTCTGGTGCAGACAATGAATCAGAGGACAAAAAGGACGATAAAAAAGAAGTCGTATCTAATGGTCGAGAAGGTGGTAAGTCTGATGATAAACCATTTGTTGCTTCTACAGATAGTGCTTATCAGAGTGCATCTAAGAAATTTATAGATGGTACTGCAACAGATAGAACATATGCTTGGATACCAAAACTAAACAATATTAAAGATTTGATTGAAACACCAACTGATCTTCTACTAGAATTGAGAGAAGAATATAAAAATGATCATCAAGATAGGTTTTTCTCTTATACTCAAGATGAGTTGAAAGATTTTCTTACAAGTTCTAAAAAGACAGTTTCTTATATTACTAAAGAATTTGAGATGAAAAAAGCTGCAAGTCAGTATAATCGTGCTACTACTTCAAAAACTGGAACTCTTGATATGGGTAAGTTACACACTTACAAATTCAATGAGGATTTATTCGCTAAAGTCACTACAGTGCCTGGTGCGACAAATCACGGTTTAGTTTTCTTTTTGGATTGGTCTGGATCAATGCAAGAAAATATGAGTGGTACTATGAAACAGTTGTTTAATCTTACTGAATTTTGTATGAGAACTAAAATTCCTTTTGACGTTTATGCTTTTTCAGATAGGTGTTCTAGAAATAAAAGAGAAGGACAATTTAAACAAGAATTTAAGTCTGGTGATTTATCAATTGAAGATTTGAAATTGTTTAACTTTTTGAGTTCTTCAATGAAGAAAAAAGAACAGTTTGAGATGATGCATTATATGTTTATGATGGCCGAGGCTTGGAAGGGTTATAGGAATTGGAGTCAAGAGGGTTATCCTATTTCACCACCATACAAGTTTCAGTTAGGTGGTACACCACTTAATCACGCTATTGTCGCTGCAATGAAAATTGTTCCAGACTTTCAGAAAAAACATGGTGTTGAAAAAATACACACCGTTTTTCTTACTGATGGATATAGTCACAGAATGGATGATGCTTTCACAATCATAACTAATAGAGATGGTAATGATATTGAAACTACTAGACCAGTGCAAGGTTGGAGTAGAAGTACTACTCATATCACTGACCCAGTTACAAATGCAAAAATTGTAATTGGTAAGTCTAATGGATATAGGAATGAACAAACTGTTGCCATGTTCAAGTTATTAAAGAAAAGAGTGCCTAATATGAATATTGTAGGTTTCTTTATTGCTGGTTCTGGAAAAAGAGGTATGGTTCATAAGAATATTATTTCTGATAAATTCGATCTACATAGTTATACAGACTATAATGCTATAAAGGATATTTACAGAAAACTAAAGAAAGAAAACGTAGTAGTTTGTAAAGAGGAAGGTTATGATGAATTTTATATCTTGCCTGGTGCTGGTGCAATGAAAGAATCAGAGGAGTTTGAAGTATCACCAAACGCTAAAGTTGGTGAATTGAAAAAGGCCTTCATGAAATCTGCGAATAATAAGATGGCGAATCGCCCAGTATTAAACAAGTTTGTGGGAATGATTGCCTAATGAAAAACCCTTTAAAATCAAGGACTTAAAAAAAGACTTGACAATGGGTTAAAGATGTGTTACTTTAAGGTATGATGAAAATTGAAAAAGAGGTTATATTATGTATTTAAGTCCAAGAAAACAGAAGTTTGTAGATTCTGCATCTGAACAATTCGGTGCTGGTTCTATTCTAAACAAGACTCAAGTAAAAGAGGTTTGTGAAAAACTAGAACTACCACTTGCTGGTTGGTTTCTAGGTCAGTGTAAAACTGGTTATAATCAGTTCAAACTTCCTAATGAAGATTTGTATGTTGCTGAGACAGTTCAAGTTAATACTACTGCTCCAGTGGAGAATACTGTTATGAATTTAGTTGCAACAAATATGGAAAAACAAAATTTAGTTCCAGAGACATTTGTAGGTTTCGTACCTTGGGGTCATTACACTACAATCAAACAGATTGTAAAGTCTGGTTTGTTCTATCCAATATTTGTTACTGGATTATCTGGTAATGGTAAAACATTGATGATTGAACAGATTCACGCTGAGATGAAAAAAGAATTGATCAGAGTGAACATCACAATCGAAACTGATGAAGATGATTTACTTGGTGGTTTCAGATTGGTGAATGGAGAAACTAAGTTTGTTCCTGGGCCAGTCATTGAGGCCATGCAAAGAGGTTGTACTCTTTTGCTTGATGAGTGTGATTTGGGTTCAAACAAGTTACTTGCACTCCAACCAGTTCTTGAGGGTAAAGGTGTTTACTTGAAAAAAGTAAACAAGTGGATTACTCCTAAAACTGGTTTTAATGTGATGGCGACTGCTAACACTAAAGGTAAAGGTTCTGATGACGGTAGATTTATTGGTACTAACGTATTGAATGAGGCCTTCCTCGAAAGATTTGCAATCACTATTGAACAACCATACGCTACCACAAAAACCGAAAAGAAGATTGTTATCGGTTCTATGAAAAAGTATGGAACTGTTGATGAAGTGTTTGCAGATAATCTTGTCAAGTGGGCCGAGGTTATCAGAAAGACTTTCTTTGACGGTGGAGTCGATGAAGTGATTTCGACCAGAAGGTTAGACCACATTGTAAAGGCATTTGCCATTTTCAATGACAAGATGAAGTCTATCGAACTTTGTGTTGCAAGATTCGATGAAGAGACCAAAGACTCTTTCATGGACTTGTACACCAAAATTGACAGTGGAATCGAGATTGATTCTACTAACAACGAAACTGAATTGGATAATATGTTATCTGATATGGATAGTGATGATGAAGAAGAACCATCATTCTAGGAAAAATGCGGGCATCGTATAAAGGTATTATGTCAATTTCCAAATTGAAGAAGGTGGTTCAATTCCATCTGCCCGCTCCAAATCCAAATAAAAGAATTTTAGGGGTTGACAATGCCTCTAATCTATGTTAGTATATAGATACTAACAAATTACCAAATATACTATGAAAGGTATAATACAATATGACTAAGACTAAAATGACTAAGACTGCAAAAATCCGAAACCTTTTTGCAAAAGGCAATGCTGTAACTTGGAAAAGTTTGCGAACTAAATTTGACCTTGCATCCCCAGCTGGGATGGTTGGTAAACTACGAAATGAAGGTATGATGATTTATGAAAATCGTGGAACTGCTGGTGTTTCGTATCGAGTTGGTACTCCAAGTAAAGCTGTGATTGCAGCTGGACAAACTGCACTATTTGGTGCTCAAGGTTACGAAGCCTAATCGGTATTAATTTCTGGGGTGGCGAGTCATTCGCCACCCCTATTCACTTAATCCAAGGAGATATATTATGGGTTTAAAAACATTTGATGTTGCACCAGACCAATTCAAAGACGGTGGTGTCGCAAAAACAGACAAAAATCATTGGACTTCAAACGAACCAATTCCTAAAACAGATGCTGAAAAAGCAATTGAAGATGGACAGGCTATGGCTGATGCTGATGAAGAACATACACAGAAAAATTCTGGTTTAAGAATTTCTATGAAAACTAAACTTGCACTACATATGATGCGAGTAGAAATTCCAGTTGATGCTATAACTGAAATTAATAGATACATTGATGAAACTATTGTAACACAAGACGAATCATTTGGTGAAACTGCTGGTAATACAACTGCAAACAATAGTTTGGCCGGTGGACTTGTAGGACAAATCAAACAAGATAATAAATCAGCACAACTTGTCTTTCCAATTACTCATGAACCAGAAACACCAGAGACTCTTTCTATACCATCACAAGTAAAAACTATTATCGACCAGTGTGCAAGAACTTATTTAAAGAATGGACATGAAGTTGATGCAGAAGTAGATACATTTGAAGCATGGTCAGTTCATAGTTACTCTGGAGATTATAATCCTTTACACGACCACGGTGTTGCTACACCTTATGGGTTGTCGTGTATTCTGTATCTAAAAGTTCCAGAGGCGATTGAGAAAAAGGTTAGTGGAGATCAAGTCAACTTGAATAATAATTCTGGTGGTGTTGATGGTTTCACTTATTTCTCATGGGGTAATAATGGAAGGGCAGATACTAAGATTCTTAGACCTGCTACAGACGAATATGTTAAACCAGAAGTTGGGGCTATGTATATATTCCCTAATTGGTTAAGACATTCCGTAATGCCATTTTTTGGTGAAGGTGAACGTAGAACATTTTCTGCAAATATTAATGTAGTTGATAAACTTACATTAAAGAAATTGGGTATCACTAGTCCAGAAGATCAATCAAAATATATTAAAACACTACGGAGGTCTTAGTTGGCAAAGAATATTGAATATAAGTTTATGGAAGGTAAAATATTAAATGAACTTAAAGATTATGTAGACAAAACTTATAATAAACACTACAGTGATGGTAAGTACCAAGCGACAGAGTTTATTATAGACGGTGGACACGGTGAAGGTTTCTGTATGGGTAACATACTAAAGTATGCACAACGATATGGAAAAAAGAACGGTAAAGACCGAAATGACTTGCTTAAAATTATACATTATGGTATAATAGCACTTTATATTAATGAAACGGAGATTGAAACCAATGAAACTAAGTAGTCAAACTATCAGTGTACTAAAAAACTTTTCAACTATTAATCAGAACTTGATTATAAAAGAGGGTAATACACTTACAACAATGTCAGCGATGAAGAATATCGTTGCAAAAGCAGAAGTAGATCAATCATTTCCACAAGAAGTTGCAATCTATGACTTGAATGAATTTCTTGCTGCTTTATCTTTATTTACAACACCAGTTTTGGATTTCCAAGAACAGTTTGTAATGATGGCAGAAGAAAGTAATCCAAAGAAATCTTTGAAGTATTTCTATTCTGATCCTAGTGTAGTAACTAGTCCTACTAAAATGATAACTATGCCTTCAAGTGATGTTACATTTTCTTTACAAGAAGATACAATCAATCAACTTAAACGTGCTGCTGGAGTTATTTCTTCACCAGATATGGCGTTGAAAAATAATTCATTGACAGTAAAGGATAAGAAAAACGATACTGCTAACAATTATTCTATGGATGTTGATTGTACTGCTCCAGAGGGTGCAGACTATAATTTTTATTTCAAAGTAGAAAATATGAAATTGTTATCTGGTAACTATGATGTTACAGTATCTTCTCAAAATATTAGTCACTTTCAAAACGTAACTAATAAAGTTGAGTATTGGATTGCTCTTGAACCAGAATCCTCTTACAAAGTTTAATTTAGGAATTATATTATGGAAAACTTCTTGTGGGTGGAGAAATACCGCCCAACGACTATTGCTGAATGTATCTTACCAAAAGGTTTACAAGATACATTCACAGAATTTGTTAAGAACAAATCAATACCAAATCTAATATTATCTGGTACTGCTGGTGTGGGTAAAACTACAGTTGCAAAAGCGATGTTAAATGAAATCGGTGCTACTTATATGTTGATAAATGGTTCGGAAGAATCTGGTATTGATGTTCTTAGAACAAAAATCAAAAACTTTGCTTCAACTGTAAGTCTAGAGGGTGGTAGAAAATACGTCATTCTAGATGAGGCTGATTATCTAAATCCACAATCAACTCAACCTGCCCTTCGTGGGTTTATGGAAGAGTTTCACAATAACTGTGGATTTATTCTTACTTGTAATTATAAGAATAGATTAATTGAACCGTTACACTCAAGGTGTTCTGGTATTGATTTCTCTATTAATAATAGTGACAAAGTAAAACTTGCAGAACAGTTCTTTGAAAGAATCCTAAAGATTCTAGTAATAGAAGATATTAAAAATGAACCTAAGGCTGTTGCTGAATTAATCAACAAACACTTTCCAGACTGGCGTAGAGTGATAAATGAACTTCAAAGATACTCTGTTACTGGTCAAATTGATGCTGGTGTTCTAGTCAATATATCTGAAAAGAATATTGGTGACTTGATGTCATCACTAAAAGGAAAGGAATTTACAAATGTCAGAAAATGGATTGTTGCTAATCTCGATAATGACCCTATTAGGATTTATCGTAGGGTTTACGATGCGCTATACGATTATCTTAATCCTAGTACTATTCCTCATGCTGTGGTTATTCTAGGTGATTATCAATATAAGTCTGCCTTTGTTGCAGATCAAGAGATTAACTTGTTGGCTTGTCTAACAGAGATTATGGGGGCTGTGAAATTCAAATGAGATATGATAAATTAAATATTGTAGATAATCTGGTTGAACCACATATCGCTGAACTTATAGACCAAGAAGTAAATTCTCTTTCATGGAAGTATGATTATAATTCTAGAAAAGGTGGTGCAAGTAAACACTGGCATGTTGCTGGTATGCATAATCGTGATGAGGTACTTTCAGCAAATATGGATTGGCTTTTACCTATCTGGGATGCAGCCATGCGAAAGATTGAATTGAAACTAGAATGGGTAAGAGTTTACCTAAATGCCCACACTCATGGTATAGAACCACTAACACACAAAGATGACGGTGATTATACCTTGATATATTATCCTAGAATGGATTGGGAAAAAGATTTCATGGGTGGAACAATCGTGGGTAATGAAGTTGCAGAATATGTGGGTAATAGATTAATTTGTTTCCCAGCGAAAACTACACATGGTGCTTTGCCTGTTTCAAGGATGTGCCATAAACTAAGGACTTGTATTGTATTTAAAACAATGGACATGGGTGGAGAAATAACTAATCCAAACCGTCTAGATGATTATAGAGATTAGTCATGTATGAATTGAAAGAATACCTAAATGCTATAAACTATACTAAAGAACGTCTTATGGATAGTGGTGACGAAACTTGGGAAAAGAAGTATGCACCATTCATTATAAATAAATGTTTATTAGACCAAGAAACCATACATCTCGCAAATGAGATGAACCGTCAACATCACCTAGACAATAAGTTGCAGTTTGACTTTTTACTAAATAGTCTAAGACCAAGGAAACGATTTAATCCTTGGTTGAAAGCAAGTAAACTTAAAGATCTAGAGTATGTAAAAGAGTATTATGGATATAGTAATGAAAAGGCAAAGTCCGCTCTAAGTATACTTAATGATGAACAGATAAAGACTATTAAAGATAGTTTGAATAAAGGTGGAAAAAATGGAAGAGGTTAAACTGAATTGGAAGCAAGACGATATGTTAGAAATCGTCTTAAAAGAGCCGGATGATTTTCTAAAAGTGAGAGAGACATTATCCAGAATTGGTGTTGCAAGTAGAAAAGATAGGAAACTCTATCAATCTTGCCACATACTACATAAACAAGGTAAATATTACTTAGTTCACTTTAAAGAACTCTTTGCCCTAGATGGTAAGGAAACTAATTTAAGTGAGAATGATGTTGCAAGACGTAATACAATCGGTAAACTATTAAGTGATTGGGGTCTGGTAACACTAAAGGGTGAGGCTGAACCAATAACACCATTGAGTCAAATCAAAATCATTTCATTCAAAGAAAAGAATGAGTGGGTTTTAGAGACAAAATATAATATTGGAAAGAAAAAAGAAGAAACTAAAGAAATATAAAGCCTTGGAGATGGTGTATGGAAAAATTTGCCGATTTTTTTACTGAGGCCAAAGTTGACACTGATATTGAAGTAGCAATTCTAACCAAAGTTAAATCTAAAAAACCAGAACTAGTAAGCAATCTTTTACAGAAAGCTTGCGAAAAACGTAATATTAAATGTCACATCATTAATGTTAGAGATGCATGGATCGCTGCTAATGATTTAGAAACTGGAATAATAACAGTATCTAATTTTGATGGTAACGATAATGATGTAGAATTTAACACTAGAAAGACTGTGTGTTTTGTTCGTGCTGGAGTTTTAGAAGATGAAATCGGACTCGCACTACTAACATCTTTTGAGAAGTCTGGTTCGTTTATGATTAACAATAGAGAAGGTATGTTGACATGTGATAATAAAATGTCAGCGTTCTTATCTTTTGAAAGAAACAGTATACCGACTCCTAGAACATCAATAGTTTCAAATGAAAAGTCTCTAGAAGATGGATTAAAAAGAATTGGTGGTAAGTTTCCAGTTATCATTAAAACAATTACTGGTACACAAGGTATTGGTGTTTCTATTGCTAAAGATTACGAGAGTTTAGTTTCTAATGTTCAGTCATTATGGAAATTTGGTGCTGAACTTTTAATTCAAGAATATTTTAAATTCGATAGTGATATAAGAACAATTGTAGTTGGTGGTAAAATACTAGCATCAACAAAGAGGATTTCTGCAAAGAAAGATTTTAGGTCTAATAGACATAGAGGTGCTACAACAGAACCATATAAATTGAATGATAGAGAAAGAGAAGTGATTCTAAGGGCATCTCGTTCAGTTGGTGCATATGTTGTTGGTGTTGACCATGCTATTGTAAGTGGAGATGTTTACGTTTTAGAGTGTAATGGTTCTGCTGGTATTGGTTCTAATTTTGCATTGTATGATGCTACTGATACAGAATCAGACAACAATGCATATATTGGTGATGCAAATCCATCTAAGATTGTAGAAAAGTTATTAGAGTTTATTATGATACCAAATAATCGTAGACATTCATTTCCTACTGAATCTGGATATGTAGAAAGAATTGAAATAGATGGTTACGGCCCACTAAGAGCAAAGTTCGATACTGGAAATGGAACACATGCATCAATGTTTGTTGTTGACAAAGTAGATATTAACGGCAGAACAGTTAAGTGGGAAAAAGACGGAAAGAAATTTACAAGTGCCTTACAAGGTGTTTCCAAACCAGAACATGTTGGAAAAATAGATGAAAGACCTATTGTTAACGTAAACATAACATTTAATAATAGAAAATATTTAGATGTACCAATAGGACTTACTGAAAAAGATTCAAGAAGTACTTTTCTTGCTAACAGAGATATTATGACTTTGTTTCAAGTAAGTGTCAATCCAAATAGGAGATTCGTTCTATCCGATTGGATTGAAAGAGGCGATAAAACAGATGAGGACGATTTACCCCAAAAACTCAATAAAAGGAGTACAAAATGAAAGTAGGCGAACAAATTATTTTTGCTGCAAAAAAACATGCAGAAGGACAAATTGAAGTTCACAAGGCAAATATTGCAGTGTATCAAACAATGCCGGCAGGAATTGGAGAGCATTCAGATGTAACAGAAGCAGTTATGGCTGAACTAGATAAACTATCTGCCGCACATGATAGACTAGAAATGATTAATATTTATTTCCCAATGAAACCAGTTAACAAGAAAAAACAAATAGAATTATTTGAATAAAAGACTTGACAATGCCAACAATTTACTATACAATGGAACATGATGATAAACTTTTACACAAATATTTTACAGTGGGGAAACCAACTTTTTCTAAGAGAAGTTGTAAACGGCAAACGACAAGTTCGTAAGGTTAAATACCAACCAACTTTGTACACGCCCTGCGAAAAGGTAAGCGGTTTCAAAACTCTTACTGGCAAGAATGCTGCCCCAATCAAATTTGATAATATCAAAGATGCGAAAGAGTGGCAAAAATCATACGAGAATCAAAAATCGTTGGTATTGGGGTTAAACCAATATCCATATACTTATCTTTCAGAAGAATATCCTAATGATGTCAATTGGGATTTAGATCAGATTCTAATATACACTATTGACATTGAGGTTAAATGTGAGAATGGGTTTCCTAATCCACAAGAGGCTGCAGAACCTTTTCTATCAATTACTTTAAAGAACCATTCTAACAAACAAATTATTGTTTGGGGTGTTGGTAAATATACTAATAGTCGTGACGATGTAACTTACATTGAATGTGAGAGTGAAATACATTTACTTAAAGAGTTTCTTATCTTTTGGGAAAACAGCCCACCAGATATTATCACTGGTTGGAATACAGAATTTTTTGATATTCCTTATCTATGTAATCGTATGAAGAACTTGTTTGGTGAGGATGAACTAAAAAGATTATCACCATGGCGTATGGTTCAAGATAAAGAAGTTTTCAGAAATGGTAGGAATCATCAACTCTACGATATTAGAGGTGTTGCTCACTTGGATTACTTGGACTTATATCACAAGTTTACATACACAAGTCAAGAGTCATATGCACTTACTCATATCGCATATGTAGAACTTGGACAAAAGAAAGATACAAATCCATATGAAACTTTCAGTGAGTGGTATACAAAAGACTTTCAATCTTTTATTGACTATAACATTCTTGATGTGGAACTAGTTGATCGTATTGAAGATAAGATGAGACTTATTGAATTGTGTTTGACTATGGCATATGAAGCCAAAGTTAATTACATGGATGTTCTTGGTTCGGTTAAATATTGGGATGTTCTGATTTACAATTATCTAAAGAAAAAGAATATTGTAATTCCACAGAAACGTCATTCAGAAAAGGCAGAGAAGTTTGAGGGTGCATATGTCAAAGACCCTATAGTCGGTGAACATAAATGGATTATGTCTTTTGACTTGAACTCTTTGTATCCACACTTAATGATGCAATATAATATTTCCCCAGAAACATTAAAATCTCTGGATACGGTAAAAGGTATGAAGGTGGACAAACTTCTAAACAAGGAAGTTGATACATCTATTTTCAAAGATACCACTATGACACCAAACGGTGCATTGTTCAGAACAGATACAAAAGGTTTTCTTCCAGAGTTGATGGAAAACATGTACAATGATCGTGTCGTATTCAAGAAGAAGATGTTACAGGCAAAACAAGAATATGAAGATACCAAAGAACCAAAACTACTTAAAAAGATTTCTAAGTATGATAATATTCAGATGGCAAGAAAGATTGCATTGAACAGTGCTTATGGTGCTATCGGTAATCAGTATTTCAGATACTACTCCCTTGCAATGGCAGAGGCTGTTACAACTTCTGGACAATTATCTATTCGTTGGATTGAAAACAAGATTAATAGTTATATGAACAATTTACTCAAAACTGATAATCAAGATTATGTGGTTGCTTCTGATACAGATTCCATCTATGTTACATTCGGTTCTTTGGTAGAAAAGTTTAATCCATCTAGTCCAATTGATTTTCTAGACAGCATTGCAAAGGATAAGATAGAACCATATATCAGTTCATGTTATGAAGAACTCGCTACTTACATGAAAGCATACCAACAGAAGATGGAGATGTCAAGAGAAGTCATCGCTGACAAGGGTATATGGACTGCTAAGAAACGATATATTCTTAATGTGTGGGATAATGAGGGTGTTCGTTATCAAGAACCTAAACTAAAGATTATGGGTATTGAAGCAGTAAAATCTTCTACGCCAGAACCTTGTAGAAACAAAATTAAAGAAGGTTTGAAAATCATCATGAGTGGTGATGAGAAAATGCTAAATAAGTTTATACGAGACTTTAGAGAAGAGTTTATGAACATGCCAGCAGAGATGATTGCATATCCTAGAAGTGTAAACGGTTTGACGAAATGGAGTGATCCTAGTTCCCTATTTGCTAAAGGAGCCCCTATTCATTGTAAGGGAGCAATTCTATACAACCATCTTCTCAAACAAAAGAAACTAGTAAACAAATACCCATACATTCAAGAAGGGGATAAGATTAAATTCTTGCACTTACGAATACCAAATGCTCACCAATCAAGTTCTATTTCATTCATTACAAAAATGCCTGATGAGTTTGGATTACAGAGTATGATTGATTATGAACAACAATTTGAAAAGTCATTTGTTGAACCACTAAACTTTATTGTGTCCAAACTTAAATGGACAGTGGATCGCACATATGGCCAACAAGGTAACTTAATGGATTTTCTATGATACTAGACAGACAAGACTCAATATACGCTGCTACAAAATTGATGAAATACTTCAAAGATTTTAATCGCATTGATGATTACTTTCGTGTAAGAAAGATTGAAAGAGTTAAAGATATTCCGTCACCACTGCCTGGCATGTCAATTGAAGATGATTTGTTTCAAGACTTTGATATGCATCCAGAGGATATGAACTTTCAAGTTGTAGAAATACCAAACAAGGTATATGATACACTATTAGAAAAGACTGCATCATTCAGTCCAGATGAAAACCCAGGCAAGACTTTGAAACTAGTTGTTAAGGAAACAACTACAAATACTATTGTAGGATTTATACGTTATGGTAGTCCACTAATTAACTCTAAACCTAGAAATGATTTTCTTGGTGGTGTTCCAGATTTAGATATCTTTAACAAACGTGCTATCATGGGATTTAATATTGTGCCTGCACAACCATTTGGGTATAATTATCTTGGTGGTAAGTTACTTGCAGCTATTTGTTGTTCTCATGCAACTAGACGTATGTTGAATAAGAAGTATAATACAAAGTTCTGTCTATTTGAAACTACAAGTCTTTATGGTAATATCAAAGGTGGTAGTATGTATGATGGTATGCGCCCATATCTAAGATACAAAGGTGATACTCAATCTAAGTTTCTATTGACACTTGGAGAAGAAATCTATATGGAGATGAGAGATTGGTTTACTGAAAGAAACGGTGGTGAAGACCTAATACATAAAGGTGCAAGTTCAAGAAAGTTAAAGATGCAGACCAAGATGGTGGGAACGGTTAAGGCATCATTAAAACAACATGACTCAAAGGCCTATCAGTTATTTACAGATGCAATGAATAAAGCAGGAGAAGTGACCACACAGAAAAGATTTTATATGTCAACATATGGATATGAAAATGCAAGAAATGTTTTACTAGGTGAAACAAATACCTTGACAAAAGCAGAAAACTATGATAGATTTGAACTTGAAAATGTAGTACAGTGGTGGAAGAAGCTTTCTACTAAAAGATACACTAAAATGATTAGAGAGGACAAGTTAAGAAAAGAACTTGAAGTCTGGAATAAAGATACTATGGATAAGATTGATATAATAAGGTGATTCGCAGTTGTGCTAAAACACAAATTTTACGTTAAATTTAAGTCTTTGTTTTTACTGGAGATTTTTGCCCTACTTGACAAATGCACTTTTGGCTGTTATACTATTAGTATAAACAATCAAGAGAAAGAAAAAATATGAATCAAGAAGCTTATGTTTACGAAATCACAGTTAATGGAACTGGAAAGAAGTATATTGGTTATCATGTTTTAAAAAAAGGAGAAACTATTTCTAATTATATTCATTCAAGTAAGTGTCCTATTTTCATGGAAGATTTTGCTGAGGGTGATAATGAATACAAGATTGTGAAACAAGGAACTAAAATTAATATGGCGACATTGGAGAGAAATATGTTATTAGAAGTAGATGCGAACAACAATGAAGAATACTACAACAAGTCAAATGGTGGTGGTAAGTACCTCAAGACAGTAGGTAAGAATTTAGAATTGAGGGAATTATCTCAAATGATTAAGACTAAGGAATTACCTATTGAGTTGATTGAGAAGTCAATAATTACTGAACTTGCGAGGTATCAGACAAGGGTAGAAAATACTGACACTAATCATGTTGGAGTTCTTGCAGATGCTATGATTGACTTACATGGAAAGATTGATAGTTTTGATCCAATTATTGTATTAAAGGGATATGGAAAGAATGGTGATGATATCATTCTTGATGGTAATCACACTACTGCGGCCGCAAAGAGGGTTTCTCATGTAATTAAGGTGCCAGTTATGTATATCTCAAAGAAGATTTGGAATCAGTTTGATGTCACACAGTTACAAATTCTTGCTAATCTGTTAAATCCTCAGCAGAAAAAGGCTACAAAGGTTGGTCATCCAGACGACCAAGTAGCATGGATTGTTGCTGCATTTAATAAGAAAGGTGTTCCGGCCGACTCAACAGATAATATTAAATACTTGGAAGATATGAATTGGAGCACAAGACAAATCAACTGGATTATCAATAAGGCACAGACAACGATTACTCTAAATGATAAGTTGCCTGATGGTTGGATTTGGAAGAAGTGGTCACTATACAAGTCTGAATTAGCTACTATTCTTGAAAATGCTACTGATAAGGATTCAATTTCAATGCACGCTTCATCTGGAAAGTTTAACTTACATTCGTTACAAGATGAGTTAAAGTTACTTGTAAAGGCAAAGTCAAAGAAGAAGTATGCAACTATTTACATCACCCATCCCAATTGGAAGACCATGCAAGAGTGGAACAAGAAGTGGTTGCCTAAGGTGATGGATGACATTGAGTTTTGGATTGCGCCTAAGGGTTTTAATGTAGAGGTGATTTCATTAGAATATAAGATCAAAAACTCTTTAGAAGATATGTAATGAAAATAACAATTGCAAGATTACGAAGTAACGTAAAGTATAATGGCCCATTAGAAACTGTCCTAGATAGTTTCTTTGAAAACTATGTCAAGTGGATGAAAGCAAACCCACAACATGAATACAGAACATATAACGTATCGTTTGATGAAAGTAGACCCAAACGAACACCAGAGAATATTGAGTGGGCCGATGTAATTGTCATACCTAGTGATTCAGAGTTTAGGTATCATGGTGAGTTACAGATGAATCCAAAAGACCTTGCAAAGTCTGAAAGTCATATGGAAACTATTCGCCCGTTCTTTAGAGATAAAAAGGTGATTATGTTTCGTTCAGATAGGGGTGACACAGAAGAGTTGTATAGAGTGCATACTTTAAAGGGTACTACAATTACAAGATTTACTACGATAGATGAAATAGATTTTAGTGGAAATATCCACGGTATGAAATATCATTTTATTCAGACTTTAAAAAATCCTCTTTATGATATGATGAGTGAAGGTAAAACTGTTGATTGGGCCTACTGGGGTCGTATGAAACATGGTAACGATAGAGAGAAAACAATTCGTAAAATCTATCGTTCACAACTATCTACTGTAATGGTGGGTGGTTTTCCTAGTGGGGTAAAACGACAAGCCGCATGGATTAAAGATTGGAAACAATTATATCCAATGTTAGAACCAGCAAGAAGTACACTTTGTTTTAACTGGATTGACCCATATGCCACAACTAGTAGGTATCCAGAAGCACTTTCAATTGGAATGGTGCCATTTGTATGGAGAGACTATGATAAGAATAATACATACAGAATTGATGAATGGCAACGAGTACAAGAGTTTGAAGAACTAGAAGAAAAGATTTTACAATTAAGAGATGAAGATTTCTTTAACAGTAAGTTAGAAGAATATAGAAACAACTACAAACAAGTATTGTTATCTCTGGACGCTTACTATCACGAATTTACAAATAGAATGGACACTGCGATATGATAGATCAGATTTATATACCGACCTTAGGCCGATCTCACAACCAAATTACTTTTGATAATTTGTCAGGCCCTACACAATCTATTACTACTCTTGTAGTGCAACCGAAGGAAAAACATTTATACCCAAATTATCCCATAATGGTTTTGCCTGATGATGATATTGGGATCACGGAGACTAGGCGCTGGATATATATGAAATCTATGAATATCAAATACGGAGTGTTTGACGATGACTTAAAATTCATTCGTAGAACGCCTGGTAAAGAAAAATCTAAAAGATTTATGGACGCTAAGGATTGGGATTATATGTTATCAGAAACTAGTCGATGGTTAGATGAAGTTGATTTCGCTGGTTTTCGTCAAGGTAATCTACCACCAGCAGGAAAACCATTTATTGATATCGCTGCTGTAAACTGTGGTTTCTTTTTCAATGGTAATAAAATGCCTGATGAGACAAAACTAGATTGGTCATTACCAGTATGTGAAGATATTCATATGGTATTACAGTTGTTTGAAAAAGGACATACAAATCGTATATGGGATGAGTTTGGTTATATTTCTAAGATTCTAGTTGAGGGTGGATGTAACGAATGGAGAACTTTAGATTTAATTAATGATACTCATGCAAAACTTATTGAGATGTATCCTAACCATGTATCATGGAATGGCATTAAAGAGAATGTTATGGGTGGAGATTTCAAGAAGATTAAAATCAAGTGGAAGAAAATGTATACAGATAGTCAAGTTGGAAAGTTACCAATATGATTATTCAAACATTATGGGGCCCAGAAGAAGTTGAGCATACAAAGATGTGTTATTCTTGTAAAGAGGTAAAACATTTAGACCTCTTTGCAAACAGAGGACACAGAAAAGATGGTTCAAGAGAAACTAAGAATATTTGTAAAGTGTGTAATAATCACCAAACAAAAATTCTTAATAAAGTTAGAAAAGAAATAGCTAAACCAGAGTCGGATCATAAGTGTGGTATTTGTAATGACAATGAAGAATATATCAGAGGTAGAGGTGCATTTCAAGGATTATCGTCTGCAACATCAAAAACTGTTTGGGTGTTAGATCATGACCATGAAACTGAAACACCAAGAGAATATATCTGTGACTATTGTAATATTATGATAGGACGTTCACTAGATCGTCCAGAAGTTTTAGAAGCGGGAGCCGCTTATTTGAGGAGACATAAGGGGTGATAATTAAACCTATAGATTGGAGAGTTGCAACACTATTCGTTCAAGAACGACACTATAGTGCTGTGATGCCCAAACTAACTAAACATTATCTTGGTACATATGTAGATGAAGAATTGGTTGGTGTTCTAACTTTGGGTTGGGGTACGAACCCTATGGGAACAATAAGAAAGATGTTTCCAGAGTTAACAACTGCTGATTATTTTGAAATAGGTAAGATGTGTATGGATGATAAGATGCCCAGAAATTCAGAATCACAAATGCAGAGTTTAACTATTAAATGGTTGAAAGAAAATAAACCTAATATAAAATATCTTTACACATGGGCAGATGGAATTGTTGGTAAGCCAGGATATGTTTATCAGGCCGCTAACTTCTTATTTGGTGGGTTCATCTGGACAGATATATATTTGAGTGAAACTGGTGAAAAGGTACATTTCAGAACTATCCAAAGAAAGATGAAAAAAGAAATGAATCGTATGGATACTAAGTATGGCCCAAGACCAAGTGATAAGAAGATGGGTGAATTAGGATTTAGTAGAGTATGGGGTAAACAATTTAGATATATTTACCCACTAAATAAAAAGGCTAAGAAGTATCTTAAACAGTCCACTATGGATTGGAATATCAATTATCCCAAAGATGTTGATTTACAATGGAAAATAAAGAAACCAGGCGAAGAAAAATATACTCTCACAAAGACACTACCATTTATAGATGGTACTGTAACAAACCACAACTCTAGTAATGTAAATAAAGTTGCAGACAAACACGGAGTTGCAACATTAAGTGAATTTTTTACTTGACAAACAACGCTAATTATGATAGGATCTACAAATGAATCAAACAAACTTTAACAAAGTCGAAAACTTTATGTCTGCTTTCAAGCAGAAAATACGAGAAAATCCTCAATGGCCAACAGATGAAGAAGTGGATTTGAGGATTGATTTAATACGAGAAGAACTGAATGAACTAGAAGAAGCTTGCGAAAGTGGTACACTTGTAGATGTGGCAGATGCATTAACTGATATTTTATATGTCGTTTATGGTGCTGGACATACATTTGGATTAGACTTAGACAAATGTTTTGATGAGGTTCAACGATCTAATATGACAAAATTAGGTGAAGATGGTCAACCCATGTATCGAAAAGATGGTAAGGTCATGAAAGGCCCAAATTATGAAGAACCTAATTTAGAAGGAGTGATTTATGAATGATTTTTTAAAAGACATAATTAAAATAACTGGAAATGAGTATGCTGATTTAGTATCCGATGGTGTTGCCGCTGGTGACGTAGAAAACTTTGTAGATACTGGTAGTTACATTTTCAATGCACTATTGAGTGGTAGTTTGTATGGTGGATTGCCTGCAAACAAAATTACTGCTCTTGCTGGTGAAAGTGCAACTGGTAAGACATTCTTTTTGATGGGAATGGTAAAGAACTTTTTGGATGCAAATCCAGATGGTGGTGTAGTTTACTTTGAATCAGAAAGTGCTATTACTAAACAGATGGTAGTTGATAGGGGTATTGACCCAACTAGGATGGTTATGATGCCAGTTACTACTGTACAAGAGTTTAGAACACAAGCGATTAAAATTGCAGATAGATTTTCTCAGCAAGATGTGGATGTAAAACGTCCTATGATGATGTGTTTAGATTCACTTGGTATGTTATCTACTACAAAGGAAGTAGAGGATACAGAAGCAGGAAAAGAAACTAGAGACATGACACGAGCACAAGTTCTTAAGGCTGCATTTAGAGTGTTGACTTTGAAACTTGGTAAAGCTGGTATCCCAATGATTGTAACAAATCACACATATGACTCTATGGGTTCTATGTTTCCTACTAAGGAAATGGGTGGTGGTTCTGGATTGAAGTATGCAGCCTCATCAATTATCTTCTTATCTAAAAGAAAAGATAAAGAAGGTACAGATGTTGTCGGTAATATTATTCACTGTAAGAATCACAAATCAAGATTGACTATTGAAAACAAAATGGTTGATGTTAGATTGAGTTATAGTACTGGACTAGATAAATATTACGGATTGATTGAACTTGCAGAAAAGTATGAAGTTTTCAAGAAAGAAGGGCCAAGGTATTTAATGCCTGATGGTACAAAACAATATGGTAAAGCTGTTTTAGGTGATCCAGAGAAATATTTCACAGAAGAAGTTATGGAGAAACTAGAAGAAGCTGCTTCAAAGGAGTTTAAATATGGCGGTTAAAATTTTAGATAATTGTTGTAGTCCATTCTACTTAGATATGATTAAACATGTTGCATCTAACGATGACAGTTGGAATCTAAAATATCCAATGGGCAAATCGCTGGATGAAAAACATCTAAAGTTAGATATTATAGATAATGATGACACTAAACATCCACTACTTGCTGGTATTGCAATGGGGTTGTTAATACAAATATATGAAGCAGGAGGAAAAGATTTCTTTGTGCCTGAAATATATTTTTGTGGATTGTCTATAAAGGATAAAAATCGAAAAGATAATATCCACACTGACCATAATAAACAAGATAATGTAATTAAAATCTTGGGTGTGGTGAATAGTGATTGGAAAGAAAGTTGGGGTGGTGGTTTTACACATGATGGTGTTTCTAACTATATCAAACCAACATCTTTTGCATTATTTGATTCTACAATTCCACATGCGGCTTCTGATATACTAACAGACCACAAAAGAATGGCTATAGATTTTACAGTTAGGAAGATATAATGGACTTGATGAGTTTTGTGAAACGACATGATAATGTCATTGATGAAGAATACTGTAATTATCTAAAAGAAAAGTTTGATAAGAGTAGTAATTGTTATGAAGATATTAAACAAAGCACTGCTGACTTTACACAAATTCATCTTTACGAGCATGATGAGTGGAAAGAAGATAGTGAAAAACTTCAAAAAATACTTCTATCTAGAGTTGCTGATTATAAAATGCAAGCTGGTATTACTAAAGAAATGTGGCCTAATAAATATGGACTTGAAGGTTTGAGGATGAAAAGATATCTACCAAACGATAAAGATGAATTTAGAGCACATGTAGATGTAAACAACTATGAAAATGCAAGAAGGTTTTTAGTATTCTTCTTGTACTTAGATGACAATGTAGGTGGTATGACAACATTCCCCCTAATGAATAAAGGTTCGCCATGTAAGAAAGGTTCTTTACTTATATTTCCACCAATGTGGCCTTGGTTACATGCTGGACAAAAACCAATAGACACACCAAAATATATCGTGGGGAGTTATTTACATTATGTCTGATATACAAGAAACTGCAAAAATAAAAATTGATCAAAAGAGATATGTTTACTTAAACTCACCAAAGTATCCAGACACAACTTGTATTGGTATTAATACTGGAATGTATAAAGGTGTAGTTTACAAATACGGAAAAGTGACTTTAGGAGAACCAGATGAAAAAAAAGACTTGACTTTTCGCTTCGAGTATGATATATTAGATAATAATGGTTTAGACAAATCCCAGTTTGACGAAGTGTTTTTTAAACAAATCGGTGACATACTGGTAGAAATTATAGATGAACAAGCAGGAAATAATAATGGAACAATTGACCAACACAATCGAGAAAACGACATTATCGAATCTAATAACGAATGATGATTTTTGTAGAAAGGTTATTCCTTTCATCAAACCAAAATACTTTGAGTTAAAAGAAGATAGAGTTGTATTTGAAGAAATTGTCAAATTTGTTGACAAATACAAAAAACGCCCTACTAAGGTTTCTCTAGAAGTTGAATTAGAAAACAGAAGAGACTTAACTGATACAGAACACAAATCAGTTGTTGCTCTTATTCAGAATCTAAATGAAACAGAAGTGGACTTAGAGTGGTTAGTAAATACTACAGAAAAGTTCTGTAAAGATAAAGCAGTATATAATGCAATCGTAGACGGTATTGCAATTATTGATGGTAAAGATGGAGATAGAACACAAGAAGCAATTCCAGAAATAATGAGAGATGCTCTTGCTGTAAGTTTTGACCAATCTGTAGGACACGATTATCTTGACGATGGAGAAACAAGATATGAGTTTTACCATAAGAAGGAAATTAAGATTCCTTTTGACCTAGACTTCTTTAACAAGATTACAAAGGGTGGTTTACCACAAAAGACTTTGAATATATGTCTTGCTGGAACTGGTGTTGGTAAATCTTTGTTTATGTGTCATATGGCTGCAAACTGTTTATCACAAGGTAAGAATGTATTATACATCACCTTAGAGATGGCAGAGGAACGTATTGCAGAACGTATTGATGCAAACCTAATGAATGTTACTATGGAAGAACTACATGATTTACCTAAGACAATGTTCACGGATAAGGTAGAACAGATACGAAGTAAAACAGAGGGTAAGTTAATTATTAAAGAATATCCTACTGCAAGTGCAAATAGTGCTCATTTCAGAGGATTGATTAAAGAACTTGCAATTAAGAAATCATTCAATCCAGATATTATATTTATAGACTATCTAAATATATGTGCATCGTCAAGGTTTAAAGGAGCCCAGAATGTCAATTCTTACATGTATATCAAAGCAGTTGCAGAAGAACTTAGAGGACTTGCCGTTGAGAATAATTTACCAATCATGTCGGCAACACAGACAACAAGAAGTGGATTCTCCTCAACAGATGTCGGGCTTGAGGATACATCTGAATCGTTTGGGTTGCCTGCAACAGCAGATTTCATGTTTGCGCTTATTTCTACAGAAGAACTTGAAGAACTAAACCAAATCGTAGTCAAACAATTGAAGAACCGATACAACGATCCTACAATGAACAAGAGGTTTGTGATAGGTGTTGATAGGTCAAGGATGAAACTAAGTGATGTTGATCTAAACGAACAGAAAGACATAGTGGAAAGTGGTCAAGAAATTGACGAGGATACACCTATATTTGATAAAGGACAGAACCAAAAATACGATAAATTTTCTACCTTTAAAGTTTAAGTTTGTTATCTGCTCGTAGCTCAGCTGGATAGAGCAATTGCCTTCTAAGCAATAGGTCGTAGGTTCGACTCCTACCGAGCAGGCCAAACTAAATGTTTCTTATAAATAACAATGTAACTATATTTAAATGGGGAAACTGATGTCATTACTAAAGAAATCCGTTCAACAAGTTAGGCGTAGAGCATCTACATATAAACCTAAACTTGATTTGGTGGAGGAGTATTTCTTATCAGAACAAACAACATTACCAGTAGATATTTTTAGAGGACTTGATTTCGAGAAGAATGAGAGACAATCTTCTACTTCTAGAGATGTAATAATTGTTCGTTCAAAAGATAGAGAAACGGATAGAGATGAGATTCTAAGGAATCTTAATCAAGCTGGTATTCAGGCACAGTTAGGAACTGCTCAATCAAGTGTTGACCCAATTGATGGTGAACATGAAGGTAAGAAGTTTCGTATCTTTGTGAAACCTATTTCTGGTGGTATGGCAGAAACTACCCTTAATGCAAGTATAACAGAACTATTTCCTTGTATTGCATTTGAAACAAAATATACACCTAGAGACACACAAGCATTTCATAAATATCTATTAGACATGGATATCAAAAGTCTTAAATGTATTGGTAGTAAAGACTTACAAGCCGCTCAAGAGACAATTAATAAAGCAGATACATCATCTAAGTTTGAAGATAAGATGACTAATGCAATTGCAATAACAAAATTCTTAACAGATCAACATAACGACAAACCTATTCAAAGTGTATTTTGGGGATATCGTCAAAAACCTTCTGGTGTTCCAAGTGGACACCCAGGCGATATGTTTTTAATGTATGCCGATAAAAGTATATTAGGTGTGAGTTTAAAAGCTGGTGGAAAGAAAACTTCTGAACCACAACTTAACACATATACTACAAAGATTTTTGATGTATTCAAAGAAAAAAGAATACATGATACATTAATGAAAACGGTGTATTCTCAAATATATTCAAAAATACCAGATTTCCCAGCAGAAAATCAATATAGACAAAGATCAGGCACACTTAAAACTGTTAATGCTTTAAGAAAATTTGACCAAAAGAATAATAAAGAATATGAGTTGTATTACAATCAGTATCTAGAAATTATGAGAAATGGTGTTATTGACTTATTTAATAAGAATAAAGAGAAAACCGTAGATTATATTCGACATGAAGTATTGAGGGATGCTCCAGATGTTCCTACTTTAGTTATCAAAGCAATTGGTGACAAGTATGAGGAAGTAACAGACAAAGATGCCCTTGGAGTATTTTTACCACAAGTACAGTTTGTTAAAGCATATTCTAGTAAATCATCTAAACAAAGTTGGTTTATAGAGTTGAAATCTGGACAAGACAAGTTAACTATGAATATGTCAATTAGAACAAATAAGTCTGGAAATGCTGGACAGAAGAAGTTGGGGCAATTCAGTCTTGCTGTAAAATACAATGGATTACAAAAATGAAGATAAGTTTAAAAATAAAAGTACTTGACAAATTCTATCGTATGGTAGAAACTAAGTGTGGTAGAATTAGTAATTGGGCCTGGCATAAAAGGTGGCACAATAGAGAAACTGGCACAGGCTATAAGGCGTATACCAAATGAAAACATTTAATCAACTACTTACAGAAGATAAGGGTGGTAAGAATTTACACCTAGAACATCTAGAGGATGAAATTCTCAACTACGGAGTTGACGGTGGTAGAGCTGCAATTAACTTCCTACGTTCATTAAGAGATATGCTTGCTGGTAACTCTCGTTCATCTATTTCAATGACTGTTAAGTGGGATGGTGCGCCTGCAATCTTTTCTGGCATCGACCCTTCTGATAATAAGTTCTTTGTTGCAAAGAAGTCTGTATTTAATGCTGAACCAAAACTATACAAATCAATAAAGGAGATAGATGATGATAAATTATCTGGAGCTCTTAATTCTAAGTTTAAGATTGCATTTACAGAATTTTCTAAATTGGGTATCAAAGGAGTTCTTCAAGGAGACCTCATGTTCACCGATGATGTTGACACCACAACAATTGGTGGCGAAAAGTGTTATACTTTTCAGCCTAATACTATTGTATATGCAGTACCAGTGGATAGTGACATAGGAAATACAATAAACAAATCAAAAATCGGTGTAGTTTGGCATACAACTTATACTGGAAGTGATTTACAATCAATGAAAGCATCATTTGGTGCGAACATATCAAGTTTAAATAAACCGTCCTCTGTGTGGATGGATGATGCAACCTATAAGGATGTGTCTGGAAGTGCGACATTTAATTCAAAAGAGACAGAAAAAGTAACTGCTCTACTGTCACAAACTGGAAAGACTTTTCAAAAGATTAATTCAAACCAGTTGAAATCGTTTTTAAAACTACAAGAGTTGTTTACTGGACAACTTGCTAGTGCTGGATTAAAAACATATAATAATACTAAAGTTAGGGCTGGAGAGACAATATCTAACCCCAGACAACATGCTATAGGATATGCAAAACATGTAGAGATGGCATTGCAGAAGAATATTGATAAAGTAAAGTCGGTTGCTGGTAAAGAAAAATACAAGAATTTGCAAAAAGAATATGTACGAGAAGTCAAGAAATTTACAAACGTATTAACCTTAACTCTAGAGTTTCAGAACTATCTAGTTGATGCTAAAGCAGAAATTGTGAATAAACTAAATAGTGTAAAGGGATTAACAAATACCTTTATTAAGACTAGTAATGGATTTAAAGTAACTAACCCAGAAGGTTATGTTGCTATTGATAGAGTTAGTGGAAATGCAGTTAAATTAGTGGACAGAATGGAGTTCTCGTTTAACAACTTTACCGCTATAAAGGCATGGGATAAATGAAAAAATTTAAACAAATACTTAACGAAGCTAAGTTTAATCATACGTTTACTTTCGGTAGATTCAATCCACCAACGGTTGGGCATGAGAAACTAATACTAAAGGTTGCAAAGACCTCTTCTGGTTCTAGAGAGTATTCTATTTTCGCTTCACAGTCTCAAAGTCCTGCTAAAGACCCTTTACCGTATGCACTAAAGATTGCATATATGAGAAAGATATTCAAAAAACATTCTAAGAATATTGTTGCAGATCCAAAAATAAGAAATGTATTTGACATTGCTGTTAGATTGCATGGACTAGGATATAAGTCAATCACTATGATTGCTGGTTCTGATAGAGTAAAAGAGTTTGAAAGACTACTAAATCAGTACAATGGTGTAGAAGGTAAGAAACACGGTTATTACGGTTTTGACGAAATCAAAGTTATTTCTGCTGGAGAAAGAGATCCAGATGCAGAGGGTGTTGAGGGTATGTCGGCATCTAAGATGAGAGCTGCTGCAACTGCAAATAGTTTTGATATCTTCAAACAAGGAGTTGCTTCTGATGAAACAACTGCAAGAAAATTATTCAATGATGTTCGTAAATATATGGGTATCAGAGAAGAAAAAGACATGGGTGACATGGATGACTATGAAACTCTAAGAGATAAGTATCTTACTGGAAAAATCTGGTTAGTTGGAGAAATGATTAGTGCAAATGGTATTGATGGTAAAATTATATCAAGAGGAACTAATTACATATCATTTAACGATGCATCTGGTAAAGTACATAAGGCATGGTTAACAGAAGTTAGAAACTATAAACAAGAGTATGCAAATTATCAAGGTACACCAGAACAGATTGCAAGACGTTCTTCTAGGAACAAGGCTCGCAGAGTTATGGGTGATAAGGTAATTAAGGGTATGGACGTAGGACACAAAGATAATGATCCTATGAACAATGACCCATCAAATCTTAAAATGGAAGACCCATCTGTTAATCGTAGAGAACCAAGACTTAGAGAAGAACCTAAGAAGATTACAAAGACAAAACAAGTCAAGGGTGATGTTAAAGATGTAAAGGGTACACAACCAGCAAAGTATTACTCAAAAGATTCCGAAGGAGATGAAATGTCAAAATCTACTAAACTTGCTCGTGCAAGACATTTTGCAAAAGGTGGAAGTAGAGACAATGCTCCAGGCGATAAAGATGCTGATACCAAACCATCACAGTATACTAAAAAGTTTAAACAGATGTTTGGAGATAAAAAAGAAGATTTCAAACATTATCCAGGCCAAGTAGATGATAAAAAGTCAAAGGAAAAGGGGTGGATAACTGGTGACCCAACAAAACCTATTGCATTTGATGGTTCTGATATATCATCTATACTTGACAAAGCAAATAAACAAGTAGAAAAAGAACGAGGTCTTAAACAAATCCCATATACTGAATCAGTACAGTTAGACGAAAAGATTGAAGGACTTGTAAACAAATCAAAACAGAGTGGTGTTCCATATGGTATTCTTAAAAAGTCATATGACAGAGGACTGGCTGCATGGAAAGGTGGACATCGCCCAGGCACAACCCCACAACAGTGGGCATTTGCAAGAGTTAATTCTATGTTAACTGGTGGTAAAGCAGACCCAGATTTACAAAAAGACATTTCACAAGGTGGATATAAGAAGAAGAAAAAAGCAGAATCATATGAAATTGGTAAAGACTATGCAGATCATACTAAGAAAGTAACACCAGGCCAAGTTAATGAGTGGTTTGAAAGTCAAGTTGTTCGTGCAAACTATCAATTAAGACATGGTGAAGATTGGTGGTGGAAACTACAAGAAGTCAAGGAATCAATGTTAGAAAAGGTTGGTTGTTGTGATGATTGTGCTGATAACTTTGATGAGGAATCATTAAAGTCTGATACAGGCCCATGTTGGGATGGTTACAAACAAGTTGGTATGAAGAATAAGGGTGGAAAACAAGTTCCTAACTGTGTACCAGAATCAACAGATATGGAAGAGAAATCAACTCTAAAGAAAGACAAAAAATTACCTAATTTACTAATCCCCAAAAAGGGTAAATCAGGCCAAACAAAATTCTCAAGAAGAAAAGCAATAACTAAACTTGCCGCATCATTTACTGAATTTAAGAAAATGAATGATTGGGGTGAATATACAGAAGATGCTGAAGGCAAAGAACTAAATAATCCAACAAAGGGTGATGTCAAAAAGTACAAAGTTTATGTAAAGAACGATAAGGGCAATGTTGTGAAGGTAGAGTTTGGTGACCCAAATATGTCAATCAAACGAGATGACCCACAAGCGAGAAAGAATTTTCGTGCAAGACACAATTGCGATCAGAAAAAAGATAAGACTACAGCAGGATATTGGTCGTGTAAGTTTTGGAGTACCAAATCCGTCACAGACTTGATGAAAGGTTAATAGGAATATGGATGATTTAAAACCAAAACAAAAATTACGAAAACTCGCTGGTTTATCCATAGATGAGGTTCGTAAAGATAAGAAATCTAAACAGACAAAGGTTTTAGAGGCAAAGATTGAAGCCCAACTTGCTGAAGAAAAAAGAATAGAAGAGAAGATGAATTTCATTAATGAGGATATGAAAACATCTATTATTTCAGTTGATAGTTTTAATAACAAAGGTCAGAAACATCTTGAAGAAGAGGTTAGAAGTCTTGAAGAAGTAAAACCTTCTATTGAAAAAGCAAAAGAGAGTTTACAAGAACTAGTTAGTATTTTTGGTAACATAACTGATTTTAAAGTAAAGAAAGAACAAGTCACAGAAGAAATAAAAGAAATTAAAAAACCATCAGCATCCGTTGCAAGGGCTTTTGGTTTAAAAGAGAATAGTAAGATTGGGTTTAATGCCGATGATATTAAGGTAAGTGTTAAGCCTGAACCGATTGTCGAAGAAAAGAAAAAACCAATTATTCATAAGAAAGTTGTTAGTGAATCTGTAAAACCAATTACACCAATTCAACCCATACAACCAACTAGAAAACTAGGTAAACAATCGGTAACTTCCCAATTCCAAGAAGATGCTGATACATTCATAAATTTAGAGAAAAGAAAAGAATTATATGAAGCCTTAAAGAGAGGTGATGTTAATTCACAAGTTTATAAGAAAGAGATGAAAGCACTTGAAAAAGATAGACAATCAGCAATTGATGAAAAGAAATCAAGAATTGCTGACATGCATCAAGCACAAGTTGAAAGGATGGAGAACGAGAAACTCAATCCAGTTATACAGGCATATAAAGATAATAAGACAGTATTTACAAGTAAGATTGACGATGCTCAAAACTATGTTGATGATGTTCTTAGACAACTTGATACAGTTGCTTATGATAAGAATGATCCAGAAGTCATAGACGAAAGAACAGAAGTAGAAAAAGTACGTGCCGACCTTTCCAAGTTTAAGGAAATGTTTGGACAGACTATTAAAAATCTTTCACCAATTATTACTGAAAATGCAAAAGCTACTGCACAAGGAGAAATCTCTGGTGGTGGTGGTGGAGAAATCAAACTATTTGGTTTGGACGATATAGATGCTGGTTCTAGATTCCACGGTGCAATGCTTCGTTATGATGATTTTGCAAAGAAGTACATCCATGTTGATGATGATTTAAATGATGGTATCGCATTAGAAGATGATAGTGGAGATGAAGTTATTCTCGATGCTACAAATACTTCTGGTTCTGATGAAGGTCAAAGTATACTTCAAGAAGATTTCACAAGAAATAATGTCCTTGCAGATATTGTTACTGGTGCAACTGTAGGTTCAACTACTTCAATTCCAGTGGTTACATTTAATAGTCAAGGTTTGATTACATCAATGACAACTGCTAATATATCCAGTACACTAACAGTTGGTGCCGACAGTGGTAGTGATGATGCTGTTGCTGTAGGAACAGACACATTGAACTTTGCTGGTGGAGATGGTATTACTACGACAGTGACAAATAATCAAATCGCAATAGGAATTACGGATGACAGTGTGACAGAGACAATGATGGCAGACGATGCTATTGGTTCAACACAACTAAAAACACTATCCACACTATTGATTAAGAACTCTGGTGGAACTACTTTAAAAACTGTACACGGAGCAGGCGCTTAATTTTATAAATAATACTATAAAGGAATGACCATGAACAAATATACAAATATATACGAACTTTACGCCAAAGTCATGGACAATGCTGATTCCATTGCTAGTAGAAAAGCATACTCTGTAACCGAAGATATCAAAAAAGATGCTGTAACTGCATTTGATAAATTAAAATCAAAACAAAAAGTTACAATTGGTTACGACTCGTCTGTTGCACAAAACATGTCTAGTACTTTCATAGTAACATCTAAAAACAAAGTAAAGATGGGTTCTGCTGGTATGGGTGAGAAAATCACTCTGAAAAAGGATGGTGGTAAGGGTGGTATGAAGTACTTCTTATACAAGAGGCCAGACGGTAATGTAAGTCTAGCACTTGGTGATATGGCTGCATCAATGAAAACTATCAAATTAGAAGGAATTAATGAAAAAAAAGACTTGACATTGGCCGAGGAGTGTGTTACATTAGACCTTGATGAGAACTACACACCGAAAGAGGTAAAAATGGCAATTGGAGTCGCATCCGATCCTAGATATAAACAAGGAAACATGACTGGCGCTGTAAATGCAATAGAAAAAATTAAAAAAGGTTTATCAAAACAGACACAAGTTGCAGCTGTTTTGAGGAGACAAAATGAAGAACTGTTGGCATATGTCAAAGAAGGTAAAATGAAGAACATCGCTATTGATGTAGACGATGCAATGGGTAATATTGCATACAAGTTAGACACTAAAGGTGGAAAGTTCGTAGTTAAAGTAGACAGTAATGATGAGGAAGATGCACAAAAAGCAATGAAGATGCATCCACTATACATTGCTGGTAAACTAAGAGTTATTCCAGAAGGTAACGCTTCTAGAATCGTTGAACCCTACAGGCCTGAATTAGATTTAGATGAAGCACCAAAAATAACATATGCTCTTGTTGGTACAGATATGAAAATCTATGCAATAGATAGTGATGAAAAAGATTTGAAGATAGAAAGAGGTTCTTTAGAGAAAAGGTTAAAAGATGTTTCACCACTTAAAATTGCAAGATTAAAGACTGCACAGAGTATTGGTGATAAAGTAGATAAGTCGCAACTTAAAGAAGAAGAAGAAACAGTAGAGGCACGAAAAGTCGACCCTGCTGATATTGATGATTTTGCTACAGACGATGATATTAAAACCGCTGATAATAATATTCTTATGCAACTTAGAAAATCAGTTAGTCTAAGAGGACTAAAAGATGTCAAGTTCAATGATAATAAAAAAGTCAAGGTTAACGATAAGATTGCACAAGCAGCACTGAACAAATTTGCATCAATACGAACATCAATCGACAAAGCAAAATTTTCAAACCAAATAGCGAAGTCATACAAAGACTTGCTTAATGCGCTAAAAAAGTAGGAGACTAAAATGGCATATTTTGATAAAAAAGAGGGTAGTCTTGAAGAGGCGATTAAGGCTAGTCTAACAGACGGAACTAAAGCAGAGTACCAAAAATTCTTTAACGGTGCATTGAAAAAGTTTAATATTAAATCGCCTGCTGAATTAAAAGATGATAAAGCAAAGAAAAAGTTTTTTGATTATATTGATAAGAACTACACTGGTGAGAAATCTGAAGCAGTTAATCAACTAATTGGTAAACTTAAAGAGTGGTCGTTTTCCTCTGCTAAACCAGTAGAAGAAAAAAAGGCTCCACTTGGTGTAGATGAAAAATCTAAAAAAGAAGTTGAAGAACAACTCTCTGCAATGAATGGTAAGTCATTATCTATGAGGGAAGCTCTAAAGAAAGTTTGGAGTGGACAAGAGGGTAAGAATCCTTTTGAAGATGAGAACAAAAAGAAGATGAAAGAGAAAAAAGATTTTGCAAAAGGTTCAAAAGCCGCAACTGGTGAACCAGCTGCAAAGGTTGAAATTGATCCTAAAATAAAGGATTAAAGTATGAAAACTCTTTCGGAGTTAATGACGGCAAAAGAAGATTTGCCTATTATATATTGTGACATGGATCAAGTTCTATGTAACTTTATGGCTGGTGCTGATAAAGCTGCTGGGGGTTCATTTGTTACTGCTGATAAGGGAGAACGATGGCAGAAGATTAGTGATACTAAAGGTTTCTGGGCAGAGTTAGAATGGATGCCTGGTTCTAAAAAGTTATGGCAATTTATTGCTAAATATGATGCACATATTCTTTCTGCTTTTTCAAAGAAGGATTCAAATTCTAGGCCAGGTAAGATGAAATGGTTGGCCAAAAATACGAATGTTAAACGAGGTAATATTCATTTGGTACAAAGAGATCAGAAACAGGCATATGCCACAATTGATGGGAAACCATCCGTTTTAGTTGATGATTACATAAAGAACATTAAGGAATGGGAACAAAGAGGTGGAATTGGGGTTCATCACACGAATGTCAATAAAACTATTACAAGATTGAAGTCTTTGGGATATAGATAATTATAAATAAAAGGAAATAGATTAAAGATCTAAAGGAGATTAAAATGGGTTTATGGGGATCAAATACAAGTTCAGCTAACCGACCAAAATTCTTGCCTGAGGACGATAATGCTTCTGGATCAATGGGTTCGAGACAAAACGCCATTGCAACAAGTGGTGGATGGGCGCTTGCCTCTGGCCTTGCGGCTTCTGGTAACGACAATAAAGATGCTCAACCAGAAATCCTAGTATGCATTAGAAACCTTGCGGCAATTGCTGGTTCGGCTACGGTACGCTCAATTGATTGGACAGACGGTATATATGCCGATAGTGCAACATTTGATATAACACTAACATTCGATGAAGCAGTAGACATGACAAGTGCCGCTGTAACAGCGAACCAAACAGTAACAAACAAAGCATACATTCTATTAAATAGACTTGGTGCGACAGACATGGTAGAGGACAACACAATTGCTGCCCAATATCTCTCTGGTTCTGGAACAAACCAAATTACATTCAGAGGTTCACTACAAGCGGCCGCTGCTGGTTTTATTGGATTTAACACAAAAGCAATCGTTTTCAACGGTTCTGCTGATGCTACAGAAGAAGATGGAACATCTATCCTTGCAATAAGACAAGAAGGTGGTACTGACGCTGTTCCTGCTGGTAGAATTGTTCTTGACTCCGTTGCTGCTATTGTTGGAACGGTAAATGGTGCAATTACAACAGCAACAACTGCTTTGGTTCTAGATGGTAACTCTGGTACAATTGCAGTAGGTATGAAAGTTTACGGACAGGCAAATGCAACACCATTGACAGACGAAAATGGTTCAACTGACTTATCACAAGATGGTTCATTAACTGTTACTGCAACAAATGGTTCAACAAGTGTCACACTTTCAAGACCAGTTACAGTTGCAAACGACATAGTTCTAAACTTCTCTGCTGATGGACACGACAGTTTGTGTGATGAGGGATTAGACTTAGTTGTTCAAGGAGATAGTGGAACTACAGATATTACTGGTATTACAAGAACTGGTGAAGATACTGCTGTCAAAATTGGATTGCTTGAAGATGGTACAGAAGGTAGAGATACTAGTGGTACAATCATCTTTGATGCTACAAACGGTTCAAGTGCTGATGAGTTTGATGCTATACTTGCAGAAGATAAGACTTCTGATATTGTATTACACTCACAAGTAGGTTCTACAAGTGGAACTGGTTCTATCCTAAACGGAGTTACTACTACATAATAAGTGAAAAAATAGGGCCAAAAAGTCTTATAAATAATATTATAAATTAAAGGTGAATATAATATGGTAATGAAACAGAGAGTGGATAACACTGAACGAGAAGAAATTGTACTAGTGCCTGGCACCAAAGCAGCTGCATTGTTTAACAAGTTGTTGCAAAAGGATACGGTACTAGATGCAGATTTAGAAAAGGTTAAATCCCAACTAGATTTGCATGACAAGAAGAGATTAGAATATGTTGGGTTGATAAATGCACTTACTGGTGCAAAACAAGTAACCCAAGATCTTCTAGACGGTTATATAATTGATGTTAGTCAAGAGTCGATAGATAAAGATTTATCTACAGTCTCCAAAAAAGAATAACATGGGTGATGTAGGACGCCGAGTGTGTACCTACAGTAATATTCCTAGAATTGTCTAGGTATTTAATAACGCTATTTAAGGAGAATAAAAATGGCTGATAAGAAAATTACTGCACTGACTGACCTTTCAACAGGCATCGCAGGCGCAGACTTGCTACACGTTGTAGATGATCCAACTGGAACACCTATTAACAAAAAGGTTAGTGTAACTAACTTTATTAACAACCTTCCTTCTTTTATCGGATTTTCAAATTCTGTAGAAGATATTTCTGATGGTACACAGGCTGCATTGTCTGTAACAACTGCTGTTACTTTGCTTCAGACTGCTGGTTCTAACGCTACTACTATTGCTGATGGAACTATCGTAGGTCAGTTGAAAGTTATCATTAACGACACTGATGGTGGTACATCTGTATGTACACCTGCTGACCCATTGGGTTATGCAGACATCAACTTTGTTGATGACGGTGATGCTGTTATACTAATGTGGACTGGTTCTTCATGGGCCGTTATCGGACAGCATGATGCTGGTGCTGATAGTGGACTTGTTGATATCGCTAACTAATAATTAGATTTGGGGGGGTTCGCCTCCCCATTTCCCATATTAGATAAAGGAGATTACAATGGGATTAAGATTCATGTCAAAAGCAGGCAAAATGATGGTGCCTCCAGTAGCTCGTACAACTGCTCCTAAAGCAGTTCAGGCAGTTAAAAAGGTAGTCAAGAGGGCTGCAAAGAAGTAATATTAAATATAGTAGGGGGGTTCTGCTCCCCTACTATATACTATTAAAGGAGTTAAAAATGGAACGAAAAGAGTTGAAAGAAATATACGATGGTTCAGATGAAACTCCTAATCCTTGTGGGTGCGATAGTTCGTGTGCTTGTAAAGGACAATGTGATGATAACTGTAACTGCGAAGGTTGTAACTCATGAAAAGTTTTAAACAACACATAAAAGAAGTTCACAATAATATGCACCATAATGTTGCTGTGGATTTAGATATTAATCCTGCCGAACTAGGAAATCCAGAAGTCGTAAAAAGACTTAATGCATTTGTTGGACTGATAGGAAATCAAGAATTTATTTTACCAGAACACGCTCTTAATACTTTAAGAAATAGATTAGCAGCTGTTGGTCTTGGTATGGAAGCAACACCAAGTATGAGTGAACAGAGTGGTTCATTTGAACTTCAACTTAATAAGATGGGTGGAAGATTTGGTAAAGATGAGAATACACCATTTGATGAGTTTTTAGACGATGATGGGATTTCTCACATGGTAGAGGGTGGATTGAAGTTGAAAGTGGATTATGAAATGGTAGGAAGAAATAATTCATGTAAACTATACGCTTCCATTGTATAGTACATGTATGAAAAGATAACGCCTGAAAATGTAATGATGTATGCCATAAGGCATTACAACAACCCACATTGCGAAGGTGAAAAAGAATTTCAAGACGATCTGAAAAGATTTAAATATATTAAAAGGCTTCTAAGAAAATACTATGAAAGTGGTATTTTAAAAGAACGTCTACTAATCAATCACATTATAGTCTTATCAAATGTATTTGGCCCAGAAGCCTGTGCAACTCTTCTTATACACAAAATACAACACGAACACTTATCTGCACTAAAGGCGTTTTGTATTTACCTAAATATAATTAGAGAAGATGAACTAAAGATTATAGAAACAGATTCTTTTGTTCTAGAAAAACTAGAGGAACTATAATGGGAAGAGCGATAGACCTATTTGTAACGTATAGATTTTTACGGTTACTAACAACACCCTTTGAGGACACTGATGCTTATAAGTTGGGTATCATTGACGAAAAGGGCAATCGTATTATGCAAGATAAAGCAAAGAAACCACAAGTTCCCTTGGTTTCATCACAAGAAAAAAATGCATATACTATTCTACACAAACTTGTATTCAACATCAAAAAGATTTTTAACAAAGTGCCTGGACTTAGAAGTAAGGTTGGTACATATGCTGCAGCGTTGTTTCTACTAAAAGATACATTCAAAGAATCTGTTGATGATAAAGATATGTTTGAAAAAGAGTTTATCAAATTTTTACATGAGAACGAAATACAGTTGGACGATACAATTTCAGAAGAGATTGCCGGTTTTGGTGAGGTTTTACCCAAAGGTGAATATGTGCTAATCAACGATATACTAAATAAAGAAGAAGAAGAATTAACTGCTAAAAAAGGTGATAAGGTTATCACATATGATGACGAACCACCTATTGATACAGTTTTGGGTGTTGAGATATTTCCAGTTATTCATATTAGAACCCAAGAAAAAATATATGTAAGTGTAGAGGATATTAAAAATGCCAAATAAAATATATACAGAAGTAGATCCATACACAGGCAACAACATAGAAGAAGATGCTCCAACTAACAGTAATGCTGCTGGTGGAGTTGCTATGCCGCCTGATGCTATGATGAAGAAAAAGAAAAAGAAAAGTCTTTTAGATGCAAGAACAAAAGCATATAGAGCTCATGCAAAACAATTGCAAATGAAAAGAGAAAAGAAATCCATGAGAGAGGGTTCTTTTCAAAGTAGTGTTATTGCAAGTGTTCAAGAGTTTGGTATCGAGTCTCTTCTTGCAGAAGAAAATCTTGATGTGATGAGATCAATCGTAAAGAGTAAACAGGCTAAAAATTTAAAGTTCAAAGATGGAACTATGAAATGCGACTTGATGACAGCATCCGTAATTACACAAGTTTATGATAAGGTTAATGATGTTAATAAAGCAAAGTTAAAACCTATGATGAACGGTAAGAAAGGTGATTTTCTGAAACTACAAAATATCGCTTTTAAAGTTGCAAAGTAACAGTAGAGGATTTACAATGCCTCGTGATTTTAGAACACATATTAAAGAGTCTTTGTCTGGTGTATCTTATAAAGATGGTAGCCTTGGGCCTGGGTTAGATACCTATGTTCCAATCATTAATTTAAATGCACAATCAGAAAAACCATTAAAGAAATCCGATTTAGATCAAATAGAGAAGTATGCAGATAGAATATTTGCATCTCTTGGTATTGACGTAGAGTTTACACGACATTTCTTAGACAGAGTAAATGATGCGAGAAACAATAAACAAATCACACCAGCAGAACTTACTAGACTATTCAAACAGTCACACAAGAAATTTGGTAAGACTATCGCACAACTAGGGCCTGATGCAGAAGCAGTTATCAATGATATGAAAACTGATATCAATATGCCGTTTGTATTAAACCTAAAGGGTGGAGAGTTAGAACTTGTTGCAAAGACAGTAATGAGAAAGAAAGATTTTAAAACCTCTGGGCCTAAGTTAAAGTTTGAAAGTTTTAATGAAGCAATGGAGTTTTTTCCAAAAGACTTACACCTTCAAATAACATTACCAGAACCCAACACTGATCTGGATGAGGAAGTATTAAAATTAAAATCCCTTATGGCAAAAAGAACAGACAAAGATGAAGAGTCTATTGCTAACCATGATGAACAGACTTATTATGCGATTGAGCAATATTTACTTGAACACGGTATGTCATTTCACGAAAATGAGATGATAGATATAGTTCAGCAGGCAAGACCAACAATCAAATATTTTAAAGAAATTTTTGACTTAAAAAGACCTTTTGATCATGATAACGAAATTAAACCAATGGCAAGTACAACTAATAAAACTAAGAGTTATCCTAGTGGACATGCAACACAATCTATGTTAGTTGCATTGTATATATCTAATAAATTTCCAGAACATAGAAAAGGTATCATTGAAGCTGCAAAAGAATGTGGATATGGTAGAGTTTTAGCTGGATTTCATTATTTACAAGATTATGTTGTCGGTAATTTACTTGCAGAAAAAATGTATATGATAATGAATAGAAGCGATTATGGTTTAGAGAATGATAAAAAGTGATATTAAAAAACTTCATATAGAACTTACTAATAGGTGTAATGCTGGATGTCCTCTTTGTGGAAGAACATCTAGTAGACCTAGTGGTGTTACAGAATTTATAGAGAACTCTGGTTGGATAGATTTGCAATTAGAGACTCTTAAAAAGATCCCTTGGGAAACTATGGAGCGTGTTAATTTTTGTGGTAATTATGGTGATCCAGCAATTCATCCCAAACTCATAGATATAGTAGAATACATAGAACAATTTGAATGTAAGATACATGTCGTAACAAATGGTTCTTTGCGAAATACAGAGTGGTGGACAAAACTTGCAAAAACCATGACAAGAAGAAAGAGTCATGTAAGATTTAGTATAGATGGGTTGAGAGATACAAATCATTTATATAGAAGAAATACTAATTTTGATGCGATTATTAAAAATGCACAAACATTTATAGATAATGGTGGTAGAGCAGAGTGGGTATTTATAGCATTTCAACATAACGAACATCAAATAGATGAGGCAAGAGAACTTGCAAAAAAGATGGGGTTTAAAAAATTTGAACTTAGAAGAAATAATCGTACCGTTTTAGAAGATGGTATAATAAGAGAACCAAGAGTACCACCAGTAAAAAAGATTCAACAACAAATGTTAGATAAATTTGGTGGAACACCAAGTTATGTTCCACAAAATAATGAATTAAAGAAATGGACAGAATCAACTTGGGATGCATCTGGATCTGGAATATTGTGCCAATCACAAAAAAAAGAGGAATTATTTGTATCATGTGATGGAGATGTTTTACCTTGTTGTTGGTGGGGTAATTATCAATTTGCATCTAAATACAATCCAAACCATGTTGGGCATAAAGCTAAACATGTACAAATTTTAAAAAACATGAAAATAGATTTAAGAAAATATGATTGGGATGAGATAATAAATGAATATAAAAAACAAGGAGATTATATAGAATTACTATGGAGTAATGACCCAAAAAATAATATAAGACAATGTTATTCACAGTGTGGTACACAAAAAAACTTGACCGCCAGAAGAAAAGAAACTTTATAAATAGTACGAGAGGTAAAATATGATAAAAGTATATGGATTGTTAATAGTTATGGGTTTACTCGCTGGTGTGGGTTATGGTGCATATTATTACTACAATGACACACAACAGAGACTTGGTGTATTGCGTGATAGTAATGCAAAACTAGAAGTAGCAAACCAACAGAACCAAGAGACTATAAAAGCAATGACAGACAACTTTGAAAAACAAAGTAAATTGAATAAAGAATTATCTTCAAAGTTAATAGATGCAGAGAAATATGGTAATACACTTAGGAAAAAACTAAGTAAAATAGATTTACCAGCCGCATCTCTTAACAAACCAGAAGAAACACAAAAAAGGATAAATGATGCATCTCAAAAGGTTCTTGACATGTTTGAGTCTATTACTACTACTAAGTAGTTGTAGTTGGATGCCTGAAAAGGAAATAGTAACTATTACTAAGGTTGTTAAACCAGTAATAGATGTAAAACCTATGCCTAAACCAGTTAAAATGCTTCCAGTTAAATTCTATGTGGTTACGGAAAAAAACTACGAAGAGTTTAAAGAGAAGTTTACGAAAGAAAATGGTGATTACGTTTTTTACGCTGTGTCTGTTCCATCATATGAGAACTTGGCATTAGACATGGCAGAGTTGAGAAGATATATTGAACAACAAAAAGAAATAATCATCTATTATCAGAAAGCTGTAACGGATGAACCAAAGGGAAAGGACTAACTATGGGAAAGTTTAATGGTAAATTAGTTGCTGAATTTACACCCCCTAAAAGTTGGGTTTTAGAAAAACAATTATCATTTGAAAGCGAAGAACTAAACGATGCTGATGTTGCAATTTTGTCACAGTGTGGCGCAAGTGTAGTCGATACTGGTAAAGGTACAGGCAGAGTATCATGTGGTAAAGGTATGAAAACTGACCTTGCCTCTGTTCCAAGAGCAATCTGGGCCTTTATTTCACCGTGGGATGTTGCAAGAGCAGCTGTAATCCACGATCATCTATATGCAAAACTTAGACATTTCTGGTGGCATGGTGGTGGTAAGGTAGATAAGAAAACATGGAAAAGAGCAAGGTATCTTTCAGATCGTGTATTCTTAGATGGTATGAAATCTGCTGAACCAGAGGTATCTAGTTTGAAAATCTATGCCTCGTATTATGCAGTAAGAATGTTTGGAAGATGGCCTGCCTCTGCAAAAGAGTAGTGTCAAAATTCATATTTTGGTTTATGTCAAATTTAAGTGACTGTCAAAAGATTGACAACTTATAAATAGTATGGAGAGGCGATTGTAAATGGCAGAGATTTCAGATAATACTAATGTAGCAATGCCCATTAGAAATATGGTGTCAATCATCATAGCAGTTGCAGTAGCAACTTGGGCTTATTTCGGTATCATAGAAAGACTAAATTCTATTGAAACGGAACAGACCTTGATGACATCTGATTTAGAAAAGAATACAGAGTTTCGTATTAAATGGCCTAGAGGTGATATGGGTTCTTTACCTGCTGATGCAGAACAATTTATGTTAATTGAGCATATTGCTGGACAGTTGGAAAAACTTACACAAAATATAGAAACCGGCAAGGCCCCTTATGATCAACAACAAAAACTAACTCTAGATTTTTATGAAACAAGAATTAAAAAACTAGAAGGAAATCTTGATAAATTAAAAGACAAGATTGGACAAATAAAATAGGAAGAAAGAGATGGAAATTTTCAGTGGATTTGTATTGATGATGTTCATGTCTGGTGATATAAAACCAACAGAGTTCACACCTAGAGAAACACTAGGTGAGTGTTTGAAAGTAAAAAGAATAATAAAAAGAAACCAAGGTGCGAATGGGCCTAGGTGGGTGTGTAAACAAGGTAAGTTACAAATAGAAAGAGTGGGTGATGACATACACCCAATTAAGATATTGGAGATTGAATAGTGTGGTTTTTCCTATTCAAAGCGATTGCTGGTGCAGTTATTGGAGATGCATCTGCCGAATGGTTTAAGAAAACTAAATTTGGATTGTGGTTTTATGCTAAAGTAGAAAGAGTATATAATTGGGCAGCGAAACGATATGATATTAAGATAGCGACAGTTGAAGAGAAACAGATGAAAAAATTCCCCAATCTCACAAAGAGGTTAAATAGATTAGAGAGAGAATTAAATGAGCTTAGAAACAGAGGTTGAAATCCTAAAAAAAGAGATATCTGATATCAAACAAATACATTTGAGATTAGATACAGCAATAAACAAAATTTCAGATGTTTCTAACAGCATAAATCGTATGCTTGCTGTACACGAAGAGAAATTATCCAGACAAGAAGAAGAACAGACAGAATTAAATAAAGCGATAGAATCCAGAAGAAATGACTTTTCAGAACAGATACAACTTTTACATAAGAGGATATCTGATCAGAGTAGAGAAACAATGGATTTAATGTCTAAACAACATACAGAACAAACAGAGAAGATTAATACATTAAAGAGTGATATTAACGACAGAGTGGGTGTTCTGGAGAAGTGGAGACATGTACTAATTGGTGGTTCTATTGTTGCTGGTTTTATTTTACATAAGTTAATAAATTTAAATTTATAGGAAAAACATGGCAGATTCTTTCGAGTTGCTCATCAAACTATGGCCCATATTAGTTGGGTTTGTTACATTGGTAATAGTACTTGCAAAGATGCATTACGCTATAATTGTACTTGGTGAGAAGGTTAAGACACTGTTTGAACTTTTTAATCAACAAAATTCAAAATAGTACTTGACTCTGCATAGTTTTTGGTGTATAGTCATACTATGTTCAATGAAATTAAATACGTCAATATTATATCTAGCCAATTATCACAGTTTAAAAAGAAGGGGGATTTTCTCTGGAATTTTAGATGTCCATATTGTGGCGATTCTCATAAATCTACAACTAAAGCAAGAGGTTTCATATTCCGTAAGGAACAAAACCTTGTGTACAAGTGTCACAACTGTGGGGTTGGAAAAAGTTTAAAAAATTTCCTATCTTTTGTCGATGAGAGCGTTCATAAAGACTATATACTAGAGACTTACAAAAAGACTCCAGACAAAGAAGAGTATGATATAGGTAAGTTCCAAAAACCTAAGTTTATGAGGAGAACTAAAGAGGGTATGCCTCCTCTGACTAAACTTAAAAAGATTTCTCAACTTGGATTTAATCATCCAGTTAAGAGATGGGTAGAAAGTCGTAAGATACCCACTAATAAACATTTTGAATTGTTTTATGCACCTAAGTTTTTTACATGGGTTAATACTTTAATTCCTAATAAGTTTTCATCTTTAGGTGGAGACCACCCACGGTTGGTCATTCCATTCTTTGATGAAGAAAATAATATGTTTGCTCTACAAGGAAGAGCATTTGGTAATGAGACACCTAAGTATATCACTATCAGTTTGAATGAAGATAAGGATAATATATATGGACTGCACCAACTACAAAAAAATAAATTAACTTATGTAGTTGAAGGCCCCATAGATAGTTTGTTCTTAGATAACTGTATTGCTGTTGCTGGTGCTGATTTTACGAAGTTAGACAAAGACAATAAAGTAATTATATTTGATAATGAAAGACGAGGCATTGAGATACTAAAAAGAATTAGAAAGATAATAGATTTGGATTACAAAGTTGTTTTGTGGCCAGATAATGTACGAGAGAAGGATATAAACGATATGATACTAGCAGGACGGACAAAAGAAGAAATCACGAAAATAATTAAGGATAACACATATCAAGGTTTGACCGCTAAGATCAAATTTTCTCAATGGAGTAAACAAAATGTCTAAAGTTTATCAAGGGATCAACATTGATCTATCAAGAGATGATAATTTATCAGACCAATCATCAAAACTATTATTAGATTATTATTGTAGAGATGATGAACCATCACCTCAACATGCATTTGCAAGAGCGGCTGCATGTTATTCATTCGGAGATAAAAAACTTGCACAAAGAATTTATGATGCTGCTAGTAAAAATTGGTTTATGTATGCATCGCCAGTTTTATCAAATGCAGTATTACCAAAAGAAAAGATTAAAGCATTACCCATTTCATGTTTCCTATCATATGTTCCAGATAGTCTAGAAGGACTTATTGAACACACTGCTGAATTAAGATGGTTATCAGTAAAAGGTGGTGGGGTTGGTGGTCACTGGAATGCTGTTCGTTCAGTATCAAATATTGCTCCAGGCCCAATTCCATTTCTACACACAGTAGATGCTGATATGATTGCCTACCGACAAGGTAAAACCAGAAAAGGTTCGTATGCAGCTTATATTGATATTTCACATCCAGACATCGAAGAGTTTTTAAAGCTTCGTATTCCAACTGGTGATGTTGGAAGAAAAGCATTGAATCTACATAACGCTGTAAATGTACCAGATGCATTTATGAAAGCAGTCGAAGAAGGATTGGGTTGGGATTTGATTGATCCAAATGAAAAGGTTGCAAGGAAAACCGTAGATGCAAGAAAGTTATGGGAAGAGTTACTAGAAACTAGATTTAGAACTGGTGAACCATATATTAATTTTATTGATACTGCAAACAGATATATGCCTCAAACACAGAAAGATAAAGGTTTAAAGATACATGGTTCTAACTTGTGTAATGAAATACACTTACCTACTAACGAGGAAAGAACTGCTGTGTGTTGTCTATCATCTGTGAACCTAGAGAAATATGACGAGTGGAAAGATACAAATCTTGTTAATGATTTGATTCGTTTCTTAGATAATGTATTACAATTCTTTATTGACAACTGCCCAGATACTTTACCAAAGGCGAAATATTCAGCAGAACAAGAAAGGTCTCTTGGTCTTGGAGCGATGGGGTTTCATTCATATTTGCAGAAGAATAACATTGCACTTGAAAGTGTGACAGCAAAAGAGTTGAACGTCAAAATCTTTAAAGATATCAAAGAGAAAGCAGTAGAGGAAACCTTGAAACTTGGTGCTGAACGGGGCGTAGCTCCAGATATGGAGGGCACTGGAAGGCGTAACGCTCACTTACTTGCGATTGCCCCCAATGCAAATTCTTCAATGATTGTGGGCACTTCACCGTCAATCGAACCAAATAAAGCAAATGCTTATACTCACAGAACTAGGGCTGGTTCACACCTAATTAAGAATGGATTTTTAGAAGAAGAATTGAATAGACTAAATATGAACACTTCCGAAGTTTGGACTTCAATCGTTACAAACAATGGTAGTGTCCAACATCTGACATTCTTATCAGATGAGTTAAAGAAAGTTTATAAGACTGCTACAGAATTGAGACAAGAGTTTGTAGTAGAACTTGCAGGCGATAGACAAAAGTTTTTGTGTCAAGGACAATCACTTAATCTATTCTTTCCTGCTGGTGCATCCAAGAAGTACATACATCAGACCCATTTTAAAGCATGGAAAGATGAGTGTAAAGGATTATATTATTTAAGGACTGAAACAACATCAAAAACAGAGAAGGTTTCAGATAAAGTCGCACTAGATAAATTGAGAGATTATTCAGAATTAAAACAAGAAGAAGAAGAATGTATCGCCTGTCAAGGTTAAAAAAGAAATAGGAGAAGATAAATGGATGTACAAATATATACAAGTCCAACATGTGGATATTGTGTCAATGCTAAGAACTGGTTTAATGAACATAATATTGAATATACAGAACATAGCATGTCAAATGATGATGAAAGGTTACAGTTTTATCAAAGAGTGAATAATACAGAAGAAAGATTAAATAGAAAAGAAGGTAACATCCAAAGTGTGCCACAGATTTTTGTTAACGGTTCTAGGATTGGTGGTTTTTCGCAACTATTAGAAAAATCAGATGAAATTCTAAAAATCCGTGGGGGAAGTCTTTTGGCATTTTCAGAGGCGTATAAACCATTCTATTATCCGTGGGCAGTTGAAATGGTCGTAAGACATGAGAAAGTTCATTGGATAGAAGATGAGGTAGACTTATCAGAAGATGTTTCAGATTGGAAGAGTAATAAGTTATCTGATTCAGAGAGAGATTATATTACAAACGTACTAAGATTGTTTACACAATCAGATGTTGCAGTTGGACAAAACTATTTCGACCAATTCTTACCTAAGTTTAAGAATAATGAAATACGAAATATGCTTGGTTCTTTTGCATCAAGAGAAGGTATTCATCAAAGAGCATATGCATTATTAAATGAGACACTAGGTTTACCAGATAGTGACTTCCATGCCTTCTTAGAGTATAAAGAAATGGCAGATAAAGTAGATTTCATGATGGACTCAGATGTATCTACACACAAAGGTATAGGACTTGCTCTTGCAAAATCTGTATTCAATGAGGGTGTATCTTTGTTTGCATCGTTTATTATGTTATTGAACTTCCAAAGGTTTGGTAAGATGAAAGGTTGTGGTAAAATTGTTGAGTGGTCAGTAAGAGATGAATCAATGCATGTTGAGGGTATTGCAAAACTATTCAGAGCATTTTGTTCAGAGAAACCTAAAATTGTTAACGATGAATTTAAAAAAGAAATCTACAAGATGTCTGATAAAATAGTTGAACTAGAAGATAAGTTTGTAGATATGACATATGCACTAGGTGAACCAGAGGGTTTAAAGGCCGAGGATGTAAAGACATATATAAGGTATATTACCGATAGAAGGTTATTGCAACTAGGATTGAAAACTAACTTTAAGGTAAAAGAAAATCCAATTCCTTGGTTGGAGTGGATACTTAACGCTGCAGATCATACTAACTTCTTTGAGAATAGAGTGACAGAGTACGAAGTCGCTGGATTGTCTGGTAGTTGGGAAGATGCATACGAAACGAAACATTAAACATATGACAACAAAAATAATAAATTGTGAAGAGTGTGAGGCTGATTTTAAAGTCTCACACTCATTAAGCACTAGACATTACAAAATAGGATTCTGCACATTCTGTGGGTCAAAACTAGAAGAAGAACAACAAGACGAAATCGAGAGTGAAGAAGCATGGGATGATGAAGATGAGTGGGATTGATGTTATACACATTTGGATGTAGTTATACAGAAGATGAAGGTGAAATACATTTAAAAGATAATGTTGTATATCATCTTGGCAAAACATATTACTTTCCCAAATGGCCTAAATTATTATCTCAGCATTTAGGTATGGAATATAAGAATTTTGGAGTAGGTGGTTCTGGTAATGACCAGATATTCTACCATGCTGTAAATGAGATAGTTCATAATCATAATGATATTGACACCGTAGCGATATTATGGTCTGCGATGTGGAGATTTTGGGTTTATGGTAAAAATTTTAATCCAGTTAACGTCCTTACTACTGATAGTTCTTGGTCAAAACTTTTGGACTATGAGGTTTATAAACATTTACTCAAAGAATTACAATATCCTAATCAAGCAACAAAGTTCCAAATAAATTGTTTTTTAAAAAATATAACTACCTTGCAAAAACTATGTGATGATTATAATATAAAACTATTGCAGTGGTGTGGCACTGGATTAGTGGAATATCGCACTGGCCAACCAAACATACCATTAATAGAACAGTTTTACGAGGAACTACAAAAACATAATATAGATGATACTCATATCATAGGTTGGCCTTTCATAAGTGACCTTGGGGGTATGACTTTTTGGGATATAAATAAAGGTATGACTATATCCGAAGAAGATAGTCATCCAAATGCAAAAGGACATGAATTGATAGCAAGGTATTTTTATGAAAACACAATCAGCGAAAGCTAAAGGTAGAAGATTACAACAATGGGTTCGTGACCAATTGATTGAGAAATTAGAGGTACACCCAGAGGATGTAGAATCCAGAAGTATGGGTGCTGGTGGTGAGGACTTGATTATGGCCCGTGCTGCTCGTGCAAAGTTTCCATATTCAATAGAGTGTAAGAATCAAGAATCAGTTAACGTCTGGAAGGCGTTTGAACAGGCAAATGAAAACTCTGGTGATTATCAGCCTATAGTTGTAATAAAACGTAACAAATCAAGGCCTCTGGTTCTGATAGATGCAGAATATTTTGTAGAATTACATAAAAAAACACTTGACAATGGTTAAAGTTTGTGTTAATCTATATATACAATAACAAACCAAGAGGTTAAATATGTTAAAAAAAGTAATAATAGGTGCTGCCATAGTGGCTGCAATTACAAGTATGAGTGCAACTGCTCAATCAATTCCAGCAGGAGCAAAAATTATATCTGTCAAAGATGTAGAAAAAACAATCATCCAACAAGTACCATACCAAGTTACGGTATGTAGAGATGTCAAAGTTAATAACGGCGGCATTATGAGTGGTACAACCAATGCTCTAAAAGGTAATGGTGATGCACTACTAGGTGCTATTATCGGTGGTATCATTGGTAACAAAGTTGGTGATGGTAATGATATCGGTAAAGTACTAGGTGTTGTTATCGGTTCAAATATCGGTAGTAAAGAACATGAGGTTAGAAACGTCTGTTCAAATGTTACTAGGTATAATGAAGTTGAAAGAACTTCTTACTCACATTCAATTCTTACATTTGAATACAATGGTAGAATTAAATCAATCAACTTTAATAAGTAGGTATATATGAGAAAAGATAACAGTAGAGGGTGGAAACCCAAAGGCGATTTTCAACGAAGACCTAGAGAAGATAAACCTAAAGAGTATAGTGGTATGACTGTTGCAGTTAGAAATAACGATGTCAACAAAGCTCTTAGAATCTTGAAGAAGAAGATGCTTCAAGAAGGTATTATGAAAGAGATTAGAGATAGGTCAGAAGGTTATAAAAAACCATCTGAAAAGAGAAGGATTGCCAAAAAGGCAGGTGTCAAGAGATGGCAGAAGAAACAAAGAGAAATAGAAGAGAGGATGTAGTTTTGAATAATCATGATAAAATGGCGAAAGTTCGTGCTGCTAAAAAACCAGCAAAGAACAAATCAATTCACCCAAATGTTTTAGAGTTAGATGAGGAACATCCCTTGTGTGCCAAAAATGTTAAGGATTGGATTACTTGGAATCAAGATAAGTTGCCAGAATTGAAGCGTCAAGTGAGGTTAAAGGAAAAACATTCTATCTCTAGACTTGCCGATATAGAGGGTTATCTTAGAAATCTTAGATCATATTTAAAAGGTGGTCAGTGGATGGACAATTTTTATGGTCGTGAACAAGAGAGAAAAATAAAATGGGTGACGATAGTACCGAAGGGGTAGATCCAGCAAAAATCGTAAAGGGGCCAACTAAGTGGTTCGATTCTTATCAAAAGATATCTAAAGCAAAACGAAATAAGATATCTAAGATACAGAAAGATATGTTGTTTATGGATCAGTTAACCGAAGATTATTTGATTGAATTTATGGAGTCATTGAAGGAAGAAGGATTCAATATTGAATCACCAGAGATGTTGGGTGACATAAGATTTATTACAGAATGTGTAAAGGCAACAATCATGAGAGAATTGGGTTACGTTCATCCATTACGAGAAGCAATTAATAAATATGTGAAGGATACGACACAAGAATGATTATTATAGATATGAACCAAATTTGTTTAGCATCAGTTATGATGTCAAAGCAAATGTCAAAAAGTGATGAAGTTGATGATAAGATGATACGTCACATGATACTAAACTCTATCAGATTGTATAGAAATATGTTTCATGAAGAGTATGGAGAAGTTGTTCTTACATATGATTCCAAACACTATTGGCGTAGAGATTATTTTGAACAGTATAAACATAATAGGAAAAAGGGTAGAGAGAAAGACAGTAATGATTGGAACGCTATTTTTGAATGTCTTAATGCTATTAAAGCAGAATTTAAAGAGAACTTACCATACAAGTTTGTTGAAGTGTATGGTGCAGAAGCAGACGATATAATTGCTACTCTTGTAGAGAATTTTCAAGAAGAGAAGATCATGATTATAAGTGGTGATAAAGATTTCATTCAGTTACAAACTTATTCTAATGTTAAACAGTATAGTCCAATCTTGAAAAAGTATGTCGATGGTGAAGACCCAAAGACATATATAAAGCAACACATATTGAAGGGTGATTCAAGTGACGGTGTACCAAATGTGCTATCGCCAGATCATACTTTTGTGGAAGGGTTGAGACAAAGACCTTTAACTAAGAAAAAAATTGAAGTATGGATTGATATGAATATAGATGACTTTGAAGAAGAAATTAGACGAAACTATATCCGAAATCAAAAGTTGATAGACCTAAAAATGATTCCAGAGAATCTTGCAAAAGATATCATGGTTGATTTTTCAGAGGCGCCTTGTGGTGACCGTTCTAAACTTTACACATACTTCACAACAAAACGGTTAAGAGAACTAACAGAAAATATAGGAGAATTTTAAAATGGCCGATGATTTCACATTACTTTATCACGAAATTTTAGATCAAGTGCATAAAGCAAAAACTAAAGAACAGAAGGTAAAAGTTCTGAAAAAATACAATACAGATGGTTTGAGGATGGTTATTAAAGCATCTTTTGATCCTAACATACATTGGGCAGTTCCAGAAGGTGATGTTCCATTTCGAGTGAATGATGCTCCAGATGGTACAGAACATACTAGACTTGCTACAGAATCAAAAAAGTTGTGGCACTTCATTAAAGGTGCAGATAAAAATATCAATCAAAACAAACGAGAAAATATGTATATCCAAATGCTGGAAGGACTATCTGCTGGAGAAGCAAGAGTACTAAACGGTGCTAAAGACAAAGCCTTGCATAAGATATACAAAGGTTTATCAGAATTTGTAGTCAAAGAGGCGTTTGGTTGGAATGATGGTTATGTAGTTCCAGACCCTAATGCTCCCAAAGAAACATTTGATAGACAAGGAAACCGAATCGTTGCAAGTGATTCGTACCCACAACTAAAAGGTGCGGCAAACGGAGTAGGATAAAACGCTGTATTATCAAGGGTTTATTTTAGGGGTTGACAACGCCTCCTTATCGTGTTATAGTATATACATAATCAATGATGAGAGGAAATAATATGAAAGTTAAAAATTACTATTGGGCACTAACAGAGTTATTCATGGACAAGATGACTAACTATCTAAAAATGGGAACACCCATTTCAGTTTCAGATGCTGTTGCAATGACAATGGTTTCACAAAGAAAAGGTGATATCTGTTTAGATTTAGTTGGGTTTGATTCCGACATGGGGTTGGAAGAACAACTAGAAGAATTTTACAGTGAGGTTCAAAATGGTTAAATTGAAAATTGGTGATGCAGTAATCGGAAAGTTTGGTTCTGCAAAAATTACAAAGATTGAGTTGTGCGAAAAAGTTGGACAGAAAGAAGGTATTGCTGTTCCAGAGATTTGGGCCAAGTTAGTCAATCAGTGTGTATTCGATATGGACAATGGACATTTTGAATATGGAATAGATTTAGATTATGTACCTTATTAGGAGTTTTATTATGAAGTATGGAATATTTATTATGATTTTGGCATGTATCGCACTAGTTGGATATGTGGAAGACCCTTGCGCTACAGAAGGTTTGATGCAAGGTTGTATGGACTAATTTATGGATTCTTATGTCCTCGCCTCTCAAATCTCATCATCAAAAGAGGACATCAAGAAGGCACAATCACTATATGATGATAATGTGATTAGGTTGTGTCAGGCAGAGGGGCGTCATTTCCCCTCTGCCACTTTTTATATAATGACTAAATATAGGTGATGAATGTATAATTGTGTTACAGTAGAGGGTAGTACAAAAACCAAGAGACAACTTGTTAGAGAGATAGCATATTTCTGTGTAGACGAAATGCTCCCCAAGTTCAGAACTCTTGATGTTGAAATAAATCTCATAAAATTGAAAGACGAAACAAATTGTGATGGACTATGCTCGCCTGGCGATTATAGAAATCATTTTGAAATTGATATTGAAAAAAGTTTAAAAGGAGATGACCTAATTACTTGTGTCACTCACGAAATGGTACATGTTATGCAATACGCTAAAGGAATGCTGAAAGATAATAACACAGCAGGATCAAAGGTATATTGGAAAGGTTACTGTTATAGTAACTATGCATATAGTAAACAACCGTGGGAAAGACAGGCATATAGGATGCAAGAAACCCTTTTGATCAAATATAAACAATGGAGTAAAAATAATGGTAACAGAACTACTTAGTACGGCACTTATTTGCTTAGCATCTAATGTGTATCACGAGGCAAAAAACCAAAGTATAGAAGGACAGATTGCAGTTGCTGAAGTTACGATGAATAGAGTTGCAGATTCAAGATATCCCAATACAGTGTGCGAAGTTGTAAAACAAGGCCCGATTAGAGAATCTTGGAAAACAAGAAAAGATGCAACACTTCCTAAATACAAAAGAAAATACTTTCCAGTAAAAAACAGATGCCAATTTAGTTGGTATTGTGACGGAAAAAGTGATGAGGTAAAAGAACACAATGCATTTGTAATCGCTACATGGGTTGCGAATGGTGTCCTCACTGGTACGTTAGAACCTACAGTCAAGGGTGCAACTCACTACCATGCAGATTATGTACTACCAGCTTGGGCTGCAGCAAAAACAAAAACAAGAACAATACAAACCCACATCTTTTATAGATGGGAGAAATAGGAGTACAAAATGATTGAGACATTAATCATATCTATGTTGGGCAGTTTTGCTTACGACAATCTAGAATTTTTTAACACATCCAAGAATCAAATGAAACAAGGATATGTTTGGGAATATGAGTACAAGGAAAGAAATCCAAATGTACCAGCAATTCCATTGATAAATGAGTCTACAGGCAAAGAAACAGTTATATGGGTATTAAAAGAAAAATAGTACTTGACATTTGCTAAAACATGTGGTATGATTAATACAATTAAAATAGACGATAACCGTATGGTTAGGGGTATATGATGATGAGAGTTATAATATGAGATATCGAATACTAGATATTTGGATTGAGAGTCCTCAAGTTCTATTTAATGTGAGAGGGTGATATGAATATTTTCTACTTAGATAAAGATCCAAGAGTAAGTGCTTCTATGCATTTAGACAAACATGTTGTCAAGATGTGTACAGAATATGCACAACTATTGTCTACAGCCCATAGGTTGATAGATGGGGAAATTTATGAAGGTAGGACTAAAAATAATCATAGAATCAAACGATGGAAATTACATGACAAAAGAGAAAATGTTTTATACAAAGCAGGTCATGTAAATCATCCCTCTGCCATTTGGACAAGAGTAAGTAGGAGTAATTATTATTACCTCTATTTCTTGTACATGGCAACACTTGCAGAATACAGTTTTAGATACGGCAAAATACACGGTGCAAGCAAACCATCTATTTACTTACAAAGAGCACCTAATAATTTATGTGATAAGAATGGGTTAACAGAGATGCCACAATGTATGCCAGAGTACTGCAAAGTACCAGGCAATCCAATTAAGGCCTACCATACTTACTATATACATGAGAAGAAGGGTTTTGCTACATGGAAAGGTAAAATAAATGGAAGAGATAAACCAAGTTGGTATGTCACAAGCTGAAATGTATCAGCTTGATATTGCCGAACTTACAAAAGAGAAGTACATTTTAATTAAAAGAATCAAAGAATTGACGGAAGAGATACATGAATTACAGCGAAATGGAAGCACTTAAAGAACACTTTTCAGTTGCTGGGAATCCCCAACTAAGAGCATTTTCTTTATATAGAAGTCATACTGGCCAGGCTGGTGTAAAATACATTAATGAAAAACTAAAACCCAACTCTGTGTTAGACGTTGGTTGTGGTGCAAATCTATTTAAACCACATCTGGAAGGTGTTGTAGGGATAGACTTATTAGACTATCGGAAACTAGGACACAAGACAGGCGCTGATGTTATAGATAATATCAGAGAGTGGTATTTTAAAATGCATCCCTCATTCGATTTAATCTATTGCATAGGCCCAATGAACTTTGGAACTGTGGAAGATATCTATGTAAACTTTGATATTTTTCGTAAGATGTCAAATAGAATATTTGGACATGTAAGGCCTGGACATTTAAGTGATGAGGATAGAGGAGTGAAATCTGGATATCCATATTACCCTTGGACTACACAAGAGATTCAGAGATGGGCAGATGAGTTTGGTTTTGATGTTGTCAATATGGCAACTGAACATACAGATTTAACTTTGATGTCAGATGAACATATTCAACTATACAAAAATGCTGTAAAAGATGCATCTAAATTTAAAGGTTATGGTATGATTGGTATGAATACAAATGACTTGGCAGATTTAAAGAATATTGATACAGAGGGTATTGGTGAAGATTTAAAAGGTAAAGTGATGAATGAATGGAATAGACGATTTGACAAAGTTCACTATATAGATCATATAGACGTAAAAGTTAGACCAAGGTTACACTATGAGTTTGCAAAATGAGTGATTATGATTCCAGACTACACGAAAAAAGAAATATTAGTGGTGTAGAAATAGATGATGTCAGAGAAAGATACACAAATGAAGTAGATTTTGACACTAGACAAAACCTACCGAAATACAGAACTCTCTCTGGTGAAAAGTTAGCAAATGAGATAGCGGCACATAAACCAGATTTAGTTATTGATCTGGGGTGTGGTGCTAACTATTTCAAACCGATTGTAAGAAATGTTATTGGTGTAGACCTTACACATTTACCACAAGTAGATTTACAAAGAGATGTAAATACTTTGCCTGATATCTTCAAACCTAATGTTGCAGACTTTGTATTTTGTTTTGGCCCATGGTCAGTTTATGAACTAAATGCGCCAGAAGATTGGGAATATAATAGAAGAGTCATTAAAGTAATAAAGTATCTACTAAAAAAAGATGGAACTGCTATATTACATGCAAATAGTAAAAGAACAATATGGAATGAAAAGAACATCACAATGTTAGGTGATGAAGTTGGATTTAAAACACAGATAGATGGTATTGGTATCACGGATACAAACTTGATGACAAAAGATCATTGGAGAATACAAGAACAAGTGCCAGAACATAGGGAAAGTATGGGGATGTATCAAGATGGTGAGGATTTGATAAAGAATCCTAGATACGTTTGGCGATGGACACATATATAAACATGGGAGAAAATTATGCCAACATATAGATTTAATAAAGACGGTGAGGTTTGGGATGAGTTTATGGGAATGTCTGAAAAAGAAACATTCCTAGAGAACAATCCAGACATCAATCAAGTTCCAGTAGCAATTGCGATTGTGGGTGGTATTGAAGGAAGAACACACAAAGTAGACGATGGTTTCAAAGAGAACATGTCTAGGATTGCAGAGGCACATCCTAACTCGCCCCTTGCTTCTAGATACGGTAGTAATGAGAACATGGCGAAAAAGAAAGCAAGACAAGTTATAAAGAAAAGAACTGGTGCAAAAGTAACAGACGGTGGAACATCACACAATCTAAATAAAGCTGAAATTATTGGCGGTAGACACACATATAAGTAGTGGATTAAAATATGAATACATCTAACTTTCATTTAGGAAAAGATGGACACACAAGAGATGCTAGAATCAGAAGTTTATATTACAAATATAGACACACTGGATTTGAACTTTTAAGAAAGATTCCTAGAGATGCAAAAGTATTAGATATAGGTTGTGGTATAAATATGTGGAAACCATACTTTGATGATTTATATGGGATTGATCCATACAATGAAGCTGCAGACGAGATGATAAAATTTGAAGATTACACACCACATAAAGAGTTTGATACTTTTCTGGCATTAGGAAGTTTAAATTTTTATAATAAAGAATATGTAGAAATGCAAATAAAACATTTAAGTAAAATAACTAAGAGTGGTGATGTTATTTTTTGGAGACAAAATACTGGCAATAGACTTAGAAGAGGGGTTAATAATTTGACACCAAGTAATGTAGAATATTTTCCTTGGAGTATAGAACATAATAAATACTTTACAGATCGTTATGGGTTTGATTTGGTAGAGTTCAAGGTTGACAGTGTTCCAGTTTTAGATAATGAAGGAAAGAAGGGCCCTAAAAGATACTATGTAAAGTGGAGTAGAAAATGAGTAAGAAATTAGAAATAACAAAAAAGAATATGGTTGCTATTAAACCAGCAACGGATAACCAAAAAGTGGTATTTGAAAGTTGGAAAACTGGTGCAAGTCAGTTTCTATATGGAGCAGCAGGAACTGGAAAGACCTTTGTTTCATTGTTCAATGGACTATCTGAAGCACTAGATAACACATCAAAGATTGATAAGGTTATTATAGTCAGATCACTTATACCAACAAGAGAGATTGGATTCTTACCAGGCGATGAAGAAGATAAATCAGCATTGTATCAAGTTCCATACTCTAACATGGTTCAGTTCATGTTTGAAATGCCAAACGAACAATCATTTACTTCTTTGTATGAAAGATTAAAAGCACAAGGAACATTGTTTTTCTTGTCAACATCTTTTCTAAGAGGATTAACATTTGACAATGCTCTTGTTATAGTTGATGAATGTCAGAACTTAAATTTCCATGAGTTGGATACGATTACAACCAGACTTGGACAAGACTCCAAGATAGCATTTTGTGGAGACTTTTCACAAAGTGATTTGGTAAGAACAAACGAGAAAAATGGACTTTGGGATTTTTTAAGAATCGCAGAAGAAATGAAAGAATTTAATTGTACAGAATTTACAATCGGAGATATTGTACGAAGTGGATTTGTAAGAAACTACTTAATACAAAAAACTAAACTAGGGATAGGAATGGAGTAAACCAATGCCGCCACGCAATCATCTGAATTGGACGTAACCTTCATGAAGATTTGATTGGGGTTAGTGGACAAGGAACTACAATGCGAGAAGGTACAGAGAAGAGAAATATATTGCATGGTAGACATGAGAACTCTACTATCCACGATGAAGTGGGTATGAGACATTACTATGCAGAGTGGGGTAAACATTTAGATGTTGATCCAAAACAACCACTTGCAGCTTAAGGAGTATAAAATGAATATAGATAAACTACGAGAGGAAATTGCATATGATGAGGGAAGTGTAGGAAAGATATATCTTGACCATCTTGGTCTGCCTACTTTTGGTATTGGCCACCTTGTTTTGGAATCAGACCCAGAGTATAAATGGGAAGTTGGAACGCTTATCACAAAAGTTAGAGTTGCTGAAGCCTTCAACCAAGATGTTGAGAATGTCTTATCAGACTGTACCAAACTATATCCAGACTTTGATGATTTACCAGAAGAAGTGCAATTAATAGTCGCAAACATGATGTTCAATATGGGCCGACCAAGATTGTCTAAATTTAAGGGTATGAAACGAGGAGTGGATGCCAAAGATTGGAACGCAGCTGCAGACGAAATGGTTGATAGCAGATGGTATCGTCAAGTGACTAAAAGGGCAGACAGATTAGTAGAAAGAATGAGGCAAATTGGTTGAAGAATGATGAGTACAAGTTGGTTGTAAAAAACACATACAAAACATGGGTAAAAAGTTACAGTCCATCAAGAGAAAAACTAGAAGAAGAAGCAGTCCATTTATCAAAGAAACACCCACATTGGACTATGTATGTAGTAAAAGAAAATCATAATATCTCTTGACAATGGGGCAATGTTGTGTTATACTGTGTTATATAATTAAGAAGGATATATAATGTTTAATCATGAAACGGTAGTATTACCAGAAGTTACAACGAAAAATATTAATGGTAAGAGATTCTATCTTACACCAGAGGGCAATAAGTACCCATCTATCACCACTGTCCTTAATGGACGAAAAGCAGAAGGTCTATTTGAATGGCGTAAGAGGGTTGGTAACGATGTTGCTAATCATGTTATGCGAACTGCTGCTAGTCGTGGTACAAAAGTTCATCAGATGTGTGAGGATTATTTAAACAATAACTTTGATGAAGATAAACATAAAAAAGATTTTCTTCCATATTGTTTATTTAAAGAATTATCTGCACAACTGTTATGCAAAATTGATAATATTAGATCACAAGAGTGTGGACTCTATTCTGATAAATATAAAGTAGCCGGTAGAGTAGATTGTATTGCAGAATACAATGGAGTCTTATCTATTATTGATTTCAAGACATCAAAAAGAGAACGTAGTGATGATTGGAACGAAAACTACTACATTCAAGGATCTGCATATGCAGAGATGTTTGAAGAACGAACAAGTCAACCTATTAGTCAAGTGGTTATACTTGTTGTAACAGAAGATGGTACTGTTCAAGAGTTTATCAAAGACAAAACGGATTACTTGCCTTTGTTAATAGAAGCAGTCAGCGTCTTTAGAACAAAGGAACAGAACAGTGAAAAACTTACTGCTTAGTGTTCTTATCGGTATCGCTTTAACTACTACTGTATTTGCAATTGAACCGAATCAAGAACCTCCGTGTTGTGATATGGAAGAAAAAAAAGAGATAGTACCAGAAGTACCATCAGAATTTGTTATAATGAGGCCAATGACATGTAAACCAATAAATGCAATGGTTTCTTGGTTACGAAATGAATTGGGTGAAATACCATTTGTTAGTGGTGATGCATTTTTAATAACAAGAGAAGGTGGAACTCTACCTCTACAGATTATGTGGTCAATGAATCCTCAAACTAGTAGATTTACTCTGATTGAATTACATTACACAACTGGAATGGCGTGTCTTTTGGGGTCTGGTAAGGGTATGGAAATGCATATACCAAAAAATAGTAAGACAAAAGTAGAAGTTTTACTTGACAATGGTATCTAAGTGTGGTATAAATATAATACAATGTGTTGATACAAATTGAAGATTGAACTGGACATGGGGGCAGTACCCATCACCTCCACCAAAATCTATGGGGGTGAAATAGGATCGACAGGCAAGGATAGATGCGAGGAATATTGTCGGATGACTCCGTAATTGGTCAAGACTACAAATGCAAACGATAATTTTGCAATCGAGGATTATGCACTAGCTGCTTAATCTCACGGAGTTCGGTAGGTACTTAGCAACAGAAACCTACCACCTTTTCCTCTGTAAAACGAGGATTCGCAGGCGATACTATTTGAATGTGCATCTGTAGCTATGGTGTACTGTATCGGCGACCGTGGGATGGACTACCAAGAAGAAGTAAGGTAGACTCGATATAAAAGGCCGTATTATTCCACAATGGCAGGGTGCGCTGGACGCCTGGGGGAACTAAAATAACCCTGCCTCCATTTAATTAACTATGAGGATCTAAAGTGATAAAATTCAAACAAAATTCTAAATCATTTTCAATGAAAATAGAATCAATCGCAAAAGAAAAGAAGATATCGCACATGGATGCTGTATTAGATTATTGTGATAAAAATGAAATTGAGCCCGATACAGTTGGACGTTTAATTAGTAAAGGATTGAAAGAGAAGATTGAAGCAAATGCAAGAGATTTACACTTCTTACCAAAGCATGCAAAATTACCCATATGAAGAAACTAGAGGAATACGATTGGATATGTCCAGAACCGTTTACTAATTTGATGTTTTCGGCGCCTGGAGATATACGAGGTTGTTGTGCTACGACTGCTGTTAATAAAAAAGATATGCAAGATAAGTACAATCTTAGAACCTTTAATTCCTCTAGAGATACTTTTGATGACTACTATAATGCCCCACAAAACGTAAGATGGAGATCAGCACTAAAGAATAATGATGATAAAGAATTTATTAACGATATTTGTGGAGTGTGTAAGAAACAAGAAAAAGCTGGTTCTCGCTCTCACAGACAGTTTTACCTATCTAGGTTTAATGATCAAAATGAATTTGCCCATAAGAAAGAAGAATTAGAAAAAATAATTGAGACAGATTCTAAACCTACATTTTGGCATACTGCTATTGTGAATGGTGTAAGAGGAAATATATGTAACTTACGGTGTAACTTTTGTTCATCTGGTAATTCATCTCAATTTAATAAAGAGGCAATTGAACTAGGAGAAACTAAAAAGAGGGTTAAACGAGCAAAGATTAATCCACAGTTTGATAAAGATTTGAAACATATAATTGAAAATGCAGAAGAGATTAAGTTTACTGGTGGCGAACCACTCATAGGTAATAATATCTATGATATATTGTCTGTAGTTTCTGATAGAAAGATAGTTCGTGTCATCACAAATGGTACACAGAATGTAGATAGGTTTATAGAGGAGACAAAAAGGTTTCGTAGAGTTATAGTGAATGTTTCAGTTGATGGTGTAGGTGACTTTAATAATTATATTAGATACCTTTCAGATTGGGATGTAGTAAATGTTAACATAAAGAAACTACAAAAATCTCCACATATTCAGACATACATGGCCGCAACTATAAATGCACTAAATGCTGGAAAGGTTCATCAGTTGTGTGAAGAGTTTCATTATATCAATTTTAGTCCAGTAGTTAACAATGTATACAGAATTGAATCAATACCACCAGAGGTAAGAGATTGTTATCTGGATACACTATATCAAAATGGAAAGCACGATGAAGTAAAAAAAGTAATTAGATTTTTAGAACAGGCTGAGTGGGATCACAACGGTACAATCGCACTCATGAGCCACGTTAAATCTAGAGACAAAGCAAGAGGAACTTGTCTATTAGATCATGTACCAGAGTGGGAAAAATATTACAAAATATTAAATTAAGTGTTGACAAAGGGTAACTTTTGTGGTAATATAAGTATATTAAAACTAAAACAGACATTGAAGGATTAAATTATGTCAAAATCAAGTGAAGGTTTCTTTGAAGCAAGGTGTGACGGTCTCCGAGCCCGTGTTAAAAACTTGGAATTTAACAACGCTGAATTGGTTGTTAAAAATAAAGAATTAGTGGAGAGGCTCTCTGAACTCTCTGTTCGTAAACCATATCCAACTAAGAGGAAATAATATGAAAAAAGGTGATCTAGTAACAGTATTGACCAATGCCGGTGAGTTTGTTGGTCGATTGAATATCAATGATGAAACAGGCGTTCATCTTGATAATCCTAAGATGATTGTAAATACACCAGAAGGTAAAATGGGATTTGCAAGGGGTGTTTGTATGACAGGCGAAGAGAACACTAAGAGTGCTATCTTTCGTGCTGGTGGTATAGTGTTAGTTACATTATCTAATCCAGATATAAATAAAGCATATACAGAAGTAGTAAGTGGAATAGTAATATAATGAATCTAAATTATTCAAAAGACCTTTCAAAAGATTATGAAACACTAAGTGAAGGTCGTAAAGCATATATAACTAAACGTGCTAATAAGAAAGATATGGATGTCGATGCTTATCTAAAAGACAAATATATAATGACTCCATTTTCGATTATAAAAGACAAATATATATCTAAGATGGAGAAGTAGATGGATAACGGTATTCCAATATTTCCAATGGGTGTGATTCAGATTTACAATAATCCTAATCCGCCTGTTTACAAGAGTGACTTTAAGTTTACTGGTCAAGGTGGTAACAATCCAAACACAACACAGTTTGGTGATGAACTCCCTAACATAGTAAATCGTCCAGAAATGAACGAATTAAAGACATGGTTTGAATCATGTGTAAAAGATTACTTAGATAACGTAATGACTATTGCATATGATGAATTTTGGATACATGAAAGTTGGATTAACGAAGCACATCCAGGCAGTTCACAAAATATGCACAACCACGGTAATTCTATAATCAGTGGTGTGTATTATTTTGACAGTCATCCTAATCAACCACCACTAAACTTTGAAAAGGTTGCTTTCAATACCGACCCATTTATGTCTTTGAGAAAACATTACAATAGAGCAAATCCAAACTTTACAAATCAATTGTCTTTTCCATGTACCAAAGGTTCATTGATTATGTTTAATTCATATTTGTATCATGGATTTGGAAAGAATACTACAGATCATAAAAGAGTAAGTCTTGCATTTAATATACTTGCAAACTTATCTGATAGAGATCATTACAAACTAAAGTTTGAAAAGGAAGAGAGATTCTTTAACAACGAAACATCAGAGTACCAAATACAAGGTAGTACATCAGATAGTGCTATTGCCAGAAAGATGTCTAAATGAAACACATAGTTTACGGTAACGGTGAATCAAGAAGAGAAGTAAGATACAACGAGTGGACAACCACTTGGGGGTGTAATGCAATTTATCGTGATTTTACTGTTGACAATTTAGTGTCAGTAGACTATAATATGCAACAAGAGATATATGAAAGTGGTTATGTAAAGAACAATAAATGCCACTTTGCAGATTGGGATATACTACCACCAGAGTTTGGTTATGAATCCTTGATTATGGGGTGGGGTGATGGTGGAGTACATCAAACAACAGAAATGCCTGAACAAAGGGGGTGTGTCGTTCAAGGTAAAACAAAAGAATCAGTAGAAGAAAACATAAAAGAGATTATGGCACAAAATCCACATGCAGACGAAAATGATCTAAGAATCAAGATGTCTTATAATGTGGGCTTGTTTATAACACATTTAGGTGAAGATATGGTAAATGACATAGGGTATCCAAAAGGATGGTCTACTGGAAATACTGCTATTCACCTTGCATGTCAACAAGGTGCTAAAGAATTATACATGGTAGGGTTTGACGGAAATGAGTTTGACAAACCTATAAATAACATGTATAAGGGTACAAAGAATTATGTATCCGAAAGTGCCAAAGGTTTCAATCCTATAATTTGGAACAATCAGTTTAACACGATAGTCAAGGAATTTCCTAACGTCATGTTTATTCAGATTGGTGATAAGGATGAAACTCTAGGCGTAAATCAGAAAACAATGACATACGAAACATACGAAAAAGGAGTATTATAATGTCTTTAGAAGAGTATAGAAAGTCCAAATCATTGGACAAATTACTTGGTGCCATGGCGGAAGCTGATGAACCACAAGTTCAAAAAAAATCATATGTAGACGAAAGAATGTGGAAACCAGAGTTGGATAAAACTGGTAATGGTTATGCAGTTATTCGTTTCTTGCCTGCGGCACAAATTGAGAAATCATGGGTGAAGTTATATTCACATGCTTTCCAAGGGCCAACTGGACAGTGGTTTATTGAGAACTCTCTTACTACTTTGCCTGGTGGTAAAGACCCAGTGTCAGAACACAATACTGCATTGTGGAATAGTGGTGTAGAGTCCGATAAGGAAATTGCCCGTAAACAAAAGAGGAAATTATCTTATTACTCAAACATCTATGTGGTAAGTGACCCTAAACATCCAGAGAACGAAGGTAAAGTTTTCTTGTTCAGATATGGTAAGAAGATTTGGGATAAGATTTCCGAAGCTGCAACACCAGCATTTGAAGATGAGAAACCTTTAAATGCTTTTGATTTGGATGAAGGTGCAGACTTTAAATTAAAGATTCGTAAGGTAGACGGTTACTGGAACTATGATAAGTCAGAGTTTGCTGAACCAACTAAACTTGCAGAAGATGATAAGTTGGAAGAAATCTTTTCTAGTCAACATGACTTACAGAGTTTTCTTGCTCCTACTAACTTCAAGTCTTATGACGAACTTAAAACTCGTCTAGATATTGTATTGTCTGGAACGGTAGTTGCTAAAACAGCAGAAGCCATTATGGATGACCCAATTGCACCGATTGTTGATACTACAGAAGTATCAGCACCAGTACAAGTCAGTGAAGAAGATGACGATACTATGTCATACTTTGAGAAGTTGGCAAGTAACTAAAATACACCATCAAAGCCAGGGGCATTGTTGTTATGCATTAACGACTGCCCTTGGTAGGTTGTGGATTTATTCGCATTATCAATAGTTTTTCTCTCATCCCTAATTACTGTGGTGTTTGTTGTACCACCTCTTGGATTAGACATTTGTTCTGAACCAGTAATCATCTTTTTCTTTTCTGCCTCTGCAACTGGATCAATTGATCCTGCCTCAACAGAATTTGCATTATTAACTAAATCTAAGCCTGTTGCTGGATCTAATCCAGCAAACTTATAAACTGCATCTGGTATAGGGTTAAGGTTCACTTCACCACCACCAAACTTTTTACCAAATAAAGTCATAGATGGTAAATCAAAAGATAAGAAATCTGGGGGTGGTAGAATAGACTTTAGAAGATTAGCTATCATATTACCAGCATCACCAGCTATTTTACCCATACTAGGAACTTTAAAGTCAAATAAACCTTTTACAAAATCTATAGCATCATCAACAACACTCATAATATACTTACCCAGACTAAATGGTGTTGTTTTACCTTGTTCATCTTTACCAAAACCAAATATATCTCTAAAGAAGTTTATTGCAAGATTATAAGGTAGTAGGATTATATCTAAAAACTTAGTGGCAAAAGTATCGCCTGGTTTGAATGTAAACAGATCCTTAAAAAAACCTATGATATTTGCAAACTTATCACTAACAAAACTAGTAATTCCATTCCAACCAGCAGTTACCTTATCTTTTGCAAAATTAAACGCTGATGAAAAAACACCAGTGACACTCTTAAATACATTTTTTGCGCCGTCTTTTACACCATTCCAAGTTTTGGATATGAACCCAGTGATATTACCGTATATGTCACTAAAAAATTTACTGATAGATCCACCTATAGAATCAGTTCCCTCAAATCCAAATATCTTACCAATTACATTAAATATACCAGTGACAGCATTATCTAAGGTATCTATTAGGAATGTTCCAATTGAACCAAATAGTTTTGTGATACCACCAAGAATATCACCCTCTTGAAATAGTTTAAATGCATCACCAATTCCACTGAATACCTTTTTAATATTAGCCCACTGTTTAAGGAATACATCTTCAATAATTGGGTATATCTCTTTTACAAAGAAATCTACTATTTTCATAATTACTGGAAAAATATCTTCTTTGAATACCTTAACAAGTGCCATAACTGCTGGTATTACTTTGTTTATTAAAAAGGTTTTTAGTTGGTCGAAGTATTTACTATTAACAAATGCAAAGATTGCTGGAAGTAAGAGTGCTAAAGCACCTTTCTTAATCATACCAATTAATCCACCAGCACCACTCTTTGCCACATCTACAACACCACCACCTAAACCTTTTAATCCATTTTTGATACCTTCTAAACTCGCTAATGATTTAAATGTTGCAGCCATATTTGCTGCTCTAGATTTCGCTTCTTCTTTCATTCTACCAGCGATACCCATTTTATTCTTTTTTTCTAATCTTGCTTCTTGTCGTGCAATACCAGCTGCATCTCTTTGTAGTGCAATATTCTCTTCTGCATTACCACCAGCTTTTGTTATCGCATCTTTCATTTCTTGTAGTGCAACTTTTTGTGCTTCAATATCTGATTTTTCTGCTTGTCTGCCTGCAAGTTCTTCTGCTGATATACCTAAGAGTTTTGCCTGATTGTCTAAGACTTTGATATCCCTATCTGCAGCTGCTCTTGCTTCTTTAGATACACCTTTTGCAGCGGTGCCAGAAACCTTTGAGAGTTTCCTCAATTCTGCAACTTGATCAGCACTGTAAACTTTGTCATCTAATGCTTTCTTCTTATCTGATTCAATTGATTCAGCAAGTTTTGCATTGTTTGCTTTTAGGGCATTAATTATATCTCTGTCGAATTTATCAGCCATTACTTAATTACCTTCTTTAACCATAGATACAATGCATAACAACCAAATAAGTATGCTGTTGCTACACCTACATCTAATATGTGTTCTCTCATGTGATATATAAATTCAATACCTGCTTGAACATCACCCTTACCAGCAGGATCAACAATAATTTGTTCTACTTTACCATCTTCACTAAACTCTATAGCAGTTCGTTCTGTCTCTTGAGTCATTTACTTTTCCTATTTCTTTTTATCAGCGTATGCATTTGCACCAAAATAAGCAGCAACTAATGCTGAGATTGCAACAAAATATGTAGGTGCAATATTAGCAATCAACTTTGCAGCTACTTCTTGTCCTAACAGTGATGTAATCAAAATGCCTGATGGATAGAATAACATACCCATTAGAGCAAACCATGTCATATATCTCATTGCATCACGCCTCGCATCTACATCCTCTAATTCTTTTCTTTTAAATTCCAGATACATCTGATGTTCATCTGGACTAACATTGCCATCACCGTTACTATCTGCTGGATGGAATCCAGCCTTTTTAATTTCTTCTGCCATTTATTCTTCCTCTCGTTAAAATACAATCAAATAAATTAGGCCGCTAAGTAAGGCGATATCAGCACATATACTCCAAACAATATATGCCCTAAACACCCATTTCCTTACTTCTGATACTAAAGGGGTCTTCATCATTTCCCCCTACTAATTTAATTAACATAAGTATTTCCTTTACATCTATTTATTCTTATTGTTTTCTCTCTCTACTCTTTCATTTTCTTTTTTAATGTATTCTGCAAGTAATCCAGTATATATATCCCTTTCCCAAGGTATCATATCTTCTAATTCACTCAAACTATATTGATGATGTTGCATCAACGAGAAGTTCATCTTGTAATAGTTTTCTAGTGTTTCATGAGAAAGGATTACCCTAAAAAACTTTGCAGCCCCTCCAATAGCACAGTAGATTCTACTTTAGTCTTTGGATTGACTACCGTAATTTCATGTCTAAGTCTAGGCATAGTTTCAAAGAAACCAACTACTGCTTGAAATTGTTGTGTATTCATCTGATCAACAAATTCTTGTACCTCTTTATCTGATACATCAACTCTTTTGTAAATCTTATCATCAAAATGCATTTCATTAATACAATGATTAATCATCTCAAACATCATTGTTGCATCCCCACCAGTGGAATATTTTGCATAATCCTTTAGTGTAGGGTATCTCATAATAAGGTTAATTTTATCTGTTATAGAAACAACATTTGTGTGTTCATCAAACATTTGAGTTTCAATTTCATCTAGTTTAATATCAATTGAAACTTTTGTCTTTCCATCATCTGGGCAAAGTACAGATACTTTAGCAGTTTCCCCAACTGATTTTGCACGAATTTTCATAAACAAGTATTCAATATCAAATACTGGTTGTCTCTGTGCATCAATACCACCATCGGTACAAGATGCAACTAATTCAGTAATTGTATTTGCTATATTGCCTACATCGTCACTCTCTTGTGCCATCATAAGAACTTTTTGTTCTTTGACTAAGAATGGACGGTATTTTGTTATTACGCCTGAACTAGGAATTGTTATTTCATAGGTAGGGGTATCTAGTCTTGGTAGTGCCATAATTATTCATCCTTTATTAATTATCTTTTCGTAAATGCTACGTTTTTCAAATTCGTCCTTCTCACTGTATCAACACCAATTGATTCAAGCATTTCTTCTATTGGTGCAGGCAATGAACTTTCAGAATTTAAAGACTTCCAATATCTATAGGAGAATGTTACACCTACAGTGTGAAAGGAGTCATTGGTTGCATAGTCCAAAGCTTGTTCTGCAATTTGTTTTGGAAATGCATCAACTAATTCAATGCCATATGTTCTGGCGTTCAAATTGTTTAATTGGTATATAGTGACACTACCAACGTAGTCATCGTAGTATCCCATAGACCAAGTCTGTGGATTATATGCGAGTCTTTGCCAACTCTCAAATAATTGTTTTTCTTTCATATCTGGGCCACACTGAAAAGTGCCTGTTACTTCTGGATAACTATATCCTTGAACAATTTCTCTTGTCGGGCCATATATGTTTGTGTCTGCTTCGGTATCAAGAGTTCTGCCTGGAAAAGATATTTGTGAACATCTCAATCCAGTTGCTCTTGCTGTTCCATCACTATTAACTTTACCCATAAGTAGGGAAAATACGTTATCTAGTGCATTGCCGCCTGTCTGTGAACCTCTAGTTCCAGTTGGACATGATAGAATTACTTCAAACTTGTTAGGTTGTGCAACACCATCGTTACGAAACCCAGCGGCTGCGCTTTCAATGTCATCTGATACAACACCTAATTGTCTTAGTATATCTTTTGCAATACTCATTATACCATCTTTCTTGAATCTGACCAGACTGCTGCTGCAGAGGCTTTCTTAAATCTTTGCACTGGCAGTAGAGTTGCTACAGTTAATTCATCTGCATCAATTCTTCTGAATTGACTTTTTGTATATCCTGCCAAGTATTTATGTATAGTTGGTTTGACTAATCTAATACCTTTTACTTTATTATATGTGACATTTAGTATAGTTTTTTCATTAAACAATGTATTACTACTAAAGTCTACTATTCTATCAAGCAATCTTATTCTAAGTGGTATTGGTAGATAGTGAAAGTTGATACCTAAAAATCCATCACTATATAGTTCTAACGGTAGAACTAAAGGGAATGTATCATAGTAGGGCAACTTCTTTGCATCTCTAGGTGAATAGATAAACATATTTAAACGCCCAAAGTGTGGTCTGGTTGACCTTTTACCATCTCTGATTAAGTCCATAGTGGTTGGTGTGCCAAACTCTTTTATTTTTTCTCTATACCAATCAGTAGACTTTGGACGACCTTTTGCCGCGTCTTGAACTGCTTTAATGTACTTAGATACTGCCATCTAATTTCTTTCTATTTTCAAGGTGTTCTGATTCAACGTCATCTTTTGATTGTCCATGATATGCAACTGCATAATGTTTTTCAATCATGAAGTCGTTAAGGATACTACCATCTTCTAATCTGAACTTACCAAGTATTCTACCATATTTTCCAGACTTATCTTTTTCTGTAATTAGTGTTTGTGTAGAACCAACGGGCATATGAGACTTGACTACTTCTTTTGCTATATTCCCATACCTTTTTTCTTCTAAATCTCTGGTTCTAGACTCTGGTGTATCAATACCATATAGTCTAATTCGTTCTTTGTGCATCCACATACCGAAACCTAAATCAATGTCAACATCTACTGTGTCGCCATCTACAACTCTTAATATTTTACATTTATACTCATACATACTACTATTTATACCTTATTCCTAGATGTTCTTCTGTTAGTATTTTAAATTCCCAATTCCTATCCAGACAATACTCATTTGCATAACGCCATTTTGCCTGATTAATACCCCATGTTTTTACCTTATTATACCATGCTTTTGTCTTTCGAGCAGGTTTCTTTTCTGGTGGACTACACTGGTTTTTTGGTTTAATTTCAATAATAAACTTCTTAATAGAACCATCTGTTTGTTTTGCCTTAATGTAGAAATCTGGAAAATATCTATGTTTCCTTCCATCCCACGGAGATACATAGGGAATTATGTGTTCTTCACTTCCCCATTCTAGAATGTTATTACTATTATCAGCATATACCATGAACTTACGCTCCCAAAGGGAACGGTATACCACATTCATAGGATTGCCAATATACTTGTGAGTGTTCTTTAGTTGGTATTTTCCTTTGTAAGCCATTATAAATAGTTATAACCTTCCGAACTATTTAGGGGTAGACATGGCAATAGATTTTAGTAGATCAAGAGCAGTTTCAACGCTCAAAAAAACATTAAGAAAAGTATCTGGCAACTTACCAGGCCTTGCTGGTATTATATCTGGTAGAGGTGGGGATAGCTCTGATTTCGCTGGACTAAACCGAAAAGCGAAATCACCGAAGATGTATGCATTTCCGATAGATGTTACAGCAGCGCCTGGATTGGGTAATCATGGACATTACATGATCTTTTATGTCAATCAACAGTCAAACGCTAAATTGAAATTTGGAACGCCAGAATCTGGTTCAGCCCAAATGAAGAGAGAAGAGAAGAGTAGAAATATTCCAAAATACATTAAAGAAATGCTACCAGATGGTTCTGGCAAGACTGATACAAAACAATCAAACGAAGTACAGAAACAAGTACACGCTGATATCCCACTTGCTGGTGGGCCTCCAAACCGAAACACTAACATCAAACCAGCGACAAGCCGTGTCGGTGCAAAAAAAACTTCTGGTTCTACAGTATTTTTAAAGAGACCACCAACAACAAGATTAGATACAGCAATTGCATTGTACATGCCTCCACAAGTACAAGTATCATATAAATCACAGTATTCCGATACTCCAATTGGTGGTGGAACTGCAGCCGCAATGGATGTATATTCTTCTGTTATGGCTGGAAGGGGTGCTGAAAGTTCTATGAAAACGGCGATTAATAGAGGTGGACAAGCATTAAAAGAGGGTGTAAAGGGTACTATACTTTCAATGGTAGGTGCATTGCCTGGTATGGGTGGTGCAACAGAAGCATTTGAGATTGCTCAAGGATTTATTCAATCAGACAGAATGGAACTTGCATTTAAAGGTATTGATAAAAGAGCCTTTCAGTATACATTCAAGATGATACCAAGAAACGACAAAGAATCAGAAGAAATACGCAAAATTATATTTGCTTTTAAATCAAACATGTTACCAGAGTTTAAAGATGGTGTTAGAAATGGGCGAGAGATGATAATGCCTAATACATTTGATATAGAGTATATGTATAATGGTAAAGAGAATGATTACCTACATAAGATATCTACATGCGTATTAGAAGATTTACAAGTATCACAAGGTGGAAGTAGATATAAAACATTTACTGCAAAAGAAGATGGTGCTCCACCAGTGGAGACCAGCATAACATTGAGTTTTAGAGAACTAGAACTTATCACCAGAGAAAGAGTACACGAAGGATTCTAATTATGGTTACACTTACAGATAATGCAAAAGAATATCTCACTAGTATTAAAGAAAATGACCACATCACTTTAGGTGTTAATGGGGGTGGTTGTTCTGGATTTCAATATGTCTGGGATTTTAAGAAAAACTGGCCTGATGTCAAATGGGGTAAACCTATTGATGATTTACTAGTTCTAGACCCTATAGCAGAAATGTATGTTATAGGTTGTACAGTAGATTATGTAAAAGAGTTAGGTGGTTCTTATTTAAAAGTTATTAACCCAAATGCTACTGCATCGTGTGGATGTGGTGAGAGTTTTGCAGTTTAGGAGAGAAGATGTATTTTAATTCATTTCCAGTAATACCCTATGACAATGAAGGTAATGGTAATTTAAAAGATGTGACTAATCTTTTGAGAAGAGTTGCCATAAGGTCAAAAGTATCCACTAACTCTGCAATGTTTGATACATATGATATCAAAGAGGGTGATTCACCAGAAATTCTTGCTGATAAGTTTTACGATGATCCAGAGTTACATTGGGTTATTTTATTGATGAACAATATTACAGATAGATATCATGGATGGCCTATGACTACCCCACAATTCCAAGCATATGTAAAAGATAAGTATGTAAACCCAAACTCTATACACCATTATGAAATAGCACAAACATCTGGCAAAACAACAGTAAACATAGAGGTAAATGATTTAGATACATATCCTAATGCAACACCTATAACTAACTTTGAATATGAAGAAAAGAAACAAGACACTAAACGTAGTATTAGATTACTCGACCCTAAATTTGTTCCAGACTTTGTAGATGAATTTAAAACAAGAATAAGTGAGTCGGTGATATAATGGCTGGAATTAATTTTGCTGGTGAGTTTAAAGTTGAAGAGGCTAAGTTACATACTGCTAGTGGTAATGTAACTGATATAAGTAAGTTACTTATTACTGTAGATTTGTTTGAGAACATTTTTGAAAAACAAATGTCTGGAAGTATCACAATCAACGATACAAATGCTCTAGACTTAAATCTACCTATTACTGGACATGACTATATTACACTTAAAATCTCTACGCCAGGGCTTGATGGTAAAGGACAGAATATTGACTTTACGAACTCACCACTTATAGTATATAGAATAGGTACTAAACAAGAGATGGGTGGTAAGGCAAATCTTGTAGAAATATCTGTTATAACAAAGGATGCACTAAGAAACCATAGGATGAGAGTATCTAATGCATACACTGGAACATGTTCAGAGATTGCAGAAAAAATATTGAGGAATGAAGTAAGAACAAAAAGAGACCTTTTTATTGAACCATCTATGGGTAATAGAAATGTAATAGTTCCCAATCAAAGACCTTATGAATTTCTACAGAGACTTGCTGCTGAAGCAATATCCGAAGAAGGTAATTCCCCACACTATGTGTTCTATGAAAATACTAAAGGTATACATTTTAGAAGTCTACAGAGTATGTATTCTCAAGATAGCAAACAATCATTTTTTGCTGCTGAGGCCGGTACTCAAAGTAAGGATGATAATGCTAAATCACCTAATATCGAAAAAGAACTAAAAAGAGTTACTAGTTTTGAACAAGGTGCAATTTCTGATACTGTAACTGCTTATAGAAATGGTATGATGGCAAGTACACTACTACAACATGACATATTTCAGAAAAAATATAACAAACAAACATTCAATTACCTTGAGGATTTTAAGAAACACAAGAGAATTAATTTTGATGCAACTTCTAATGATAATCCAATATATCCAGATTCATTGGTTGATGGGGATAATAAAATAAGTGATTTTCCAGAGGCAAGTATTAAACTTACACCCATTTCAGCGAGTCCAAAAGATATAAATATAGATGCATCCTACATTAAAGAGGGTGCTAAATATGGAGAGGGTTTCTTGTACTCTAACGACAGATCTCACGATTCTACTTTAGCAAGACGTTCTAAGATTATAGAACTGAACCAAGGTGCTTCTGTCAATTTACAGATAATTGGACAAAGCCACCTTTCGTGTGGAGATATTGTAGAGTTTGACATGCCTATTCAAGGTAGAAACCATACAGGCGAAGAGATTAATCCATATTACAAAGGTAGATACTTAGTAACTACATTACGACACACTTTTTCAAACATGTCAAATAGTCACTCAATCCTAATGAGACTTGCAAAAGACTCATTTGAATCACCTATAAAAATTGTAGGTGAGGTAGATGATTTTGAGACAGGCACTCAAGGTTTGACTAATAATCAATTTTACACTTAGAAGGGGGGGATTCAATAGTACATTTGTTATGCTTCAATCATAATAGAAAAAGAGGGAAATACTCATGAACGTAAAGACAAGAGCCAATATGAGAAACAGATCCAAATTCTTAAATAGAGACAGAACACTTGAACCACTTTCAGAAGAAGATAAATATCAGCTGAAAACTATTGATAGGGTTAAACATGAAATCATACAAAGAACTACAAGAAGGAGTTTACGATCCCAATATACTTAAAGCATTCTTTTTAGCAGGAGGGCCAGGTAGTGGTAAATCTTATGTTGTAAAAAGAACCACTGGTGGTATGGGTTTAAAGGTTGTAAATTCAGACGAGGTTTTTGAGAAAAAACTCAAAGACGCTGGCCTTTCTCTAAAAATGCCTGATAGAGAAGCAGAACCTAGAGATAAAATTAGAGATAGATCAAAAGAAATCACTAAGAAGAGACAAGATAACTATGTAGAAGGTAGACTAGGACTTGTGATTGACGGAACTGGACACGATTATGATAAAATCTCTGGACAGGCAAGGACACTAGAGACTCTAGGATACGATACATTTATGATATTTGTCAATACATCTCTTGATGTTGCACTACAAAGAAATGCAGAAAGATCAAGAAGTGTACCAACATCTATTGTAACCACTTCATGGAACAATGTACAAAAAAACATAGGTAGGTTTCAAAACTTCTTTAGGGGCAACTTTGTTATTGTAGATAACAATAGTAAAGATGAGGATATTATGGGTCAAGCAATCAAAAGAGTTCGTGCATTAACTAGACAGAAACTAAGAAATACTAGGGGTAAAGCATGGATTGCAAGAGAATTAGAACTTAAGCGCCGATAATATCAAGCGGATAATACATAAATAATTGTATCGTTCATCTATTCGTACAGACGGAAGTAGGCATATCGCTGAAGGAACGCTCAAAACTTTTGGTAACGAAAGGAGTAGAGATATGAATACGATAATTTACCAATTAGAGAAATTAATCAAACAACATAAGATAAACAAGGCACTGTGGATTTTACACTGTAGGTCTAGGGTGATTCGCAACTCTTTCATAAACAACAAAACATCATAAATTCATATTCTCTGTAACGTATAGTCAGCAACGATTACAGAAGGGCCCTTGACTTTTCGATTAATACTTGGTATAATAAGGTATAAATTGAGAAAGAAAGGATTTATTATGAAAACTAAAAAGATTAAATCAAACAAGATGAGTGAGGCTTGTGGGTGGATAGGTATGATACTTATTCATGGTGCGACTGCTCCTACATCAGTATCAGTATTAATGGGTTGGTCAACTGATCTACCACCATTGAACTTTATATTCCTCGTATGGTTAGGATTGTTTCTATTCCTTATAAGAGCAATATATGCTAAGGATACATTGTATATCGTATCAAATGCAATAGGATTCTCATTGAATAGTCTGTTGTTAATGTTGATTGCATTTAACTAGTATGAATAGGGTGATTCGCCCGATTCGCAATAATCCTAAAATCTTTAAAATACACAAGTCTCTGTAACCCTTAGTGAGCAACGATTACAGAAAGGGGGTTGACTTTGCCCAAAAAGTGTTGTATATTTATTAAGTAAGATGAGTTGAAACAAGAGAGAGAGAAATAATTATGAAAACATTTGAAATGCAAGATACCACGGACAAAAAGAACCCTATTAGATATATCAATGCTCATAACGGTGGTATTCAGATGTATGGTACAGAAGTCGGTGAGTTGGTTGCATGGGGTAAGACTCCAGAGATGATTGCATATGCCTTAAAGACAAAGGGTATTGCAGAGAGTGTTAGTGGTGGTTCTTCAATGGATTTTGCAAGTGAAGAAGGTTTTGCAAATGATGAAGATGCAATGACACTTTGGAATGATGCAATTGCCGTGTTTAATTGGGAAGTAAATGGAGTAGCAGGATAATGAGTAAACCAGTTTCAGTTGCCGCACTAAAAAGGAATATCAAGGATAATCCAGAATCAATCAAGAGACTTGCTCGTGTGTTACCACAGATGATGATGATGGAAACAAACGAAAAAGTTTGGGTGATGCTTGAAAAGAGAATGATTATGGTTAGAGATTTAATGAATGAGAAGGGGTTGACACAATAATGAGTATACTGTTTGGACAAGAGTGGAGAGATAAAAAGATGCATATCGAATATGGTGGGCAATACATTATGGATTTTGGTGTTGCAGAGAAAAATATGGCAGTATCGTTGGGAGATGCCTTTTTTCAAATTACAGAGGGTGCATCTGATGAGAAGTATGCTGCTGCAAACTACGTCAAATATCTTTCAGATTGTTTAAAATCTGGTAAACTTCAAGTCAAATGGAATATTAGTTAATTTAGGGAGAATATAATGCAATTTCAAAATAAAATAGAAGATATCGAGTTCAACACAGTTAGTGTGTATGGTGAAGAAATGTTAGTTTCTGCGCCAATCGTGATGGCATCTGCCGCTGGTTGGTATGTCGGTAAGGTCTGTAAGACTGATCTTTTTAATGATGGGTCACAATTTATTGTTGAACCATTTGATAGGTTCACAGACTACTTTGCAACGCCTGAAGAGGCAAATGTTGTCCTTACAACGCCCGAAGAAAATGGTGGTTTTGGAATTACGGGCATGCCCGTATAGAAGGTCGGCCCCCCCACACAAACGTGGCCTAAGAAGCAGAGTAAGACTCGTTCAAAAGGGGGGTAAACACAAGAGGAGAGTGGATTGGTAAAGCTTTGGTGCTTTCGAGATGAAAAATGGGTGATATCCACCACTAAATACAAACATTTTTCATTTTTTACTTGACAACAGCCCTCCTATGTGTTAATATTAATCTTAATTGAGAGGATAAGTATGTGACAAAAATTGATGCACTGTTAGAAAACTATGAAAAGAGCAAGCTTGAAAGAGTGAGCGTCATCCATGACAATACAGTAGTTGCTTTTGTTTATGTTGATAAAGAAAAGACTGATGAAGATAAATTAGAAGAAGCATTTATGTTGACAAATAATATTGATTGTGGTTGGTGGGAAAACACTAACGTAGAAAAAATGTTTGATGGTAAAGCTTGTAGAAGCACTATGGTTGGAGATATGGTTCTTATCGGTACAACTAAATACAAGTGTGATAATGCTGGATGGAGTAAAATATGATATATAAAACAATAGTAATATCTTTATTGATGATTATTATCGCTACTGTGGGTGGTGCTTTCATCACCATAGAGAAAGCAGTAGTAGATATGAAAGCGACACAAGACGCTATCTACAATGAGATAAGTGAATTAAACAACGAGATTAATGACATGAGAAGTTTTGATGAGTTGTCAAAGGCAATTATAGATACTCTAAAAGCAAAATGAACCTAAGTGATTTTTGTCGATGTTACACAAATGCAGCAGACCATGAACTAGTCAAGGAAATGCTACATTGGTTTCGTGAAGATACGGAATCTAAAACTGTAACTGCTAATAGAGATACTAGAAAAGATTTGCAGAAGTGGGTGCCAGTGGGTACTCATCTGTACAATAAGATAGAACAAGTCAAGAGGAGTACTCTAGACATGTACCTAGATGAGTTTCCTTATGTGTATAAGGGAGCAAAGAAACTAATATCAGAAGAAACAAAAATACAAAAAACTGCCACACAAGGTGGTGGTTTTCATAATTTCCATTCGGAAATATCTCACTATAAAAACATTCGCAGAGTATTAACTTGGACAATATATCTAAACGATATTGATGAGGGTGAGGGTGAGACACAATTTTTATTAGAGGATATCAAGATACAGCCCAAAAGGGGAATGATGGCAATCTTTCCAGCAGCCTTTCCATGGCAACATCGTGGCAATCCAGTGTATAAACATTCTAAATACATATCAACAGGCTGGTGGTTATTCCCAGAGGAAGGAAAGATGGACTAATGAATTTATTCCCTAAAAATAGAAACTTTGATGGTAAAGATTTATCTAATCAAGTATTTGTGTCAAAACCCAATCAGCAAGGGCAGGACTTTGATAAATGTTCTTTTGTGGGTGCTAACCTATCTGGTAGCACATTTAAGAATATATACATGAGGGGTTGCGACTTTACAGGCGCAAACATGGTTGGTGTTACAATGCATGATTGTAATTTACGAGAGAGTAGGCTTGTAAATGCAATTCTTAGAGATGCCGTACTTACAGACAATATGATGGTTAGATGTGACTTTACAGGCGTTGAGGGTCACAGAGTTGATTTTACCGACACAGATTTAAGAATGTCTAACTTTCGTAACGCTAGATTTCCACATGCAGATTTTACAAATTGTTGGTTGAAGGGTGTAGCGATGCGAGGAACACATCTAGAACATGCGAAAATACATGATTGGATGATCAATTACACTTATCAATATAAGATAATGGAGCCCGATACTATTTGTTATGCATGGAAACTTACACAACAAGATGGTTATGGTATATATCATCCAAAGATAAAATATTATGTGGGTTTGGAAGCAGATGCAGAACAACAAGAAACTGGATTCAAAGAACTTAAAACAGAAGCAGATGGTCGTGGTGGAAGTATGAACACTGGTATCGCTGTTGCACCTATTGATTGGGTATTAAAAGAATGGAATATGTTGGGTGCTAATCCTTTTTGGAAACTATTTCTTGTTTCTTTTAAAGCAGGCGATGTAATAAATGCAGAAGGTATTGCAAAGTTTAATGTTAAAAAGATGAAAGTTGAAAAAGAATATCCTATTGCAAAATTTTATGAGGAGATGAAAGATTGATATACAGTAAACAAGGTTTATTAAGGTATGAAGAAGATTTGCCAGAACTTCTAAAAGATAAAGATAAATTACCGATGTCACAACACAATAGACAAGCAGGGGATGGACTAAGAAAATTTAACAATCTAAACCTAACCAAAAGAGATTATCGTGGGATGTTTTTTGATGGATTGGTGTTTGATGACACAGACTTTGCATATAGTGATTTTACAGGCGCAACATTCTTCAAATGTGGTTTACGGAGTGTGAACTTTCATAGGTCAGTATTGGAAGGTGTATCATTTATCAATTGTGTTGCAAGAGAAGCAAACATGACACAATGTTTTGGTAATGGTTCTAAGTTTGTGGCGTGTAATATGGTGAATATGAACATGCAAGGTTCATGGTTTAAGTATGCACACTTTGAAGGAAGTGATTTACGAAAAGCAAATCTTAGGGGTGCAAAGTTTTCAAATACCACATGGAAGTCTAATAAATTAAGAGGTATGAACACAAGAGACACACAATTCACACATGCTGGTGGAGACTTACCACATTTCTTTTGGAATGAGGTAGGTAGTAATGAAGTTCTTGATCCAGAGTCAGTGGGTTATGCTTACAAACTCGCAGCCGCTAATGGTAAGGGCATTTATCATCCCAAGATTACATATGCAGAGGGTAAAGAGTTTGATGCAGAGATACAAGATGATTCAGATGTGAGAATCCCAATCGATCCAAAATACAATTCAGGCATTGCACTAGCACCACTCAATTGGGTATTGAGAGAATGGAATTTACTTGGTGCATATCCAGATTACCAGCTGTTTCTGGTGTCCTACAAATACAAAGATGTCATACAAACTCATGTACACAATCGTATTATATGTCGTGCAGAGGGTAATTCAAAGTTCAATGTCAGAAAGATGAAATGTCTCAAAAAAATTGACATGAAAGAGTTCTATGATTTGTTGAATGAGGATATTGATTATCACACTGGTGGAACAGCCGCATTTCATCAAGGAAAAGATATCGGGCAATGATAACCACCACCAAAGATAACACAAAATGTATTTTTGCACATGGTGGTATGAGTATATCCACAAATGGATACACGAAACCGTGTTGTCAAATAAAAAAAGGTGAAGGTGAAAAACCACATTGGAGTGAAGATCACAATGAATCTCAATGGTGGACATCACTAAGAGACAACTTAGACAATGGTATAAAAGACTCAAGGTGTGTAAAGTGCTGGGATTTAGAAGCATCTGGTATACAAAGTATGAGACTTTGTGGTAATGAATTTCAAGAAGAGGATAAAGTAAACATACACCCTTGGTCGTATGTAGACTTAAAACTTGGTAGTAAATGTAACTTGATGTGTTCAATGTGTAAATCTCCATCTAGTTCACTAATTGCAAAAGAAATGTACGATAATATGGACGAACAATGGCCTGGAGAATTAGAGGAAGGAATGTTTCCAGCACACCATGAGGAGTTTAAAAAACAGACACGGAAGTATTATGAGTTGGGTGGTTTTACAGAGAAGAAACAGTGGTATGAAGACCCTGCTTTTTATGATAAGTTAAAGTCAAATGCAGAACACATAAGAACACTAAAATTTACTGGTGGAGAACCTACTGTAATACCACAAGTCCATGAGGTCATGGATTGGATGGTTAAGTCTGGACATGCTAAACACATTCACATACGAATTACTACAAATGGAACAAACAAAAGTCTAAAACTATGGGAAGATATGTTAAACTTTCGTTCATCACAAATACGAATGAGTGTAGATGGCACTGGTGCTAACTATAATTATATAAGGTATCCACATTCGTGGGAAAAGTGGCAACAAAATATAAAACTACTACAACTGTATAAAGGTGAAATAAAATTAAACTACCAATTTACAATGAGTGCATTTAATCTGTTTAACATCGTAGAGATGTCAAAATGGTTTCACGAAGTTGGTGGTTGCAAAAGTTATAGAGGGGGATATTCATTACACCCAGTGTTTTGGCCTAGACACCACAACGTAAGATATCTACCAGATGATGTATTAGAAAAGGCATTAGTATATTTAAAAGAAGGACAAAAGAAGTATCCTAAGATGACTACAACTGCAATTAACTTCATCGAATCTAGACCATATATATCTATAGAAGAGAAGAATGAAGTAATGCAAAAGTTAAAACAAGACACATTAATAAAAGATAAATTAAGAGTAAAACGACCTAACTATGATTCAATAGATACGTTTGGTTTGAGGAGAATATTTGATGATATACAATCTTGAGGGTGTAAAGATATATGATGAGACACTAGTAGAACTTCTAGAGGGTGGTAAGGGCGTTGATGCAGATATCTTGACAGGCAGAGACAATCCAGACTTCTTGAACTTAGATTTTGACAATCTTGTTATGCATGATAAGGTAATCAAGGATGTGTATTTTGACAACTGTAGTTTTAGGGATGCAGACCTATCAGGCTGTATATTTGAGTTTGGACATCTAAGAGATGCAGACTTTACAGGCGCTAAACTAAAGGGAACACAATTTATCAACTGTAATATGAGACATGCAAATATGAGTCATGTAAACATGAGTGGTGGTGTAATCAAAGATTGTATGATGCGAAGTGTAAACTTCTATGGTGCCAGACTACAGTATGTAGATTTTAGTGGTTCAGATTGTAGAAAATCAGACTTTCGTGACATAAATGGGCGTGGAACTGTATGGACAGGCGCTAGATTTACTAATTGTGATTGGCGTTCAGCACTATTACACAAGACGACTGGCATACCAAGATTCATGAGAAGTCAGAAGGAGGCATACGATCAGATGCCACCAGACTATAAGTGTATTAGTTGGAAACTATTGGGTGAAGGAAAGCGTGGTATCTATCGCCCACATATGGTATATGAAGTGGGTAAGATATATGATGCTACAAGAGGTGGTGCTTCACCTATTGATGCAACAAAGAATCCAGGCATAGCACTTGCACCATTGACATGGGTGTTGAAAGAGTGGATGGCACTTGGGGCAAAACCTAATTGGCATCTATTTATGGTAGAGTTTAATGCTGGTGATGTTGTATCAGACAGTAATTCTAAGTTCACTGTTACTAAGTTGAAAGTACTGAAAGAAGTTGACTTGAACAAGTACATTAATATAATTGACGATGGTAACACAGAAACACTACAAGTGAGGGATGAATGACGCCAGAAGAAAAAAATGAAACTGGTGCAAAAGATTGTATAGTAAACTGTACTTTTGATCCACCATTCAATATGGAGATGGTGCCGTATGATACTAAACTAGCGATGGGGTGGTTATGATATATAAATGGGCGGCACCAATAGCAATAGCACTAACACTTATACTATGCACATATAATTTATGGTTAGTTTTTAGAGGATTAAGTTTATGAACGTAGAAATAATAGATATGATGGGAACAGACCTATCAGTAGTAAATGCAGCTCGTGTATCTTTCGCAAAAGAGAGTACAGAGTTTTCTAAAGGAGATGAGAAACTCATCAATTTTCTTGCAAAACACAATCACTGGAGTCCTTTTGGACATGCATCAATGCAATTCAGAATTAAGGCACCAATCTTTGTTGCAAGACAACTTGTGAAACACCAAGTCGGTTTGGTGTGGAACGAAGTCAGTAGACGTTATGTAGATGATGAACCAGAGTTTTACATTCCTAATGAATGGAGACTTAAAGCAGATGACAAAAAACAAGGTTCATCAGATGAAACTATAGAATACAATATTGATGGTGCTGTCCAATTTGTGGCACAAACATACAACAATCTATTGAAAGCAAATGTTGCACCAGAGATGGCAAGAATGATATTACCACAGAATTTATACACGGAGTGGTATTGGAGTGGTACACTTATGGCATTTGCCCGTGTATGTAATCTAAGATGTAAACCAGATACACAGAGGGAAACACAACAAATTGCACAGATGATTGACGATGCTGCAAAAGAACTTTTTCCTATTAGTTGGACGGCGCTTCGTGATTGATGCTAACAAAAAAAACACGCTGTGTGTTTATGCACATGGTGGGATATGTATGTCTACAGATGGACTGAATAAACCTTGTTGTACTATATTCATGAGAAGTCAGAAGGAGGCAGGAACTTCACCCATTCGGAATGTGACGTTTGGCGATCCACCAATGTGGAATGAAAATCATGGGGAAACAGATTGGTGGAAATCACTAAGAGACAACTTAGACAATGGTATAAAAGACCCAAGGTGTGATAAATGTTGGGATCAAGAAGCAGCTGGTATACAAAGTATGAGACTAGGTTCTAATGAAAGATTAGAGAATGACCTTGTAACTGAACATGAATGGTCGTATGTAGACTTAAAACTTGGTAGTAAGTGTAATCTAATGTGCAATATGTGTGAAGCTGCATCTAGTTCTCTTATTGCAAAAGAAAAGTGGAACAATTATAAAGAGGGATGGTGGCATAAAGCAGGAAACCGTAAAGAGAAAAAAGAGAAAATATGGGCAGACTATAAAAAAGCAGGGTTTACAGATGAATTACAATGGTGGCAAAACCCTGCTTTTTATGATAAGTTAAAGTCAAATGCAGAACACATAAGAACATTAAAGTTTACTGGTGGTGAACCAACATTGATTCCACAAGTACATGAGGTGATGGACTACATGTTAGAAACTGGACATTCAGCTCATATAGAACTTTCACTAACTACAAACGGCACATACAAAGGCACAGACATCTACGAAAAAATGTGTCAGTTTAAAAGTGCCAAGATTAATTTATCGGTGGATGGAACTGATGCCAATTATAATTATATAAGATATCCACACACTTGGGAACAATGGACAAGAAACACTAAACAATTGTTGTTGTTTGCTTCAGACATATCCATATCATATCAATTTACTGTAAGTGTGTTTAATTTGTTTAATATAAGAGAGTTTGAAAAGTGGGCCCGTGAAGAGGGTAGAAAAGATTTAATAAATTTACACTCAAACTTTGTGTATAGACCCAAATGTCAAAACGTAAGATTTCTACCAGATGATACAATACAACGGGCAGTAGACTATCTAGAGGGTGGTGATAAAATATCAAAGGATGCTATTAAACACATAACGAATGGGGAAACTGGTATGCCAAAAGAAGTGCAATGGGCTCAACTCAAAGATGATACAGAACTTAAAGACAGACTTAGACCAAAACGCCCTAATTGGGATAGCATAGATAATAATATGTTACGATTAAAGGATTTATTTCATGGAAGATAGAGAACCAAAACGATACTACGATTGGATGCTCTGGATGATGAGAAAAGAGGACAGAGAACAATGGTATAGTAGAGCAAAGAATAGACTTATCAAATATGGACAACCAGACGCCCACGAAATTCTGGAGGAAAGATTTAGTGGTGATATAGAGAAAAGTATTAGACAAAACCTACCATTGTATAGGTCACTAAGTGGAAGAGGACTTGCAGAAGAGATAGCATCAACTAATCCAGAGTTAGTCATTGACCTTGGTTGTGGTGCTAATCCATTCAAGGGTATCATACCGAATCTTATTGGTATGGACTTGGTAAAATTCCCCACATCAGACCTAGTTAGACCAATACAAGATGCAGTGGACATATTTAAACCCAATATTGCTGATTGGGTATTAATCCTTGGGCCTTGGGGGCCAACAGATGAGGATACACACAGATCAATAATTGCACAAGGGGTACATCTACTAAAACCATCAGGCACAATTGTAGCACATGGTGACATAACATGGACAGAAGAACGTATCACTAGGTTGGGGAAAGAGTTTGCACTAAAAACTACAATTGATGGTGTCGGCACTACGGATATGAGGAAGATGACTCGCAAACATTATAATATACAGAGAAAGGCTCTACAATACAGAGCAAAAGTAAGAGGTATACACGAAGAGGATAATCCACAAAGAGTTGTGTGGCGATGGACATATGAATTTTAGAATAACCACCCAAAGCAATAGACCACAACACTTCTTTACAATTCACTGGAATGTGGGTAAGAGATGTAATTACGATTGTGCTTATTGCCCAGACAATCTACATGACTATACATCAAAACATCGTAGTCTAGAAAGTTTCCAAGAAATCTTTAGAAAGATTGAACCAGAGATACCAAGTAATCTGGATATCAAGATATGGTTTACTGGTGGTGAACCAACAATCAATCCAAACTTTCTGCCGTTTGTCAAGTGGTTGAAAACAGAATACCCAGAAAGAGCAAGAAATCTGGGGTTGAACAGTAATGGTTCTAGACTACCAAAGTATTATAAAGAGTTGTCGGAGTGGGTAGAGAAGATACAGTTTAGTTCACATTTTGGGTTTCTAAAGTTAGACAAATTTAAGGATGTCCTATCTGCATTACCATTAAAGAAGTTTAGTGTCAATCTTATGGCAGAGCCCGAGTATTGGGATACAGTACAGAACATTGTAGAATTTTGTGAAAAAGGACAGATAAACCACCACATAAAGAGAATACGAACCAAGAGCACATGGGATTCGGACAATCGTAAGTACGACCCATTCTATACACCAGAGCAGATACAGTGGTTAGAGGAACGAGAACATGCTCAATCATATGATGAGATTGGTGAGAGATTTGACCAACCAGACATGCTTGCCTACTATAATGAGGTAGACGAACCGAAGGAAGAGTGGGCAAACAATATGATTACACGACAAGAGGACGATTTCAACGGTTGGTTGTGTGGTATAGGGTTAGAAGGGTGTCAGATAGATCAATACGGCAACATACAACGAGGAGTATGTAAGATAGGTGGTTCTTATGCAAATATAGAGGACAAGAAGATTACGCTGCCCAGGAATTTTGTGACATGCACAAAGATACGCTGTTCTTGTGTAGCAGACAACAAATGTACACGATATAAGGACGATAAGACACGAAAACAGATGCAACCAGAGGTTATGTACCATATACAGAAACAACTGTCCGAATCAAAGCGAATCGGTAAGCGTAAAGTGTCCATATTGGATAAATATAACTACTAAAAAACGCTGTATTATCAACGATTTAAAATAACACTTGACATTGCCCTAAAAGCCTGATACATTGTATAAGTAAGATGAGTTGAAACAAAGAGAGAGAAAAACAAATGGCGTATGTATCACAAAACGACAAAAAAGAACTTTCAGTCGGTATAAAAAAGGTTCTAAACAAGTATAATATGAAGGCATCTATTGCAGTCAGACACCACTCAACTATTGTTGTAAATATAAAGTCTGGGCCGATGACGTTCAAACATTCACATGGTGACGATTATAGTCAAGTAAATGTGTATCACATTGACTCACATTATGAAGGTATTCAGAAGAACTTTCTAAATGAGTTGCTTTTGCAAATGAAAGGTGTTAAGTATTTCAATAACGATGATGCAATGGTTGACTACTTTCATAGGTCGCATTATTGTGATATCAATATTGGACAATGGAATAAACCTTATACTGTAACTGCAATGAAAGAGGTCGCATAATGACACAGATTAAAAAACAATTCGATGATGTAATGGACGGTATCAACAATATGTTAGATGCTGCTGCACATGACTATAAGAGTATGGATTTCTCACATAGAACTTCTGATGAATTTCGTGATGGGTTCATGATTAAAGTAGGACAAAAATATATTAAGATTGGTCGTGTATCCGACCACACATCAGGCCGAATGGGTCAAGTATGGGGATTTGTAGTCAATACGACTCAAGATTCAAAATTTAAAAAGGGTGACTTACTTAAAGCTGCAGGATTTAATGCTCCTGCTCGTAATGCCGCTCGTGGTAATGTTCTAGAAGGGGGTTTCGGTATACGCTGGACTGGCCCGCTTTATCTTTAATCAGCGAATAAGGAAAACTACATGAAAAAAACTATGTTTAAGACCACCGTCTTTATCAATACAGATCGTACTTTTATCGAAGGACTGTTACATCAGATAGGGTTTGTGACGAAGGAGTCTAAGATACCACATATGATGAAACGCCAAGCGTTACGACAGTGTGTGTCCTATACTGCTCCAACAGAGAAAGAATCTGTTGATAAGGCATTAGAGGCATTTGCCAATAAGGGTAAAAAGGCCGCTGATCTCTTTCATATGGAAACAATACAAATATGATTGGGTGGATGTTCGGCGCATATGTCGTGGGGTCAGTCGTGACTTATTATTTGTTTAGCAGAACTGCTATTGAAACAACAATTGATAAGTTAATACATGATGGATTCTTACGCTGTAAGGTAAGTAAGGATGGTGTTGTTGAAATCTTGAAGTGGAATGAGAAATGAGAAGATTAAAAAATCATGATGTCCTTGGAATGGATAGTCCAGATTGTCCACTCGCTCTTCTGGACGAGAATCTAGCGGCAACTCGTCAAAATAATGTAAGTCAACAAATAGATATGTGTAGCACAGAATGGTCTACACAGTATTGGAATCGTGTGCTAGAAGCACTCATCGTAAAATATGGGAATCGAGTCAATGTTACAATTAATTAAATGGGGAGTATATGCTACTGCATTTTACATATTCGTATGGATGGGATACACTGCCATGCTAATTAGCATCGCATAAACAGTCGAAATGAACATACTTATCACTGGACATAAGGGTTTCATCGGAACGGCACTCACGGATGCGCTGAGAGACGACCATGTACTCTCTGGACTAGATATACACAGACCTACACCTAATCAAGTTACCGACCATCAATGTATTACGAGAGCAGAATTGCCAAGCAATATAGACATGGTGATTCATCTTGCTGGTATAGGAGGTGTAAGAGAGTCAATGAATCGACCTGCTGACTATTGGAAAACAAACGTCATAGGAACACAACGTATATTAGAACATTATAAGAACATAAGATGCTTAGTTGCATCAAGCAGCACAGCGTATGAACCTGCTTTAAATCCATATGCTGGGAGTAAGTATGTAGCAGAATCAATACCACATAAGAACGTAGTATTCATGAGGTTTCACACCGTATATAGTAGCACGCCTAGAAAGGGTATGCTATTTGATAAATTAATAAACAATGAACTAACATATACAACAAATCACAGAAGAGACTTCATACATGTAAACGATATATGCAGTGCTATAAAGAAACTCATAAAACATCACCATATCAAGGGAGTAGTAGACATAGGTACAGGCACTAACATATCAATACAAGATATACGCCCAGACCTACCATGCCATACAATAGAAGAGTACCCAGAGATGGCATATGAGAGACATACGACCCTTGCTGACATCAGTATCATGAAGAGTATAGGTTGGAGACCCACTATAAGAGTAGAAGATTTCATGAGAGAGAATAGACTAAAACCCGTGTTAGCGGAAACGAATGGGTAATCATGGGATATTATGGGATAATCGGACACTTTAATTAAATGGCGAAATAAACATACATCCTTTGTGTTTAAAGTCTGTCAGAGACCGAATTTTCACAGAGAGCTCCCAGAAATAATACAGAAATAATTAAAAAAAGACTTGACAAGCGCTCCATATGTGTGTATAATAGTACTTGTATGCCATTCAGAATAACTATAGTGCTTACTTAGATAAGGCTAAGAGATGCATACAACAGAGAGATTGATGGGAGATATGCTGGGAGAAGCTTAAATAGTACTTGACATTAGCCGCTAAGTGTGGTACTATTAATAGAATCAGAAGAGAGTGTTCATTAAGGTGGGTTGGTTGACAGATAGCAGCTCTGCTAGAAAGTTCCATAGTATGGTGTCATGATGTGTTGGGCGCTCTCTTCTGTTATCACACTGTGTCCTCTCAGCTAGCATAGGGGGGGGTTAATACTGTAGTGGCCTCAGGCAATCTATAAATGCAATAGTAGGTACTTAAAGAATTTACTTGACATTTGCTCGTATGTGTGGTATTATGATTCTATAATACAATGAGAAAGGGGTTTGAAATGGCAGTTCATGTTTTCGGTATGACAGACGACCAAGTACAGAGAGTTTCTCGTGTTTGGAATGTTGACTTTGTTCACAGATGGCACGATCATCGTAGTCATGGTGATGTTGATTGGGATACTGACACTTTGATATTTGCTGATAGAACTTCTGTCGATAGAGTATCTGAGTGGACTTGGCAGGATCACGAACTTTATTAAAAAAAGTTATAAAAACATCTTGACATTTGCTCGTATGTGTGGTATTATGATTCTATAATACAATTGAAAGGTTTATATGATGAGATTAAAAGGTGCGACTACTATTCTAAAGGGAGAGATGGATTTTCTGGGATTAACTTGGAAAGAACTGGAAGTGTTTATTGAACGTAATCCCTATGCAGTTAACGACAAAGTAATTGAAGCGTTTGTAACATATCGTTCTGCATATGCAAAGGAGTCCTTGGTATGATAGACATTACAAAGTATACGCCAGTCTATACTAAGGATTGGTATGTCAAATGGGTATCCTCTGTGTTCTTAATCATTGCACAAGCGTTAACATCTGTGGGTGGTTTAGAACCATTCAATCTTATGTTCTTCTGGTGTGGTCTGGTAGGATGGTTGTTAGTTGGATATTGGTGGCATGATCGTGCATTGATATTCATTAATGCTGTAGGACTATTCATTAATACAAGTGGTATTATGAAATGGTATTGGGGAGCATAACATGAAGATATGGTTATGTGTGTTTGCCTTTGTGGCAATACAGTGGATTACAATATGGATGATAATGGAGATTTAATATGAGTGGTATGCATTTACTTCCAGCGTATTGGAATACAAACAATCACAAGAAGCGTAAGAACCGTAAGGTTACAGCGAAGATGGTTGCTGCTATTGCAGAACATGAGAAGTATCTCAAACGTATGGGATACGACCCTAGTTCCAAAGCAAAGGCCCCACCCCCTAAAACTGAGCGTGTTTCAGTTGCACTACCCCAAAAAGATATATCCGAATATGATTGGAGTCCTTGTCTAAGGGGTCAGAAGTATACATTAACTAAATCTTATAACATAGGACAGGCATACAATAAGGGTGGTTTGGTTGTTCTATCAGAGAAGGAAGCAAACGATGACAGCACTGGAAAAAGACGCTAATACATTTGATGTGATATCAGCAGCGGTCAAACCTCAAAAACGGTTTGAGAAGTATTATCGGAAAGGTTTCGGAACAGAGAACGTAGGGCCGTTTCTTGCGAGTATGATTCGTATGGTACGTCCTCAGCGAATACTGGAAGTGGGTGTTGGATATACGACTCCGTTTATTGCCGAGGCGATAGAACAGAACTACCAAATAGACTTTGATGATAATCATGATATGGAGTACTATAAGAAACCTTATGATCCTCGTTATGTGATTATAGATGATATGTCGCTCGGTCGGGTCGAAGTGCCTCAGAAACACTGGATAGAATTAATTGACGGTAAGTTCCAAGGTATGCGAGAATGGATAGAACCGAAGTATGGTAAGTTTGATTTCGTATGGTTTGATTGTGGTGGGCCAGAAGAGTATGAACAGTTTATGAAAGAGTATTGGGATTTATGTTCTGAATATTGTTTCTTTCACTTTACTTACTTTAAAGGAGAACCAAATAAGAACATGGATGCAATACTAAATAATGCGAGCGGAAGTGCATACCGTATGGATATTGTAGAACCTAACAAGTTCCGCCAAGGAAGTATAACAATGTTAAGGAAGATGTGATGTTTGAACCTCATCAAGATAAAAAGTATCTGGTACTGACTATGTTAGTTATATCAATACTCATATGTATGAAAGTTGCCGGTGTTTAGTTTCTTTTTAAAATTCTATTTAATTTGTGGTCTTATCTATACTACTGTAATATATAATGATGACATGCGAACCCAAAGAACTATGATGAGAGGACGGCCTAGTGAAAAATGGATGAGAGTTGGCGAATGAAGAAACCTTACCTTACAAATCCTAACATGTTAGTTCCTTATTATTTAATGTTATCATATTGTTATTACAAAGAAAACGAAAGTCTAATAGACGATACAGAATATGATGACATATGTAAACAACTTATAGAGAAGTGGGATACATTAGAACACTGGCACAAACCATTACTTGATTTAGAATCACTTAAAGCAGGAACTGGATACGATATTAAATATCCCCAAAGAGTTGTACAAGCTTCTTTATCACTTTTAAAAGAATCTCAATTAAGACCTACGGAAATGGATTGATGAACAAGTTGTGGAGACATTGGTGTAAGGCAATGGGTAGTCGTGCATATGATAATGACAAGAAGGATGATCACATTCATCTACTCATGAGAACACCTTGGTTTATATTACACATTGTAACTTGTCTTATGATTATCACAGGCAATGGTAGATTGTTAGGATGGTGGTAAATGTATAGCGGAAAACCTTTAAAGGTTCATATAGAATTATCTAACAAGTGTAATGCCATGTGTCCACAGTGTGGTAGAAACACTTCTGCTAATGGTGAATTAAGATTACAGGCTGGTATGCAAACTACAGAACTTAGACTTGAAGATATAGAAAGAATCTTTGATGATGAGTTCTGGAATACACACCAAATATCAAATGTAAGATTTGTCGGAAACTATTCTGACCCTATCGCAACTAAAGATTTACATGAGATTGTAGAGTTCTTCATATTTAATAATCCAAAGATAATACTTAATGTTACTACTAACGGAAGTTTAAAGACAGAAGAATGGTGGTATCATTTCGGAAGTATGTTTAATAACAAAAATCGTAGAGTTGTGTTTGCACTAGATGGTACAGATAATATTACACATGCATTGTATAGACATAGAACAAACTACGATAAGATTATACGAAATGCAAAATCATTTATATCTGCTGGTGGTAATGCAGAATGGTCTTTCCTAGTGTTCAAACATAATGAACATCAACTAGAAGAAGCAAAGAGATTATCGGAAGAGTATGGATTCAAAAAATTTATTTCTGTGTATACCACAAGATTTCACAATGGTAAAGGATACAAAAAATATAAGTTAGATGGGGTGGATCATAAATTAGAAGAGACAACAACAAAGGAGATGCCAAACCTTTCTACAATACCTTGGCCGCCAGAGAACCTAGACATATCGTGTAAAGCTTTACAAGATGATTATGAAGAGATATTTGTAAACTACACTGGTGAGATAGTTCCTTGTTGTTGGGTTGGTGCTTCAATACACAGATGGAGAACCAAAGATACTTATTTCAAACCATCGTATCCAGTTGAGGAAGATGGACTTATAGGTGAGATACTAAAAGATGATTCACATGATGCAATAAAATATGGTGCAACAAAAGTCATGACTAATCAGTGGTTTACTAAACTAAAAGAATCTTGGGTTGACAAACCATGTAGAGTATGTTATCGTGTCTGTAATAAAAAAATAAATTTACTAAAAGAGAAGAGGACGGAAGAATGGGCTTAACGGATATATTAAAAAGTTCTAGTAGTATGTTCGATGCAAGTGTTCGTGTACCTCTTGTGCATCTTAATGTTTTAGACAAGGTAGAGAATACACATATACAAGAAGCCGTTCGTAAACATGCAACGGATGATAAACATTTATCAAATGTAAAAGCAACTATGACAAGTTGGTATCTACACGAACAAGATGATTGTGTTAAAGGACTTACAAACCTCGTTATGATAGAGTGCGAGAAGATGTCTGGTAAGTTTGAATTACATAATAGTGAGTGTTGGGGAAATGTTCAAAGATGGTCAGAAGAAGTTGTTGAACATACACATTGGCCATTTTTATGGTCTTGGTGTTACTATAGTAAAGTAGATAAGACTTCACCACCACTTGTCTTTCCAGAAGTCAAACAAGTTTTTGAACCAGAGATAGGTGACTTGATTATCTTTCCAAGTAATATAAAACATTCTGTTCCTAAGAGTGAATCAGAGAATGAAAGAATAGTTGTTGCTGGTAACATTAGTTTTAAGTTTACAAAACCAGAAAGTACTATTCCAAATGGATATCAAGACTCTATGTTATATGATGACGATCCTAAATCCATAGGTTGTTGACTGTTTCCATTTAGACAACAGTGTTGTTCGATTTAGAATCAGTCGTTCCAGTATAAATATAAGTGTAATCAAAAAGATTATAATTCACACATTAGGGAGGACCACAATGAGTGCTATCAGCACAGCCGTATGGCAAGAAACATGTAAAGTATGTGACGCTATTTACAAATCAGTTCACAACACAATAGTTCAAATGCAAAGAAATAGACAGCTATCTGCAAACAGACAAATTATGTATCACTTGGACATTCAATTTATAAGAGATCAAGATTTACCCTTTCATCTCGATCAAATGAATGATTTCACAAATAAAGAGTATGACGCTAAACTAATAAAGTAGTTTCTTATAAATAGTTCTGAACTCTTTTGGTGAGAGATGAGAGGACTATATATGCCTATAGCAGAAATACTTGCTGGGATCTCCTTGGTTAAGGCCAGTGTAGATTTCATCAAATCAAATTTAGACACTTGTAAAGATATTAGTGAAATCGGTGGAGCCATAGATGGGCTTCTACGAGGTAACGATGAAGTCAATAGAACAAACTCTAAAAAAGGATTGGGTGTTAGAGAACAGTTTGACACTACACATATTGCAAGAGAAGCAATTGACGCCAGACTAGCTGCCGAACAACTGCAAGAAATATCTCAAATGATTAACTTACGTTTCGGCCCAAATACTTGGCGAGAGATTATGGAAGAACGAGCAAGACGAATCCAAGAACATAAAGAACTACAAAGACAAGAGAGAATAAAAAAAGCAAAAGAACATAAAGAGTTTATAGATGCTTTAAAAATGATTGGTATGGTAGCACTTTCTATTATTGTGATTATCGGTATATTTGTTGGTTCAATTTACTATTCAAGATTGGGATAATGACACACGCTTTTTTATTGATACTATATTTGGGGGGTAAGATAATTAGTCAAGATATGCACTTCTATAGTATAGACAACTGCAAGTATTATGCAGAAAGATTAAACAGACAACCAGCAGTTCCTAATAGAAGAGCTGGTGAAGATCAACCTAAGAGTCAAAAGTATATAGCAGTATGTGAACCTCGTAAGGTAGACCCACAGAAAGTTTCAATATACAAATGATTAAGTACATTGCATTACTATTACTTATACCCACACTTGCAATTGCTGGTGCAAAAACTATTGGTAGTAAAAAGGATTATACTCGTCAGCAGAAGATTCAAAGGGGTGATATAGTTCTACCAAAGATGGTTACTTGCAGACTCATGAAACGAGTAAAGACTAAATCTGGTGACGAAGTTTGTATATATCAAGGACAAAATAAAACCTATGAAATGGCTATCGAAAATAAATGTCCACGACAATATAAATGTAAGTATAATCCATTTGGTTCAGAACCTAACATTGGAAGTGTCATAGATAGTCTTAATGAAGCAGTAAAATAACATGGGAATATTTCAACACGAAGATATGGAAATAGATTTAACAACTACAACCAAAAGCAGACTATACAAAAATAATCTATTACTTTTTATTGGTGATGGTTACAAAGCAATATCTATGATGATAAATTATAGTGAAGATAAAGAACCAGTAAAACAAAAGTTTCACGCTCAATTAACTATGAGAGAAAAACCTAGATTCAAATCCAAAGAACAAGATGATAATCCTTTATAAATAATAATATAATAGGAGTCAGCATGTCAAATAATTTCATGGGCCTAGATGGATTCGTCTGGTTTACTGGTGTCGTTGAAGATAGACACGACCCAGCTTTACTAGGAAGAGTCCGTGTAAGATGCTTAGGGTTTCACACAGAAGATAAAGTGAAAATCCCTACAGCGTCATTACCTTGGGCTCACATAATGTTACCGATAACAACGCCATCTATGAATGGTAAGGGTGTGAGTATACCTTTCATGGTTGAGGGTACATGGGTTATTGGTTTCTTTAGAGATGCTGAATTAAAACAACAACCAGTAATTATTGGAACACTACCAGGCTATCCACAAACAACAGCGGATAAAACAAAAGGTTTCAATGATCCAAATGGTCACTATCCTTTATCAACCCACTTAAATGAAAGTGATGTCAACCGTTTAGCGAAGGGTGGAGCCGATGACAAACCACATGAAATTATCCAACTTAAAGAATCCAAAAGAGATAAGCAAGTTGCCGTTGCAAGTGGAGAACCTTGGGATGAACCAGTTGGGTCACATTCAGCATCCAAGTATCCTTACAACCATGTATTTGAATCAGAGACTGGCCATATCAAAGAATACGATGACACATCGAGCAATGAGAGAATACACGAATACCATAGAACTGGAACATTCTATGAAATGCGACCAGACGGTTCAAAAATCACAAGGGTGGTGGGTAACAATTATGAAGTCATTCATGCAAATGATTTCGTCCATGTTAAGGGGTCGGCGAACCTAACAGTAGACGATACATTAAATATAAAAGCAAAAACAATTAACATAGTTGCTGAAACTATGAACGAAACTTATACAACACATAATGAAACAACTGAAACATTTACTCATACTGCAACTACTGGTAATACGACTTATACATCGGGCGATGTAATTGCAAGTAATATATCTCTAGTTGGACATCAACATGTGGATAATGCTGGACTTGCTGCTGGAGTTACTACTGTACCTATTGGTGGAAGTGGTTCAGTAACATCTGCTCAAGGAGAAACCGTGGCATCAATTTCATCTGGTATAACTGCGGCAGAACCAACATCTCTAGATTTAACTACTGTTTCAAATGTAACATTACCGACTGCTACAACTGCGTATCCAGATACACTGGTTAAAACAGATTCTACTGGTACAGTTAATAGTACGATACTGGCAGACAATGCTGTAACACAAGATAAACTTGCAGATGATGCTGTAGGTTCTGCTGAAATGAAAAGTCTATCAACACTACTCATCAAGAATAGTTCTGGTTCAACATTAAAAACTGTACATGGTGCTGGTGCATAGTATAAATACTAATAAAGGAATTACAAATGTCGCAATATGATGCTCAGTTAAATAATGACACATCTAGGAATAATAGACAATACTCTGATTTAGATTTATTCTTTAGCAGAAAAACATCTAATAGCGATATAAATACACTTACAGATGTTCAAGCGGTAAAGAGAAGTGTTCGTAATCTAGTCCAACTTGACTACTATGAAAAACCTTTTCACCCAGAGATTGCATCTGGAATTAGGGGAATGTTATTTGAGTTAATGACTCCATTTACTGCTCAAATTATTGCAAGACAAGTTGAAGATGTAATTAATAATTTTGAACCTAGAGCAAAACTTGTAGGTGTAACTGCGATACCAGATTTAGATCGTAATGCCTATGAGATTAAAATAGAATTTTATGTTGTTAACACACCGACAGAGTTAGTAGACTTAACGGTATTCTTAGAAAGATTGAGATAAGATGGCAGATAGTAATAATCAAAAAGTAAGAGTAACGGAATTAGACTTTGATGAAATCAAAGCAAACCTAAAATCTTTTCTAAAAAACCAAAATGAATTTAGAGACTATGATTTTGAGGGAAGTGGTATGAGTGTTCTTCTTGATACACTTGCATACAACACTCACTATCTAGGTTTCAACGCAAACATGTTGGCGAATGAAATGTTTCTAGACAGTGCGGCCTTAAGAAGTTCTGTAGTATCACATGCAAAGACTTTAGGATATGAACCATCTTCTTGTCGTGCTCCAAGAGCATCTATAGGAGTTTCATTAACAACAACTAACTCTACAGCTACAATGCCTGCTGGAACAAAGTTTACTACAACAGTAGATGGGGTATCATATCAGTTTGTAAACATATCAACTCTAAACTCGACTAGTTCTGGTAACATTGTTAACTTTGATAACACAGAAATTTATGAAGGAACTTATGTTACAACAAAATATATAGTTGATAATACAGATACAGAACAAAGATTTACTATAACCGATAACAGAGCAGACACCACTACATTAAGTGTGACAGTACAAAACTCTACATCGGATACATTTACTTCAACATTTACAAAAGCAACTGACATATCACAACTTTCAATTAATAGTCCAGTTTATTTTTTACAAGAAGTTGATGGGGGTAGGTTTGAAATTTACTTTGGAGATGGTGTTGTAAGTAAAGCGTTGACAGATGGAAACATAGTAATAATGAATTATGTGGTAACAAACAAAACTGCTGCTAATGGTGCAAATGGGTTTAGTTCACCAAGTTCAATAAGTGGAGTTACCGACATTGGTATTACACTTGTACAATCTGCCTCTGGTGGTTCTGAACCAGAGAGTATGGATTCAATAAAACTAAATGCTCCACTAGACTATGCTGCTCAAGGGCGTTGTGTGACTAGAAATGACTATCAAGTATTTACAAAAAAGTTATTTGCAAATGCACAAGCCGTTTCAGTTTGGGGTGGAGAAGATGGAAGTTTTGATTCATCTTTGGGTGTTACTGCAACACCACAATATGGTAAAGTTTACATATCAATTAAATCTAATACTGGACAGAACTTAACTTCTGCTCAAAAATCATCGCTAGTTAAATCCTTTAGTCCATTTACTGTAGCATCAATTACACCAGTGATTGTTGATCCAGAAACAACATTCTTAATTCTGGGGGTTACATTTATGTTTGATTCTACAAAGACAGTTTTAGTTGGGCCAGACTTAGAAGCCGCAGTTAAAGTTGCTGTTTCTAATTACAATGATACATCTTTAAAAAGTTTTAATAGTCCTTTCAGACATTCTTCTGTTACTGGATTAGTAGATGGTGTTGATGCAGCTATTTTAAACAATACTACACTTGTAACTATGGCTAAATTCTTTACACCAATCATTGGAACAAATGTTTCTTATACAATTAGTTTTAACAATCCAATATATAACCCACACTCTGGACACAATAATCTTGGTGGTGGTGTTATTGCATCTACTGGTTTTAAAATTAGTGGTAGAACGGAAGAAATGTTTTTTGATGATGACGGACAAGGAAATCTAAGAATGTATTATCTTCAAGGTTCTGCAAGAACTTATTATGCTACTCAAGCAGGAAAAGTAGATTATATAACTGGTGTTATATCTACAAATGCATTTGTTATTAATACTATATCAAGTGTTGATGGTAACACATCTGAAAAAATTAGAATAACTGCTAAACCAAACTCAAACGATATTGTTCCAGTTAGAAATCAATTATTAGAAATAGATTTAGTTAACTCAACTATATTAAGTAATGTTGATGCAACGGCAACAACTGGTGTTGGTTACACAGTCGCTTCAACTGGTGGGGATGCAACAACCACACAAACATCAGTAGCAACTAATCCATCATCTGGTCCAACAAGTGCTTATTAGGGAGTAATCTATGTCGGAAAAATCTTCCAAATTTTTAGGTAAGATATCCCCATTAATAGAAGGTCAGTTTCCAGATTTTGTTAAAGATGAAAACAAACTCTTTGTAAAATTTGTCCAAGACTATTATAAATTTCTTGAAGCTGGTAAGATGGAACTTACTGCAGCTGTTGACTATGTAAAATACGAAACAGAAACTTTATCATATATACTTAATGATGATGGTGATAGAATTGTTGCAGAACAAGGTGCTGGAACTGTTGGTAACTTTGTTAATGGAGAAACCGTTGTAGGTTCTATTTCAAATGCAACAGCAGAAGTTTTGGTTGAAGATGTTCGTAATGGCACACTATATATTTCATCAAATCAAAAGTTTGAAACTGGTGAAACTATTACTGGACAAACTTCTACATCAACTGGTGTACTGAAAAGATATCGTGCAAACCCAGTTCAAAATATTCAACAACTTTTAGATTACGCTGACGTAGACAATACAATCTTTGACTTTTTAAATAAATTTAGAGATTCGTTCATGGAAGCAATTCCTAATACTCTTGCAACTGGAACAGCAAAAAGAAATTTAATAAAATCTATTAGAGACTTGTACACTGCTAAAGGAACATCAGAAGGACATAAACTCTTTATGAGATTGTTACTTGGTGAAAGTGCTTCTATCTTTTATCCAACAAAATATATGTTAAGAGTTTCAAATGGTGATTGGCGACAAAAAACTACAATGAGAGTTGAAACAATTGGTTCTTCTGCTGATGAAATTGTCAATCAAGTTATAACTGGTGCAACATCTTTTGCAACTGCGATTGTTGTTGATACTATTACGTTCCAGCAAGGTTCTGTATCTGTTACTGAATTAGAAATAGATTCTGTAAATGGAGAGTTCAATAGTGGTGAATTAATTACTGCAATATCTACACTTACAGATGTTCCTGCTAACTTTCGTGTAAGAGCAATTGTATCCCAATCAAATTTGGATGAGCCTGGTGCTTTGTATGTTGATAATGAAACAATTGACGCTGAGGCTTTAGGAAATAATTTTGCTGATATTAGAGTTAGTGGTATCGAAAGTGGTGGTATAACTGACATTGATATTGATGGTGTTGGTTTAAATTATCAAGTTGGGGATAGAGTAACTATTACTCCAAATTCTGTAGATACAAATGTATCTGCTGCAACTGGATTTGTAAGTGTTGTTGGTGGTGGTATTACAGATGAAGATGACACAGGCGATATTATAATTTTAGAAGGTGCTACAGATGTATCATCCGAAAACTTTAATATACTACTGGAGAGTAGAGTAGAAGATAGACTTATTGGCGATGGAACTACACGAGCATTTACATTAGTTAATGTTCCAACTACAGATACTATTACAATTTATATTGACAATGCAATCACAACTGCATACATACAATCTGGTAGCACAATTACATTTACAACAGCACCCAAATCTCTTTCAACTATTTTTATTAAAGGTAATGCACAAGACTTCTTACTGTTAAACGGAACGAATGGTTCTAGTTTAGATGCTGGATATAAATTACAAACAAATCAACAGATAGAAGTAAATGATACATTTGGAACAGTTACAGATCAATTAGTTCTAGAAGATGGTACATTCCCTTCTAATGAATTTGGACAAATTAAAAAAATATTTATAGAAAACAGTGGTGATGGTTATACAAGACTACCCACAATTTCTGTTACATCTACTTTTGGTAGTAGCGCTGATCTTACTGCGATATCCACAGAAATTGGTAAAATACAATCACTAAAAATTAGTGACTCTGGGTTTAATTACGATGCAACCAATGCTCCAACAATTGCTCCAAGGGCTCATTTTATTTTAAAAGATGTATCTGGCACGTTTGCATTTGGTAATACTTTATCGACTAACGGACATACTGGTGTAGTTCAAGCATACGATTCTGCTACTAAATTATTAACTACAACTTTTGAAAATGAAGAAAGACTTACACACGAACAAGATAGTACGTTTAATGAAGCTATTGAGTTAGAGGGTAATACTGCTGATAATTTGTCATCACAAATATTTTTAGAAGATGAACAAGAATTTGATGGTGGTGATAACATTGTATTAGATGGTACTGCAATTAGAGAACCAATCAATCAAACATTTGTTTTAAAAGTTAAAAAATATTCAGAATTAAACGAGGATGGATTATCTGTCAATCGGTTTATGATAAATGAATCTAAACGACCAGAATTAGCATTGTATGAGGGTAACACTTATTATTTTGATTTGTCTGATCCATCTTTGTACACGGATAATACTTCTGTTAATTCACATCAATTAAGATTTTCAACAACACCAGATGGAACACACAATTCTGGTTCTGCATTTACAAATGGTGTAACAGAATCCGTTATCACACTCGTACCAATAGGAACAGTTGGTGCATTTATTCAAATAGTTGTTCCATTTGGAGCTCCAAATCTTTATTATTATTGTACAAATCATAGTGGTATGGGTAATAGTATTTTAACACCACAACTGCAATCAGTTGTATTGGATGTGGGTTCTAATATATTAACAGATGGATTTAGTAAACATGAATTTAATATACTACTAGAAGATGCAGTTAATTTTACTGGATTTGGTATTATAGAATTTGAAGAAGATCCTGGCTTTACTCAAGGACGATTAGATTTAGAAGATAAAACTAAACTTCTATTAGAAGATTCCAGTGAGGTAAGTGGGGGTGTAATAGAACTTGAAGATTCAAATGGTAAAATCGTAAATGGGTATAACTATAATGTGGGGGGTGTTCAACTAGAAGAATCTATTAGTAGTTTTGTCCAAGGAATTGGTGATAAAATTGTTATGAATAAGTACAGAGAAATAAATCCAGGCTCTGTATTCATAGTTCAAGAGGAAAATGGTGATAAAATACATGGTGAAGATTTTGGTTTCAACCTAACATTAGAAGATAATGACCTCTTTTTATTAGATGATGAAACTGCTGACTTCATTGTTTTAGATGGTTCAAATAATAATGCTTTAAATGCTGGAGAAAATTTAATTCTAGAACAACCAATTGATTTTTCTGGAAAAGATGTAACTATCACGGATTCGAGTGGGGCATCTGGTACAATTATTTTTGCTGATATTGCATCTGGTACAACATTAGTTGATACAATTTCAACTGGTATTGGAAACTATGTAACAATTGATAACTTGATTGGTGAGGATTTAATTCGTATTCAAGATTCATTCTATTATCAAGATTTCTCATACGAAGTTGCCGTTGGACAATCTACTGCAACTTATATTAATCAATTAAAAAGAGCAGTTCACCCTGCTGGTTTTGCTCCATTTGGTAAAGTTAGTATTGCATCTTTTGTCTCTGCAACCGTAGGAACAACTGCTGCTGGTGTTGCCGGATACCTTGGAGATACACAAACATTTACACCAGAACTTGCTTCTGTTCTAGAAGTATTATTTGATCAAACAATTCAGAGAAGGTTGGTTGCTGGTAGTATGATAATTGGTAATAGAGATGACCAAGTATTATTAGAAAACGGAATACCAGACTCTGCTCAAATGGCATTAGAAGGTTCGTCTGCAACTGTGGCATCTGGAATGCCTGCAAATATATCATTGCTACTAGAAGATAGTTTACAACCCACAAATTATGATTATGCTGTATCACATATAGTACAAGAAGATAATTTTCAAATACTTCATGAAACTGGACGTATCACAGATGAGTTTGATAGCATCCTTATGGAAGATGATTCTACTATTCTTATGGAAATTGGAAGTCTTGCTGCTGGTAAAGCATTGTTATATGAATCAAATCAAATAAGAGAAAATGAATCTTCTGGTGGTAGGGTTATGTCTGAAAGTTCTTCTTCTATGGGTGGTAAAGGAGAAAGAACATTAACTAAAGAGATGAGGATAACACGGGCAACTAAACCAATAAATCATGCTGCTAAAAACTTATTAACATATCTATATGACCACCCTTTTGCTGTGGAACAAGCATACGGTGGAATACAAATGGAAAACAATTCCATTTTAGGTATGGAAGATGGAACAGATACAGACGGTGACGGAGATGCAGTAATAGATAATATACTTTTAGAAACTGGTGGACTTATAGTTGTAAATGATACAACAGTTCGTCATGATGTAATTAGATTAGATGGTGAAGAACCTTTACCTTCTGTTGCTTTCTTAGTAACTGAGGCTGGTGAAAATATTGTATTTGAACAAGACACTATTAATATAGGGTCTGGTAGAACATTACTTGAATCATCTATCTTTACTTTCATTGCAGATCAAGTTAGAAATAGAAATGAAAAATTACTATTGTCTGAACCTACAAACGATGATACACTAACTCTTTCAGAACTAGGTGATATACAGATTACAGAAATTGCAAGAAAGGGAAAGATATTACAAGATGGGTTTGGGCTTAACGGACAAAGTATTTCAACAGAAGATACTGGTATTGCACTAGAAGAAGATGGTTTCATTTTGATGGATGGAAATGAAATAAGTGGTGTTGGTGATGATGCTTTTGCAGTAAATGAAAACTCATCAATACTCTTAGAAAATATAACTGGTAAACACGAAAGAATAATACAAGAAACAGCTGGTGCTATTGTAGAAGAAGATTCATCTACGTTATCAATCATAGATGTAATTCAATTAGAAGATGCTCTTGATGATGGAATTGGCGTTCCATCTGCTTTACTCATAGAAGCAACATATCTAAGGTCAGTTGAAGATATCATTATTCAAGAAGATGGAACAACTACTGATGGTGGTAATATAGTTCTTGATGCAACGAGTACTGCTGCTGATGGAAATCCAGTAGATGAAAATGAAAGATTACTTCAAGAACAAGACACTGCTGATATAGGTTCAGATAGAATAAATCATATTGTATTAGAGACTTCTGCCTATATTGCAAATAGAGGAGTTAAACCAATTGAGAATTATACAATGTCTGGGAGTATAAATACAAGTATAAGGAACATTCCAATCGTACAGCCTGCAATTATTACGTTGAAGGTTTCATAAAAGGATGGAAATGTGTTATAAATATATACAAAGGATTAAAAAATGTCGGCAATAATTACAGAGAAATTTAGACAGCATAATGCTAATCAGTTTTTTGAATCATTTACTGAAGCAGCTGCATCGGTGTACTACCTATTCATAGGTAAGGCAACACCATTCACTTCTGGTACTACTGGAGGAAACGATACTATTCCCCCAACCCCATCAGATGATATTAGTTCAGAGTTCTATAGATGGGATTCTATGATTGCAGCTAAAAAAGTTGCATCAACGGATGTATCATTTGCTCTACCAAGAGTTAACTGGATAAACGGAACAGTTTATTCAATGTACAAAGATGACATATCTGCATCTAGTTTATCTGCCAATGGTGCGACAAATTTATTCGACTCAAACTTTTATTTCATAACCTCTGCATTTAGAGTATACAAAATATTAGATAATAACGCTGGGGCTTCATACTCTGGTTCTGAACCGACATCAGAATCAACATCGCCTTTTGCTCTTGGTGGTTATGTCCTTAAATATATGTACACTATTTCTGCATCAGATGCTACCAAATTTTTAACCACAGACTTTATGCCCGTAAAAACAAATGCAACTGTAAATGCTGCTGCAACAGATGGTAAAATAGAAGCTCTATCCATAATTGGGGGCTCTGGTTATACTGATGGAACTTTCTACGCTGCAGTTTATGGTGACGGTACAAATGCTGGAACTGCAACTGGTGCTATTGTTTCTATCAAAGTATCTGGTGGTGCAATCCAAGGATTTGGATTAGCCTCTGGAACAGACACAATTTTACATAACGGTGGAAGTGGTTATACCTTTGGAAAGGTTAACTTAGCTGCTGCTTATATATTTACAGACACAGCCTTAACAAGTTCTGGTACATTAGGTAGTGGTTCTGGTGGTTCAATAGGTGTTGTTATAAGTCCAAAGAATGGACATGGTTCAGATGCTGTTGCAGAGTTAGGTGGACATTATGTAATGTCTAATACAACTTTAACACAGGCTGAAAATGATGACATTACAACTGCAAACGATTTTAGAGAAGTTGGACTTGTAGTAGACCCAACAGTTTTTGGTTCTTCTTCTGTCGCAAGTGTTAATACTGGAAGAATGACATATGTTGTAAAAATGTCAACATCTTCTGGAACTTTTGATGTAGATGAAACTATAACACAAGCAACTACTGGTGCTGTTGGAAGAGTAGTAGAATGGGATGCTTCTAGAAGTCTTTTATATTATCACCAAGAAAGATTTGGTTCTTACGGAACTAATTCTACAACTGGTGCTTATGCTTTGTTTTCAACTACGGCAACTATAACTGGTGGAACTTCTGGTGCAACTGGAACACCATCAAATACAGCAAGTGAAACCGTTACTTTGGCAAACTCTAATAGTTTATCTTTAACAAGTGGATATGCGAATCCAGAGTTACAACCAGATAGTGGTAATATTATTTATCTAGAAAATAGAAAACCAATTCAAAGATCAAGTGACCAAACAGAAGATATAAAAATTATAATTGAATTTTAAAGGATTAGTTAATGGCTCAACTCACCGACCTAAATGTATCACCATACTATGATGACTTTAGTAAAGATAAAGATTTTCACAGAGTATTATTTCGTCCAGGCTTTGCAGTTCAGGCTAGAGAGTTAACAACTCTACAGTCTATCCTACAAAACCAAGTCGAACAGCATGGTAATCACATGTTCAAAGAAGGAACAGTGGTTATACCTGGCCAACTTTCCATAATGAAACAATTCCAAACAGTACAGTTGGATGGAACATTTTCTAACGAAACAGTAAACCCAAGTTCATATTATAATCAAACTAACAATGTAGTTATCACTGGACAAATATCTGGTGTTACAGCTAAAGTTATAGGATTTCAAATTGCAACTTCAACAACACAACCTATGTTGTATGTTCAATATGTAAATACTGGAACAGATGGTGTATCTCAAAGATTTGTAAATGGTGAGAACATAACTGCAAATGCTGGTATTACTCATACTACATCATATGCTTCTAATAATGCTTCTGGAACTATATTCTCACCAATTGATGGTACTACTGCTACTCAAGATGGACTTGCAGTTGAACTACAAGAGGGTGTTTACTATGTAAGAGGACAGTTTGTAAGATGTGCCGCTCAAAGATTAGTACTGTCAACAAACTCTAATGCTGTCACTGCAAGAGTTGGTTTTTCAATTACAGAAACATTATCGACACCAGAAATAGATACCAGTTTAACTGATAATGCAACTGGTTCATCTAACTATGCAGCCAAAGGTGCCCATAGATTAAAAATTACTTTAACACTCGACTCAAGAACTACTTCTTCAACAGCAGACTCTAATTTTGTAGAACTGATGAGAATTGAAAACGGTACTATGGTTGGACAAGCCAGAGTTACAGAATACGATGTATTAGGAGATACTCTCGCAAGAAGAACTTTCGATGAAAGTGGATCATATACTGTACGTCCTTTTAATTTTGATATGAGAGAAAGTACTAATATCACTGCAAGAAATACTAATTACCAAGGTGTGTTTGCTGGGAAAACTACTACAGATGATGGTGGAACTCCAGATGAAAGTTTGCTTTCTCTTCATGTTTCGCCTGGTAAAGCATATGTCAAGGGTTATGAATTAGAAAAAATATCACCTACGTTTAAAGATTTACCTAAAGCAAGAGATTTTAATTCTGTTAACACTGGTGTTGTTACACATGAAATCGGAAACTTTTGTCAAATAACAAATATATTTGGACAACCAGATATCACATTTATTTCTGGAGAATCTACTGCATACAAAACAATTGGGTTATTCGATGATAAGATTGTTACTAACGGTACATCTTCTGGAAATCAGATTGGTGTTGCTCGAGGAAAAGCAATTGAATATCGTACTGGTGTTGTAGGAACTTCTGCTGCTGTTTATGATTTATATTTGTGGGATGTTAGACCTTTTACTAAACTTACATTAAGTGGTACACCTAGTGGAACGCTACTCGCTAATCATGCAAGTGGTGGTGTTCAAGTAACTGGTGTTACTTCTGCCGCAACTGGATATGTATTTGCTTCTGGTACTGGTTCTGGTAAAGTCGTTCTGACAACAGTTGTTGGAACTTTTGCAGTTGGTGAAAAGATTAAAGCCTCGGATTCTGGTGAAGCCAATAAGATTGTAGAGAATGTTGCAAATGCAGACTTAACTATTACAGAAGTTGTTACACATACATTTAAAGATTGTCGTTCTATATTTATGGATGATACTGACTCTGGGCAAGATTT